CTAAAGCAACTCAAACGGTACATTTTTACCTTTATATGTATCAAACCATTTGTTAAAATCTGACTCTTTAATGTAATACTCTTTGCCGATTTGCAATGCAGGAAATCCTGGTTGGCTAAATAATTTGTAGGCTTTATATTTACTACATCTCAGCATCTTCTGAACATCTGTTGGTTTTAGAATAACATCCATCATAACTACACCGCCTTAGCGCTTACTTTATTCTGCCCTTCAATATGTTCTACAAGGTCTCTGAAATATGGCACATTGTCTAACATCCACTGGCAGAAGATTTTCCAATCCTTTACTGGATGTGTCTTTCGTGAAAAATACATATTTAAAAGCACTTCATAAGTAAGAGAAAGATTTGCTATGATATTATATCCCATAGGCAGCATTTCAAGAATTGCATTCCAAATATTTTTATCCTTTGTTGCATTATACTCATCTTTAAGTTCATTTAATAACTGAATAGTATTTTCTGTGTGTCGTTTAACTTTATACCCAAGCGTATTTTTAACGCCTAAAGTATCAAATCCATTTTCAAATTCTTCGTGAGCAGATAATGAAAATTTATCAATTACGATATCAATACCTTCATGAGAAAAACTGTCTAAGTCAAATTCTTTTTTATGAATTGTGTGCATCTTAGAGCAACTACATCTTGTTGTTCCAACTTTATATGTATCTGCTTGCGCCCACCATGTGTGATGAGATGTAATTCGTAATCCAACTGGCAGTGCCCGTAAGGCTTTTCTGTGATCCTTCCCTGCTCTTGCAAGTCTTTTAAATAAACCTAAATCCTTCTCTCCCATGCAAAAACATGGATGCCAGATTTCTACGTTTCTTTCTTTATCATATTCTGTTGTGTGTCCAATGTAGCTATCGCTTAAGTGCCAACTATCGTATGCGTTTCTAGCTCCTTCAATAGCAAACATCCACTGCTCTGGACTTGGGAATACTGGGTGTTCAATCTTAATCATATATAAATCCTCCTATTTTAAATATGAAGAGAATACTAATTTCTCTTTATCTTTATCATCAACTGTTACATATCCGTGGACATTAGGCGGATGCCCTGACCAACTGATGTAGATTTTATAGTAATATCTCGTACAATCAACATATTTACGTGTCACAATACAGACATATCCTTTATTCATGAAGTCTTCTAATACTGCGATGCAAGAATCAAGTGACTTGTCAGTATCGCAAGACATTGATTGTGTCTTACGGTATGTTTCTGTTCTACCATTCATCTGTGCAGTTTCCCATATGTCATTTACTAAATCGTCATATAAGTCATCAAATATTTTACTTAATTGTGCATTGGACTGCTGCTGTGAATACTCTTTCATATCCACAGCATTGATCAGCCCTTTTGTTTGTGCTAAATGATTCATTTATTTACCTGTACTTCCAATTCCGCCAGTTCTTTTAGTTGTCACGGTTTCTTTATCCGCTACACCATAAGGGAAGAAAACTCCCTGTGCAAAGGCATCACCCTTCTTAAGTTTCAATGGTTCATTACCATGATTCTCAACCTTGATAAAGATATGTCCTTCATTGTCTGCATGGTAGTAGTCACCGTCAATTACCCCTGTACCGTTACCAATTCTAGCCTGCGCTTTGATGCCCAAACTACTGCGAATGAATACTAATAACACCCATCCTTTTTCAATCTTACATCTAATTCCTGTTGGAATAACTCGTGCATCTCCTGGACGAATTGTAATATCTGCTGGACTAATGAAGTCATGTCCTGCGGAGTCAGCTGTTTTACGATAAGGTAATTTTAAATTCCCATAAATTGATTCTTCTGGGTATCTAACTACCTGTTTCTCACAGTCCTGTACGAACTGGTCAAACGATACTTTCTCAAACTCTGCAACTTTCATTAATCCGCTTTCTGTTAATAATCCCATATATGTATTTCCTTTCCATTTTCTTTGTGCAATTTTCACAAAATTTAATATTTTGTCATCATGGTATGTAAACTATCGTTTACAAAGCATCAGAGGTAATCCGACTTCATTATAGTAAGAATCCTCAAAAGTCATTTCTGATTCGTCTTTGTACTGTTCTTTTAATTTTTCAATCAATAACTTCTGCTGTTTTTTCACTTCATTTTCAGTACCATGTACGATTAAACTTACATTACCGTCATATACACCGTCATTAAATGTTTCAACTTCGATCATATATAACTGACGATCTGTGTTAAGACTTGACTTTTTAGCCGCCAGATACAGATAATCTTTTGGCAATTTATATTTCTTGAGCAGCTTGTCCACATCTTTAATGAAATTAAGTTTGTGTTTTTCTTCTTCAATCTGCTTCTGTAAGTCTGCGTTTCCTACGTTTCTTTTATCGTTTTCAGTCATCATTACATTATTTGTATTCATAGTAAATTCTCCTTGCGTAGTTCATTTTCTGTGTATCGGCAATATTCATCCCATAAACCTTTAGCATGGATATAATTCTTGCCTTTCAATCCCATCTTTTTCTGTTCTGCTTTCAAGTCTTGGAATGTAAACTTGCGTGAGCATATCTTCTCTTTTAAGAATTTAGTTGCAATATGCCCTGCTTTATACATATCCTCACGCTTTAAATTTGCAGTTAATTTCTTGTAGGTACTCAATTCATCATCTGGAATCTTATAAGGCGTTTTTGGTAGATTTTTCGGTGAAAAAGGTGAGATGTATTTGTGAGTTCCATCATCACGGACTCTACTCTTCTGCGCCTTCAGCAACTCGGCAACAGTATCCAGATGTTTCACATCAAATCTAAACAACACTTCTTTATCAGTTTCTTCTATACAATAGGGAATATCTTTGTCTATCTCTCGAATTGCCTTTATAACATTACGCCCTCTTATTAATGAGGGGATATAAGCTACAAGGGTATATTCGCCTCTATGCTTGCCCTTGCCATAGTAATATATCTGATTACCAAATGAGCATTTTATGTACAAATCATCAAAGCTAGGATCTATTAATCCTGCATCAGTTCTAGGAAAATCATTAGTATCCATGTTATATGCTGCCACAACACGATACTTTCCAAAATATTCTTTACGCTGTAAGAAATTAGCCGTAGTAATTCACTCCTTATTTAGTTGATTTTGATTTAGTTGTCTTAGGTGTAATACCTGTTGGCGGTGCATCATTTGTATTTTTGTATACATCACGCACCATCTTCTGAATTGTTCGCAGACTCAAGCCATATGAGAGCTGCAACTCAATAACCGCTTTGGAAAGTTCTTCCATTACTCTTCGTCCTCCTCGCCTGTAATAATGTCATCATTATCTTCATCAGACTTATCGTCTAATTCATCGATCTCATCATCAATTTCTTCTCGTTCCTGTTCGAGAAATTCAATCTTTGCTTCATTGTCATCAATCAATTCCTGAAGCCTAGCAATGTCAAGTTTGCGGATAAGGAATCCGCCTGCTACCATAGCACCAAGAAATGTGCCAATGGCAACAGTTCCAAAATTGCAAAGCATAAACTGCCATAAATGTAATTTAATCATCTGTATTCTCCTCTTCATCATCTGGATAATTTTGAATTTCAAACTCTTCCTCTAACTCAAACTGCGCAGAATCGTAATAACACGGATTGTTTAACTGAGCGTCTGGGTTAGGTGGGTTATAGATCAAATTCATTATCAAAACCTCTCTTAGCTTTTAAAGCTTCAGATAAACCTTTCTCTCTCTTTGAAGCAACTAAATCAGCGATATGCAGAGACCATAAATTCTCATATTTTTTATGTCCCATGATTTTAATCCATTTATTGTCGCATTCGGAGATTGGCTTCCATTGGAACGGTAGCATGTGGTAATTAATATAGAAAGCAATGTCTCCTATATTATGATTCACAAATAAACAATGCTGATTTGCAACCTCATAGACCAACATCATATATGCACCAATATTTTCATGTCCGTAATAGTGTGCCACACCATTCTCATCGAATGTCTGAGTGTATAATTTACCCATATCGTGATATTTAGTAGCCACTAACACTGAATAATCGTTATGAATCTTTTTTGAAAAATCATAGGCATCTGTCATATGTTTGCCAAGAGATTCCATATGATACGGATTCTTTTGGTCAAAGTCGTTATACTCTTCTGGAACCCATTTGTTTTCAATCTTAAAAATGTATCTGTTTATATCGGTTATATGATCAACAAATTCAATCTTATCCCATCCTTCTTCAAGGAATGGAATCTGGAATTTTCTTGCCTGTTTGTCAATTACATATCCTGGAACGGGATGTTCTCTGTCGATATTGTCTTTCTTACACTCATTAATCGGCTTTACGATAACCACGCAAACTTTCTCGCAATCAATTCCTTTGATGACATTGAGAATGGCTCTTCTGGATTTCATAGTAATATTCGTTGCTTCTGCTACAACGTCAATACCATTTTTAAGATACTTGACAATCAGGTTATGAAATGTCTGAAATACTTCTTTATTTTTTGACTGATCTTCTACTCTTCCACATATATTTTCTCTAATGCCATCTGTTGATATAGTGATAACTTCATTGCCACTGCCTTGTGAAACAGTGTTTATGTATTGTGACTTACCAGATGCTGATAAGCCACACAATAATGTAAGTCTTGGTTTTCTTTTGCTCATAATTCTCCTCTAATCTAATCATGGATATCAATTACTGTAATAAATCCATTCATGTTATCTTCCAATGCTTTCGCATATTTATCATCAAAATTTTTATCTTCTATAAACGAATTGCCATTCCAACTGCTTCTTGCTACCGCAGAACCATCTGGTAGAATATAGATATAGCATCCAAGATCATCTAAATTTAAAACATCTTTCAGTTTTGCTCCATCAACTCTAATGTATCCGTCAGAAATTCCTAAACTTGAAAACCAATCTTCTTCACTGTACATAAAGCTTGGTGTTATATGTTTCTGTAAAGTAGACAATAAACTACACCAGAATAATCTGCCATTTCTTGGATTGTGTTCACACCACATCCAATTATATGTATTGTCATTTTCATCAACTTTTAATTTTAGTTGGGCTTTATATCTGCCACCAATCTGATACCAGTCCCATGTAAACGGAAGATGTTCTACTTCCTCATATGGCATATCTTCTGGTATATTCTCCCAAAATTTAACGCCATTATATGGCTGCAAAATTTCTGCAATTTGGTTTTCGGTTGGTAGTTCTTTTGTCAATAAATGTACACAATAATGCAATCTTGTATCTCCTTTTTTTATTTCAAAGTCAAATTTTATCCATTTTGTTTCTTTTTGCTATAGTCACAGTCAATCGTAATTTTGATCCGTTTGATTATAGATGAATTCTCGTATTTGGTAATGTCTCTTGTTATTGAACCATTACACTTTTTAGAATCCTGTGTGTGTCTTGCTATCATATTTAACGTAACAGCAACAATCTCTGCACATCTATGGCAAACATCTACCTCGGAAGAACCAAGAACTGACTGATCAGGGCTATTGATTCCAAGGTATTCAACTGTTGGTATTATTAATTTATGATGTTTGTTGGTACACTCTTTATGGCAGAAATCACAGTAATATTTTGTTTCTGTTTTCTTCATTCACTGTACCTCTTTATAATTAAGTATCATTGTATTATCTATATCTGGTCGAGTGACACAACGTATCAACGGATCTTTCTTAAAAGCAGGATCAGACAAATCAATTTCTACAGTCTGCTTAACATCTAATCTACGTCTGCATGCATTTGACAAAAATGTACATGTTTGTGCATTGATCCTAGCACACTTAGCACATAGATTTAATTTATGAATTGCTATCAATTTATCATCTGGATTTTCTGGAGCAAATCTGCTCGTATATCCATCTGTTTGTTTAAATGGCAAGGTAACGTCATAGTGTTCATCAGTACATTCATTACCACAAAAATCACAGTAATATTCTTCAACTGTCTTTTCTTTCTTCATTCTTCAAACCCTCCAATCATATACACCTATTTGATCAATAATTTCATTTAAAAATTCAACAAGGTTGCTTGCATCGCCAACAAACATATTGCCATGTGTCTTGATTTCGTATTTATAAGATGACTCATTTTCAGCAAGCTCAACTAAATATCCATTTCGTGGATATCCACCTGTTGAATATTCAAAAACTGAACCTTTGTTAACTGTTTCATATTTAGGATTCAATGCAAATCCATCATTGACTCTTACGTCTTCATTGGCAATCCTTAAAGTACAATATCTATGATCGCCTTTTCTTGCATAACATTTTAATTTTGGTTTATCTTCAAAATAAATTTGCTTAGAACATCCGTTTTCGTCATAAACTCTACGGTATTTCTTAACGTGAAACATTACGCCATCTTTAACTTTATAAACATCCTCATAGTCTGATGCAAAAACCTGTTCCATATTTCTCCTTTCTGTGCTATAATGAATTTGCACATAAATCAAAAGTTGTTTGAGAACGGTGTAATTTTGTATACGAGATACCACTTCTTAATTGAGGTGGTATCTTTTTTGTATACAAAACATTTATTTTATGAATCCTGTTTTACTGGAACCCATTCAGTAGTCATTCGATTTACTTTCTTCACTTCATATGGCTGGGCGCCAAATTTACTATCCTCAAAATCTTCTAAACCTTGCTGCCAATTAATAGCAAAATACTTGTCACGGAGTTTAACAATCGACTGCGTATCCACGGTAAAACTATCTCTATCTTTTTCAATTTCATAAAATGGAAATTCACATGCCAATCCTTTAAGCTCGCTTTCCGTTAAATCAATTCCTTCTGTAATTTTGTCGTACATGATTTCTTTGAAATTTTCGCTATAATAATTTTCGTCATTCCATTTTGTTTTATCTGTAATCATTCTTCTATCTCCTTTTGTCAAATAATTATGATTGATCCATTTCTTTAACTTATCATTTGCATTCATGATCCTACCTTCTCTACTACCACGTCTGATATAAATGTGCATACTGGGCGAATATTAAAATATCCGCTACAAGTGCATGATGGAACAATTGATCCGTCAATACGAACGCCACAAATGCCGTCAGTTTCACAATTCGTTGTTGGCGTTAATAATGCCCACTCGGCTAATTTATTATTTGTTTTTGGATATTCTAAATACTCTCTGTATAGTCTATATTCGTCTAAAGTTAGTAAAGAAACTTTATCAATACTTATTTCATTCGCCATTGTTCCATCAAGTGCCATTAAATCACGTTCCATATACTGCAACACATCATGATGACAATTATCTTCAATTTCACATCCGATATATTTTAAATCGTGACGAAGACGACTAGATTCCCATCTGTTACAATATGTGTCGAATGGCTTTGTATCACCCAAAAAATCTTTCATAATGCAAAAACAAGTTTGAGCATATTTAAATTGATTTAACACGATCCATTCATACCCTGCTACCTTAAAGGCATCACCAACATTTAATGTTTGAAGCTCTACTTTTTCTGAGGTACAATCATTTTCTTCCGACTTCATCATGTCTTTATCTTCAATTACTTTTACGACCGCCTTGGCAATGTCATAAATATCTTCTTTATCTAACGTCAAGTTTTCTCTCCTTTACAAATTTTCTATATTGTTTTGTATACTCATAAGAATCTTTAAATATATTACAGATACCGTTATACATTCTTGGCTCAAATTGTTTGACGATATCAAGTTCGTTTTGATAATCTTTACCGAACGGACACCCACAACAGCCTGTCCTTTTTAACCCATATCTGCTATAACAATCCGAGTGACTAATCTTAAAATATGCACAATATTCTGATTTGTCGCTATCCAAATACCAAAAAATTGGTCTATATTGATCACACTGCCCGACTTTTTTATCAAAACAGCTTTTATATCTTGATGCCCTTACTCCGCCTTCGGCTTTCCGAACACCTACAATACTTAGATCGTACCCATTGTCTTTTATTGCTTTATGAGATACATCTTTCTTAGCATAGTTACAACACTTCCCAGAAATCTTAAATTGCGGTGGATTCTGGACGATAAATTCTTTTAAAAATCTGTTGTAGTTAATGTTGAAACTACTCAATCTTTTGCCATTATTTAACGTACCGTGTGAATCACACCACCACATAAGAGCAGATTTGCACTTCGGATACTTCTTGTATAAATCATCAAATGGTTTGTCTTCCCATTGGAATCCGTGACCTTGCAATCTATACATCATTTCGCTGACATACTTGGACATAAATGGTTGCCCATATATCTTGCACGATAACGGAATTGCTTTGATTGCTTTCTGTCGGATGATCTCAATACCATATTTGGTTTCAAGATATTTCAGATGATCTTTAGTGGCTTGATACTCTAAACCAGTGTCAAACCACATGTAATCAACCTTGTTATGTATGTCACATTTCCAGATAATGTCTAACATTACATCACTGTCTGCTCCGCCAGAAATTGAGCATAAAATCTTTTTATAATCAGTTCTGTTTATAATTGACCATGCCCGAATCATGTTGTCACAAATTGTCTTGTTTACAGGGCATGTGTCTAATAATTCATCAATATTCTTAGGTTTCTTAACCAAATGTACTTCCTCACGAAAAATTTATTTCGTTTCTCGTGAGGTAAAGCCATACTTGGTGAGTGTCTTTTTACATCACTATCACATTACTTTTTCGATACAATCTAACCAACGATCCGTTGAATCATATCTTCGTGAAAACCTTTATGTTCTAAAGGTAATTAGCACAGATGGTTGAAGCCTAACCAATCGGCAGCACAGCGTCTCCGATATATTTCATATCTAAGATTTTGCAATCTTTCATTGGATGATCTGGATTCTCATTGTTATAGTCCCGAACAAATATATCAAGCCAAAAATCAGAATACTCGTTATCATCTTTTGAGTTGAATACCGCATATCTGTATGCATTTTTATAGTTTCCCTTTGCTGTAAAATATGCTAGTTTGATTTGATATACTGGCAATTCTATTCTTGTTTTGATAAAATTCTTTGGGTGTGTATCATGTAGTTTAGATCGTAATTCTTCATCAAAAATTTCAACTGTATCAATTCCTGTTCTGATACCACATTCATCAAAAAATCGGTTAGGATGCACTGCTTTTCACCACCTTTCTGTTGTTTGACTTTACAATATAATTTTATGACCACACTGAGGGCAGAGAATGAATTCCACATACTCACTACAGTAGCTGTATTCGACAAGTTCAGATTTAATATCGGATTCATCGAATCTTAATTTGGCGCCACATCCATTACACTTCACTTTGCGTTTAGTTCCACCTTTCAAAATCTTAATCATCTTTCTCTACCTCGACTTCGATTGGATGTTTGCACTGTGGGCAGATAATATAGTTTGGTGGGTATACTGGTTTGAGAGTTCTGAAATCAATCGTTCGCTTTGGCTTATCTTTAATATCATTTTTCTCATAACTCAACTCCGCACCACAATTTTCACAGGTACATTGTTTGCGTGTTCCTTTTTCTAAAATTTCAATCATCTTGACCTCATTTCCTTGATTTTCTTCATTTTTTCTCAAATTTCCTAAAATTGCATCGACCAAAACCCTTGTAAAATAAAGGTTTTTTGACGGTCAATTTTGCGATAAAATATTTCTTTTATATAATTAAGCTAGCAACTTGGATACTGAGCTTATTTTCTGTTTCAAAGTAGTATTCTCGTCTTTTAACAAGCTTATTTCATTTTGAAGTGCATTCAATTGACTCTGATATTCTGCTTCAAGTTTATTATTTATATTTTGTACGTTCTTCATAGCACATATGTCGGCAACAATTTGTAAATCTGGCAACGCATTATAAAAATGCTCTTTTGCCATACTCGAAAACTCAAGATTCGAATACTCTTCTTTTGCAGATTCGTCAATAAACACTTTGAATTCTTTATTCAAATCTTTATCTAAAACGTACGAATATTTTTTATACTTTTTCCTCATTGGAGTTCTTTCAGAATTAAAATACTCCATTGTTCCAAAATGTTTGATAAACAAATATTCAATATCTAGCATCTTATTTCGCAAATCTTTTTCATGTGAAAATAAGTAATAATCATCAACGACAATATATTTGACGATCCATCGTCTTGTTGCAAATTCTTTTTGAGATAAGTGTTGACAATATCTTTGGGGTAAGTTTACAGTTTGTCCAACATATTTAACTATGTTGTCTGCTAAATCTACATATATGTATATATATCCATTGTGTTTATTCCAATCAGCATTCGGGTCATATGAACCAGAAAATTTCATTTCGTTTCTAACTTTCATATACTCGATTTCATCCATCACACTCTCATTTTCCTTTCTGGTTTATTATTTAATTTAAATCATCAATTAGCAAATTCTCACAACTCCAAATTCGTATAATCCTACACTATTCTCAAGTGCAATAGTGTCATGTTCTGTCGTAGTAATAAATTCATTATCTATGCCAACAACTGGCGTATCATCTGAATATTTTTCTAACTCTTTTTTAAGCTGTCCAACTGTTATATAATTTGGTTCTTCCATTACAATCTCACCGCTTTCTTATCTGCAAATTCTTTTACTCTATCAGTCAAAGTAACTGCTACTACATGCGTTCCCATATAAGCATCAAGAGCTTCGCCAATTAAATTGTATCCTTCATCAATAAGAACATGATCATAATTCATTCCACGCTTGTTCTTAACTTCTTCTACAGTCATAGGCACTGGAATAATTAAGTCAAGATCGTTTGCTTTGTCTAATAATAGCTTGACCTGTGAATGATTCTGCACCATGATTGGATATTGTGTTGTTGCACTTGTGTAAAGCAACTGTGTTGTTTTGTCTGTTCCTCTGTCTTTAATAATCAGTGTTGTTGGTTTATTTATTGTCATAGTTTGCAATCTCCTTTCATATAAAATATCTCTGAAGTTTATCTTTGAATCTTAGTGGACTATCAACAATGGGCTGTGAATACTGAAACTGTCTTAAAAAATTCATAACAGTTCTAGCATCTGCACCGCTTAAAGGAATAAATTTTACATATTCAGGTCTTCCTTCGACACATACGACTGCCCACGAATGCTCTAAATCATGAAATCCAACGTCAACTGCTACATCGGTAATTTGGTTATACATTTTCTTCATCTCTTCATTTTGTTTTATTGAAATCTGACACTGACGAGCTGCCTCATCGCAACTGCTTGTAGCAAAATTTAATCTAGTATTGCTTTCATTAATTTCATTTTTTAAGGCATCAATATCTGGTTGTAGGATTTCTAGCAACCATTTTCTAATTTTCTCTTTTAATTTCTGGAACAATTAACTCTCCTTTTATATTTCACACGATCCATTTAATCCATATGGTTCATAACACAAGCCACTTATCCAAACCCAGTTATCGTCTTTGTATATGAGGAATTCAACTGTTTCAAAATCACAATAACTGTCACTATCTTTGTCTTCCCGAACTGCATACACAGTAATTGGTTTCTTAGGTGTTGGAGACCTGCCAATTTCTTGTATTTTAAACATCTGAATCCTCCCATACTACGTTGACTTTGAACCCTAATTCCTTTAAAACATCTGTAAAATCATCAACATCTAATTTATGGTTTTCTATTTTAGTCCCATTGACTTCAATAGATTGCCAGTCGTCAGATTTAATGATCGTAATTGTATTTGGTTCTTTTACTTCTTTGTCTTCTTTATATTCCTCTTTATACATGTCAAAGTCTTCGCATAAAGCACACTCAAAAGAAGTATACTTATTCGCACAACCTTGGCACTGTAAATATAAATTGTCTAAATCTTTATTCTTTTCGCCCATATTCCTCCTTGCAAATATCTTTGGATTAGATTTTCTTCTCGACTACAACTATTGTGTCATTATGTGCTCCACCATGCGGAACAAGTAAAATTTCTTGAATTTCAAATCCATATTTCTTACCAATACCACCACTATTCCAACCGCAGCTAATAACAATTCCATTTGGTGTTACAATTCTACTAATTTCCGCCTTTTGTTTTGCCCAATAAGAAGCTTGTGTTGTTTCCATATTCACAGACATTCCTAATTTTTTGTAGCTTTCACTTACTTGCCTTGGGCTGTATGGTGGATCATACAACACCGTATCCACTGATTTATCAGCAAACATTTTGAGAAAATCAATTGCGTCCATATGAAAAGACGTGTCGTATGAATTATCAATATCATTTGTAACATTTGCGATTTTACATTCATTGGCAAACGGATCTATACTATATCCGTGTATATATTTATCAACTAATTCTTTAATCGGCTTAATTAGAAACGTGTGTTTATTTGGCATTGACCAAACTCTATTTATTGTCATTTATGTCCTTTCTAATCCCATTCAAAATCCATTCAACTACTGGCTCTGTCCAACCATTTCCCATCAAACTACATCTTTTTGAATAACTTAAACTCCTGCTACCTATCTTAATATTTGTGTAATTATCAGGTAGTCCTTGTAATCTCTCATACTCAATTGCCGTTAATTTTCTTGGCGCACCATGATCCAAAACTTTCTTTTCTTGATATCCACCATTTATACAAGTCAGTGTGCAACATTTGAACTCTGGATTGTATATTCTGCGATTCATTTCGAAAGTATTGACTTTTAGTTCGCCACAGACACGTTTGTCCATATCTAATATTTCAAATGGTTTGTTATAAAAATACTTTTGTGGTACATCCGACTCCATAATATCCTTCAGTACCAATGAATTTTGCCTTGTTGGCAACGAATTAAGTGGAATATTTGTCCAATAATACCTTTCTCTTGACTGAGCACTGAATAATGCCGAATCAATCAAGATTGGATCAACGCCAATGCATTCAGTCATTTCTTTCAAATCATCATCTTGTGACGGAATCACATTTTCAAACATAAACCATTTAGGTTTTATAATCTTTAATGCCTCAACAGCTTTATAGAAAATCCCAGATTTCCCATTCAATCCAGCATTTACGCCTTTATCTTCAATTCGTACTCTTGATAGACTCTGACAGCATGTACCTGCCAGAATCAGATCAAATCCTTCAAACTGCCTAAAATCTGCTTTATACAAATCCCCATGATGTATAATAAATGGAAAATGATACGATGAAACCGCAATGGCTTCTGGTAGAATTTCATATGTATGATATTCTTCAATTGGAATATCAAGTTGTTGTAAAGCATATAATCCTGTTTCTACACCGCCACATAAACTCAAAACTCTTAAACCTCTTGAAGTTTTGTTTTTATCTACGTTTCAATTTCTGTAGGTAAAACAATACAAAAACAAATACATAAGAAAGGTTTTATCAAGTAATCCTAGGTAAAACGCAGTGCGCTGCCTTGTAAATACAAGGTTTAAATGACAGAAAATAAAAACAAAATTTTAAAGTCATCATATGGAAGAAATAAGACATGTCTAATCTATAGATATTTCTCCTCGAATAGTCATCAGAAATGTAACTAGAGATGTTACATTGTTATATATTTATTAGTATTACGGCAATTCCTAAAACAAAGAATCCCATTAAGTATGCCAATACTGCTGATTTAAACCAGAAAGAGATGTGCTTATCAATCTCTTTCTTATGTTTGAAGAATAAAATATTACATATAGTTGCTGAAATGACACACCAGCCAATCAGTATCCATTCAATTATGCTCAGTACCATAATTATTACTTTGAATATTCCTCTACACCAACCTTCCTTAATATTTAATCAAAAATAAAAATCCAATTGAAATATACATGAAGCTCAAATACCAAGGCTGCTGTGGAAATACACTGCACAACGGCTCGATAGATTTGTTTTTCACACTCAGTTCAATTGCAAGGATCAGACACACTATAAAACCTATAAGTCCGATTGTTCCGAGTGTTAATGCCAACTTTTCACAAATATTTAAGATCAATGTCATCTGCATGATTTTTCTCCTACTCTTCTAAATCTGTATTTCTGTTCCACATCAGGATATTTCTCGTGATCAACTTCACTCAGAAACATATCAACAGGTCTAGCATAGATGTTAAAATCTCCATACATTGCCTGATAGATTACCAGTTTCTCATCTGTTTCTGTATGAGTTGCAAGGTCAATCACTCTATAGAAATGTCCTTTGAAATGTTTGTAAATATCATCTTTCTTTGGTAAATCTCTGTTACTCATGAATATCTCCTTTCTTATTAGTACGTGTTCCCAATGTAGTACCAGTCAATATAGCACCAGTAACAACGGCATCGCCTGTTTTGCTGAAAGAACTAAAATTAATCTGTCCACTAGATTTGCAAATATTACCTTTTTTGAGTTGATCTTTAAATTCTTTATAAAAAGCAACAAGATTGTCTCTACTCACACCAATAGCCGATGTTACGAAGTCAAATAATTCCTTATCACCAAAATCGTCTTCTCGGCAAAAATTACAACTACGAATTTCTTCCTCAGAACCATCTTCGTGTGTAATTACTTCTTCTCTATATCCGTCTACTGCTGCACATTCCTCACTACACCAAGCCATACCACAATTGCAGAAAACAACTCCGTCTGCGCAATCAGCAAATGTCTCGCCACATTCACATGTTCTATAATCTATACTCATATTTACTTACTCTCCTGTTCTTTATCATCTCTCACAAGAATTGCTTTCCAAGTCCTACTATTACATGAGGATGCTGAAATTTTGTAACCTGCATCTAAGTAATTGTCTACACAATTTTTAAACTTTTCAGAATTTTCTTCTTCTACAACTACACATCGACTACCATCAACTACATGATCGATATTTTTCTGCACAATTTTTTTTAAAATATTAACTTGATGTAATAAATCATAAGTTGGAATTGATGTTATGTTATTAATGCTTTTATAGCTCATGCAAACACTTAGTGCACCAATAACTTCTCTTATATCATCTAATGTTTCTTTTGTCATACCTTCTCCTTTCTAAATTGTCTCCCACCATAGATCGTGTACTTTCTTATAACCACCTCTGCTTGGTACATCTAATACTCTGCGAACTTTCTTGTTAGACAGTCTCTTATGAAATCTGTAATCATCCCAATTGCTGATATATAACCTTTTATAATAAGGTTTCTTACGAGGTATTTCATAGAATCCACAATAATACTTGTCCACATATTGCACAGGTTCAGGATACCCACCAACATTCTTAAATCTCGCCAATCTTTGTTGGTATTTCTTCCTACGATTTCTCTTATGTAACATTGTCTTGCAATCCTGTTGAAATTTCGTAGGAACATATTGTAGAAAGTCCGTATCCTGTGGACAATCTTTTGATTTTGACATAATTAGTACACTCCTTTCTATGATGGGATAAAAGTGGAATTTTATTGCTATATTATTGTCTAATAATATAAGTTAATCCTTGTGAGCTTCTTCTAATAAAACTACTTTGTTTGCACATATAGATATTTTTACATCAATCACTCTTTGATTTGTTGACCCCGCCCACGGATAGGACATGTCCTTCAATTCGTCTACATACTGCCCGTCTACAAGAACATCTATATATGGAAGAATTTCTTTTCGACAATAATTTGCTAGAGGGTTACTATTCAAATAATGCAAGCCCAAACCAATGTCCTCTGCTTTGTTCCCAGTATATACCCAGATTTTTTTACTTGGCATAAACTCTCTTACAAATTTACATATCGCAGAAACACCTGAAAGATTTTCCGCAGCCAAAGGTTCGCCACCAAGAATACTCAATCTTGTATACTGTGGATTAGTTAGTGGACGTAACAATTCCAACACATCCCATGTTGTTAATTCTTTGCCACCATTAAAATCCCATGTTTCTTTATTAAAACAATTCTTACAATGGAAGTGACATCCTTGGACGAAGAGGGCTACACCAAGCCCTTCTCCGTTGCTAATGTCCATTTTTCTTATTGAAGCGTATCTCAAAACTATTCCTCCATACTATGATCATCTACATGAACATATCTACTCTTAATCTCTGCTGTACGTCCCTGATTCCAGAACTGGGTGCCGACGTATCCACATGATCGTCTGGCAACATTCATCGTATCCTGATCTCTGTTACCACAATTTGGGCATTCCCAGATTAACTTTCCATCAATATCAAGAATGCTAATTTCTCCATCATAGCCACATTTCTGACAGTAATCACTTTTTGTATTTAACTCTGCATACATGATATGATCATAAATAAATTTCATAATCTCAAGAACAATATCTGTATTCTTTGTCAAGTCTGCACACTCTACATAACTAATTGCACCGCCTGGACTTAATTCTTGAAACTTACTTTCAATATCAAGTTTTGTGAAAGGATCAATCTTTTCAAATACTGGGATATGATATGAATTTGTAATGTAATCACGATCCGTAATTCCTTCAATAATACCAAATCTTTTCTTCAAGCATTTTGCAAATTTATATGTAGTTGATTCAATTGGAGAACCATACACACTGTATGCTAACCCTTCAGAATCTTTCCATTCATTACACCTATCATTTAATCTCTGCATAACTTTTAAACCAAATTCCTGTTGAACAGAATGAGATTCACCAGTCATGTATTTTACACATTCATATAATCCTGCGTATCCAAGAGAAATCGTTGCATAACCATTTTCTAATAGCTTGTCAATTTTTTCTCCTTTCTTAAGTCTTGCAAAGCATCCATGCTGCCACAAAATAGGTGCAACATCAGAAGATGTCCCTTTTAATCTTTTGTACCTACATTTTAATGCCTTGTGGCATAACTCTAATCTTTCATCTAAAATTCTCCAAAACGCTTCTTTGTCCTTACCAGAAGATAAGGCTACATCTGGAAGATTGATTGTTACAACCCCCATATTGTATCTTCCGTAATATTTAGGTTTACCATTTTCATCTAAATATGGAGTCAAAAATGATCTACACCCCATACAAGGAAAACAGTTTCCATTTCCATTCGCATCAATCTTATTCTTTTTCATAATCTTTTCAGAAATGTAATCTGGAACCATTCTTTTAGCAGTACATTCTGCTGCCAATTTTGTTAAATACCAATACTCAGAATCCTCACGAATATTATCTTCTTCTAATACATACAGTAATTTAGGAAATGCAGGTGTAATATAAACACCAACTTCATTCTTTAATCCTTTAATTCTCTGTCGTAAAAATTCCTCAATTAGTAATGCTAATTCTTCTTTATACTCTGTTGTTTCATTCAAGTACATACAAACACTGAGAAATGGAGCTTGCACTGCTCCGAGTTAGACTATATCTTTACCCTCGTTATACGTTAGGTGAGAATATGCAATTCTCAAAAGCAACTATATTACTTTGTAGATGGCACTTCCCTACAATGAATTTCACATTATAGGTAAAGATTTCATAGGCATATATTGCTACTTAGCCTGTATATCTTAGTCGTTTGACCTTTATAAAAATTTCTTTTTATCCTTGGCACTGGATTGCTCTTATCCGTCCCAATGCTTGTAAATTTTATATAGTATGATCAACTCTTTTGCTCGAAAGCACCGATAAGAGTTCCCCAGTTAGCATAACTTTTATCACCATTTCCTGTGATCCTAACCGTAAGTCATACACCCTAGATTTCTAGGTTCACCATCTGTTCACTAACATGTTTCTATGTTAGGCAGCCATTTGACCGTTTGTGTTGGTCATACTATTTACCTGATAATTGAATGTCTGAACACTATCTTCGATTTCTTTCTTTAAATCTTCTTTAGCATATTTTTCAACTAAATCTTCTGTAAAACCACGTCTTCTATATTTTTCTACATAAATGTTATAACTGTCTCTGACAAATGGAGCTAAATGCGTCAATGTAATTGTTGCACCGCCATATGTAGAAGACGTTACTGCCGTGATAATCTGTGTTGCGATCGTTGCAGCCGTAATTAATCTATGAGGTTTTTCAATCATGACCTCATTTACAACTGTCCCATTCTGTAACATATCCTCAAGATTAATTAATTCACAATTCGTAAGTGCTTTCTGTCCAAAATAATCCATATCATGAAAATGTAAGATACCTGTATCATGAGCCTGTACGATTTCTGGTGGGAGTAAATATCTGCGAGTCATATCTTTGCATACAATACCTGCCATATAATCTCTCTGCGTTGTTACAAGTTTTTCATTTTTATTGGAATTTTCAGTATTCCAATATTCGCTGTCTCCACTAAGAAGATCTGAAATTTCTGCATCAATAGTATTTTCATTCTCTCTCTGGAACTCTCGAACACTGCGATAACCTTCATATGCTTTTGCAGTTAATTCCTGTCCTTTCTCAACAAGTTTCTTAAATACCATTGCTTCAATTGCAGAAATGTCAATTTCTTCAGATAATTGCTTGCAATCATTCTCAATCTCTTCTGCGACCTGTCTAGCAACATCCTCTTTGATTAAACCAGATCCATTTTTCATTGCTTTCATAATCGCTGTGTAAATTTTGGTCTTGTCGAAATCTACAACAGTACAATCTCTTTTAATTACTTTCAATAAAAGACCTCCAATAAATTATGTAATAATATCATCATCTATATGTAACGCACCCGTCTCCTGCTTTCTTGCAGTTCAACGTATATCGTGCATCGTTACCATCGCCATCAATCTTTTCGGTTGATACGCTTTCAATTATCATGGTTTTACCTGTTTCTACATCTTTCACAAGTACCTCTTTTTCTATATGTAGTTTAGAAACTAAATTTCTAAGCTGATTAATCGTTCTGATCAACTTCCTTTGTTGTCGCTCCTTCCGTGTCTCTAATCTGTCTTTTAAATCTTTCTAGTTCAGCCATAATATTCAAACAAGTCATAGATAAACTTCCTTCATTATTAATAACCGCATCGCATAAATCATATGCTTCCTCAAAAACAGATTCATCTTTTTTCATTCTTTCATCAATCGCATCTCTTGTATCTCCACGATCTTTCATTCTCTGAATACGTGTAGCACTTGGAGTATCAATACACAATGCCAAGATATGCTTTTTATGATAATTTTCTTTTAACTGTTTTAATCCTGGTACATCAACTACATATACGTCTGCATCATCACACTGACTTTCTGTAGCACAATACCAATTGCCAGTATAATGATTCTCTGCAACCTTACCTGTAATTCTTGAATACTGAGCTAGGTTTACATATGTATGATCATCAAGATTATCTGCTCTCTTCTCTCTGGTAGTGTATGATCGTAGATATTTCAGACCATAAATGTCTTCCAGATACTTCGCTGAGACACTTTTGCCTGCTCCAGATCGTCCAACCAGAGCGATTAAAACATTACTTTTATCTCCTGTCATCTCTATAAGTCCTTTTCTAATTTCTTAATTCTTCTGTTGATTTTTGTTACAATTTTGCCGTTATCTTTGCCTCTAGCGATTAAGACGGCTTTTCTATCCTTTAATAAATTTAACTGCTCTAATTTTGTCATATACTCATTTTCTCCTTATGCTATATTCTAGTTTTATAAGTCATCAATCCATAAATGATGCCACTACATAGAAGGCGATCGCCATTAATACAATTGCAACAATTACCACTACACCAATTGGTATTACAATACTTGTTATCATCCAAAACACGAATGCAAAGACTCCGACAGATATAAATGTTGCAAGAAACCAGACAATGGTCAGCACAATCATCGACAAGAAAAATTTTAAGATTTTCTTTATGATATTTAATCACCTACCTTATGGCATTTCGTTATAAATTTTACTCACATCATCCAACAACTCTTTTGGCAAATATCTTTCTAAAAGCTCATTCGAATTATCAAATGTTTTCTTATAGAAATCTTCTGCGATACCACCGCCAATAGCAGCAATCGTATCTGTGTCACATGGCAAAGACAATACATTTCTTAAGAATGATTCATAATCTTTGCTCTCTAAGAAACATCTGATTGCCACAGGAACACTATCTTGGACTGTCGCAGACCAAACATAATTCTTTCTATAATCATCGAGTGGTCGATCAACACCATATGTATATTGACTGGATGGATAACTTTTTAATGCATATTGATAAATTTCTTCTTTTGATTTACCCCATAGTGCCATAAAAGAACAGCCTGTTACAACCGATGCACCTTTGTAAGATTCCACATGACGATGAGTTTTCTCACATGTCCATTGTGCTAAATCTATGTAATAACTCAATACGTCTGGACGATCAGCAAATCCATTAAAATACATTGTGATAGGCGAAATTCTCATGGCGCATCCGTTGCCAAAGCTTTCATTAACACGACTTCCATCATCGTATAACCAGTCTTCAAATATTTCACCATATCCCATACCAGGATATTTCTTGCCATATTCTAAGTAGAACTCCCAAGGCTCTTTGTTATGTTTGTGTTCATCGTCATCATCCAACAGCCACATACCTGTTGCAATACTGAGAACTGTATCATCTGTATATTTACATTTATCTGTAAACAATTCACAGTTCTTCCAATCTAAATCGTGAGATCTGCGGAACTCATATTGAGAACCGCAAATATCTCCTAGAATCGCTCCAATCAAAGCCATTTAATCACCTACCTGTTAAAGATGTTTTCTAAAATTGTAAGAATTACTGCGATAATCCATTTTGTTTTCGTTGGAACAATTAGCGGATTTACCACAACAAAATGTAACAACCAAATAAACAGATTTACGATTGCAAAGTTGACAGCAATTACAACCATTAATCCTAAGATTGTTCCTAAGATTGTTCCTGCATGATATTTGTCTTCAACAAATAACGAAGTTAATAATTTCTTCATCTGTTATTCCTTTCATCAAAGATTAATTTTATCTATTCTACGATCATCCAGTCTTCAGCCAACATATCTGTCTGACTTGCGAGCCAAGGAACTACATTCCCCTGTGCTGTTTTCATTGCAATATATGCTCCATATTCGACTAATCCGTCTTCATTTACAATGCTTTTAGCAATATCTGTGCATGGCGCATAAGCTCCTGCTGGAACATAATATAAAAACATACCTTTCCCATTCCAACCTTTTCTTGCTACTTTTCTTTCATCTTTCATTGCATCAATTGCTGTTCCAAAATCCATAATAAATTCTCCTTTACTCTTCTGTGTGACATGTATTTGTTAGTTTCTTATACACATCTTCATATAATTCCTGCTTATCGCCATTGTATGTATACTCTGCGTAGATACCATCACCGCTTACTGTCGTAGATGCTAAACATTTGTAGTTCTGCAAAGTCTTACAACTCCATACGATAAATACATTACTAAGATCAATTTTCATTGCCAAATGATTTTCTTCGCAATGTTTGTTATACCAATCAACTAATTTTCGTTTACATACACTCTGAAAGTGATCCATTCCTGTAACAATCATCTTATTTCTCCTTTACTTGCTCTCTGTAACTTTAAATGGAACAATTGATTCTGGAATATAGTTAACTTCATATTTATATTTGTTAACTTTAGCCCCACCTAAATCTTCGATTACATACATACTATCTCGGTTCATGTGGACAATATGTTTCTTATATGAGCCATCTGCTGTTTCGACAATAAGTTTTACTTTCTTACTGCCTTCATCTTCTAAAGAAAATGCCCCGACAATTTCAAACTCAACTTTATCTGTTCGTGTATTAATTACAGCAAATCGTCTTAAGACATTAAAATTGTCTGCTTCTTTGGATACATTAGTTGATACCTTATCGGCTTCGGTGCATCCTGTCACGATACCACCAATACCGAGACATCCAATTGCAGCAATAACCGCCATTCGTTTTTTAATGTTTAATTTCATATATTCAATTTTCTCCTTTTAAATCTTAGGGTGTTTAATCTCTTTTTGTTTTGACCAATCAATTTCTGAATGTTCTACACCTGTCTGTTGTTTGTAAAATTCATAATCTTCTGTCCAAAACTCTGCATCTTGATCTTTAATGAAGTATCTTTCATCAAAAACTAAATCTAACTCATCTGGTGTAGTGAGATATTTTACTTTACAACGTCTACCGTATTTGTATGTTTCTCCGTTATAGCTGATTGAACACGGTTCCCAGATGCGATATTCTACATAATTGTCTTTTACAACAAACCTTTCGATTTTGCTTTCTGGGATTCCAAGTCTAACAAAACATTCGTAAATAGTTAATTTATTCATTCATATCACCATTCAGAAGCTCAATCAATCTATCTTCATCAATGATCGGAATGCCTAACTGTTGTGCCTTTTTATTCTTACTGCTTGTAGAATTCACATCATTGTTCACAAGATAATTAGTATTCTTTGATACAGACCCTGCAACCTTGCCACCTCTGGACTCAATTTCATCCTTGATCGCATTACGATTGGCAAACTTGTTTACTTTACCAGTCACAACAAAAGTCATTCCTGTAAGATCAACAGCAAATTCTTTCTTGCTTTCTGGCATCTCAAATTCAAGTTCTTCGGCTAGTTTCTCGACCATTTCAAGGTTTTCTTTGAAATAATCATCCATTGACAATGAAGTATTGATACCAATACCATCAATATGTCCAAAATATTTTCTCTGTTTGATTCTTTTAATAAATACATCGTATGAATTTTCATTGTTCGATAGAGAAATCTTATCAATAAGCTTGCAAATATCTTTTGCCGTTGACTTCCCGACAAGCTCAATGCCAAGTGCTGTTACAAAATTAACCAGTTTACATCTGCGACTTTCCTCAATACTATTTAATAAGGAAGAAACACTTTTTGCACCAAATCCATCAAGGTTCTTCATTTCAGATTTATGCTCTGCTAAATTATAAATATCTGTATAATCTTTCAGCCATCCAAGATCAATAAATCTTTTCAGTGTTGCCTCAGATAAACCTTGAATATTCATAGCATCTCTGGAAACAAAGTTCACAAACTTGCTTAACAATTTCGCTTTGCAGTCAGGATTCATGCATTTTAAAACTTTGCTACCATTTTCATTGATGATTTTTGCTTCGCCACCGCAGGTTGGACAAGTATCTGGAATCTTGAATGTATTGCTTCTTGTCAGATTATCGTGTACTTTTGGAATCACCATATTACTACGATAAACCTGAATCGTATCACCTGCGCCAAGTTCCAATCCTTCAATGTAACTTACATTATGTAATGTGGCTCTTGTAGTTTCTGCACCATCAAGATCAACTGGATAAAATACTGCAACTGGATTAATCAACCCTGTACGAGATGTATTCCATTCAATATCTCTGATTGTTGTTTCATAGAGGTCATCTCGGAATTTGTATGCCATACTATGCCCAAAAAATTTATTTGTATTTGGAATTGTTTTAGATACATTATTATCATCAATGGATACAACAATCCCATCATACGGAATAAATCTATCCATTGCCTCTTTTTCGATTTTCTCAATAGTTTTTGATACCTCATCAATCGAGTCAATCCGATATATTGGAACAATTGAAAATCCCTGATCTTTTAACATTTGTAAATCATCGTATAGCGATTCTCCATTAAATCCTTCAATGATTCTCCAAGGTACAAAATCCATATTTCTTGCCTTGGCTTCTTTGGAATTTAAATATTGCAACGCACCAGACACGAGATTTCTTGGATGTTTGTATCGTCCATCTTTATTAATTACTTTAAAATTTCTCCAATTAATAATCGTTTCTCCATCGATAATTAACTTATGCTTGCATGGTATATGCAATGGAACATTTTGGACAGTTTTGATGTTATGTATTACGTTTAATCCAATTATTCCGTTACCTCTTGTTTCTGCTTTAACTAATTCTCCATTATCGTATTCTAATGAAGTTGTTAATCCATCACATTTTAATGATAAATCAATTTTACTGTTATAATTTTGTGCAAATTTTTCTATGTCTTTTATACTCTTTGTTTTTTTTAGAGATAACATCGGATGCCCATGCTTGACTTCTTTTAATTTGTCTAAAATCTCATATCCTACATTTTGTGTTGGGCTGTTATTAAATATAAGCCCAGTGGCATCTTCTAGCTTAACAAGTTCATCATATAAATCGTCCCATTCTTTATCGTTCATAATTGGCAAACCATTGTAATAAGCTTTTGAAGCATCATTCAATCTTCCAATTATTGTTTTAATTGTTTGATATTTTATGTTCATTATGCACCTCATTATATGTTTTTATTTTTTGATATTTGTCATACTTTCGACGTAGATAAATTGTCGCATCTTTATATAACCAATCTAAAAATTCTTGTGCTTTGTATCTGCCACCTCTACTGAGAACATATACTTCTGAATTATAGTGTTTTTTTGGTTTAATATTTTTAAAATTTGAATTCACTTCACTTATTAAAAACTTATGTAGCGATTTAATAAAATCAGCATTTCCTGTAAACGAATAAGCAACTTTCTGCATCCCGTTTTTGGGAATTGTTATACTACCATCTCCATCAAAATAACCTCTGATAAAATGTTTTTTTAATGACAACGGAACAATCTCATCTGGTGGAAACCGAATTTTAAAACTTTTATCATCAGGTACTCCTTGTCTTGATAATGATTCTGACAAATACACACTTTGTAATATTGCTGAAACATAATATTTTTGATATTCTTTATTAAATATCTCATCCAATATTCTTTCACACTCTACGTCTCGATAAAACTGCTCTAATATATAACGATCATCTTCTTTCAAGGTAATTCGTAATGTATTTCTTGTAGGTGTATGTGATCCATCAGCATAAATAAACCCTAGCCAATATGCCTTATGTTCAGTGTTTATAACATCAAAATACTTTTCGTTAAAAAAATATTGTCTACCATATCTGGGGTTATAATCATCTAAATTATTTTCTAAAATTTTTCTTACGGTAATATAAGATAATTCGTATTTTGCTTCGAGTTGTTTCATCGAATATTGATGAGAATTCCAATCAGCAATTAATTGTTTATGATTAATAAATTCAAATTTTGGAGTTCTTTTGATATCTAGCTGGCGAGCCACACTTTGTATAGTAGATTTTGGGCATTTATACTTTTCTTCTAATTCAATATAAGACATCCTAGTTTTTGTGTAATCAACAATAAAATCTTGTATATGCTCGTGTATATACGGATATTTGTACGATGATGGATTATCATTGACCATTTCTGTTTGTCTATACAGAACTCTACGAATGGTTGAATAACTGACACCATATTTCTTTTCGATATCTGCCACTGAAATATTCGGATCAAGATAATCTTTCGATATCTCTTCGATATTTTCTTTCACATATTCAGTTTTCATAATTTTTGGATTTTCCTTTTCTTGTTTATATTGTTTAGTTAATTATTTTAGTTTGTGTTTTCTATGTCTTTCAGTAACTGCCAATTACTTCACTACATATATTTTTCTATGCTGTTGCACATTGATTGTTTCGGAATGTGTTGATTTGAACACGTCTACATGCATTCCTTTTACTTTGCCTCCACAATCTTCTGCCACAAAGATTGTATCGCCATATCCCTCAATCTTAACTCTTGTTCCATAAGGGATAATGTTTTTATCAACCGCAATCGTATGATACGGTCGAGCAAATTTATGCCCTGCATGATTCCAAGCAATCTTAGATCCATATCCTTCAGAACATTCATAACATGGACAATATGCCGTGATCAAAAATGTTCCAAGTGAACTCTTTTCAAGTTCTCGCTTTCGCTTCAGCCGCTGTCGTTTAATTCGCAATCGTTTCTTCCGAAGCTTTTCTAATCGAATCTGCCTTGCCTTCTCTTCATCGTCTTCCTTACATTTCTGATAATGCTCATGAACGTCTTTTAATTCAACGCTTTGACTGATTGGATTATTTGAAATCACATTGTCTTGCTTATTTTCTGCAACAGTTGTCTCTGTTGATAATGTTGAAGTCTCCACCGAGGGTCGCTCCTCTGCTTTAACTGTGTGAGTCATAAAGCCTGAACACATTGCTAAAAAACTAAACGAAATAACTTTCATTAAAAATCTTTTTCTCATTTTTTTGCATCTCCTTTCATTAACATATTGGTATCTTATCATACTTCTTGCACCCTGTCAATAGGTGCAAAGAATAAAGTTAATTTTTTAAGCTTAACCAGGTGCGCCTCTTATTATGATTTGTTACGATACATCTCTTAAACGCTGCTGGCTCTGCAATGAGCGCAAATCTTTTCTTAGCTCGTGTTAACATCGTATATAGCATACAGTTATCAAGCAATTTGTAATGTGTGTTGTCAATGATACCAATGACAGTTTGAGCAGCCGATCCTTGAAGCTTATGCGTTGTTAATGCATATGCCAATTGAAGTTGTCCTAACTGAGCGAAAGAATATTCAATCATCTTCTTATCCATGTCTGGATTCATCATGGCGTGAACAACTTTCTTATCATAATCAATGCCAGTAATGTATCCAATATCTCCATTAAATGTGTTTCTTTCATAGTCATTACTGGTTTGAAGCACTTTATCTCCCACATAAAACTTCTTTGTTTTGCCATATGTAACAAACCTTGCATTGGATTTATTTTTATACAATTCTTTCTGAATTGCTACATTAAGTTCTTCTGTAGAGTTTATGCAACCTGACTTACGAGGAGAGATTACAACCACATTATCCATACCGTCTTGTTTAACACACGTCATGAACTGCTTTACAACCAAATTAAAAATATTCTCACGATTATTTCTGAAAATGTAAAACATATCATGTAACTCTCCATGAACTTGTTTAGCACTAAAATCCTCAATTGGAGAAATTGCTCTACGCACTTTTCTAGCATCACTAAGAATACCAGACTTTTCTGCTTGTCTCATTGGCTTCGTTAATTGCACTGAATCCAACTCATCCATTTTGAGTAGATCAGAGAAAATGTTACCATATCCAATTGGTGGCAACTGCATATGATCTCCGCTAATAATAATCTTTGTACCTGGACGAATTGCCAAAAGTAATTGATAGAACAACCCTGCATTAACCATACTTGCTTCGTCTAAAAGAACTACATCAATTGGTAATGGATTGTTAGCATCGTGCATAAACGAGTCTACGCCTTGTGCTTCAAGTAATCGATGAATAGTTCTCGCTTCTAATCCTGTTGCTTCTTGGATTCTCTGTGCCGCCTTAGCAGATAACGCACATGCAGCAATGCTATAATTTCGTTTCTTATAACATCTGATAATTGGTTTTAATAAGGTAGTTTTACCCGTTCCAGCCTCACCACTAATTAAAACAACATTTGTCTGTAATGCAGTGTAGATGCCTTTGTTTTGCTCTTCGCTGAACGTAAAACCTTCTTCTTTTTCAACTTCAGCAATAACTTGTCCAATTTCGTTTACAGTGATTATCTCTTTCTTCTTGGTAGAATTAGTATCTCTGCGTTCTTGCAACAATGCCAGTATATTCATTTCTGTATCATGGTACTTTTTCAAACCAATTAGCTCGCCACTAACATAGATGTCTGAAGGAAAATCATTTTCAACATAATCGTCAAATATATGTAGACATTCCCCAACCGTTGCACTAACTTCTGATCGCAACGTGGCAATCGCCATATATGTATGCCCGTCACTCTCGCCAAGATTCGTTAAATAATACGTCATAAAATAATCAAGTCGATACTTGGAATCTCTCAACTCTGGACGAATCTTTAAAGCAATATCATCAACTTTCTTAAATCCAAGACCTCTAATCTTAGTTAAAATGTAAGGATTTGTGTTGATTTTATATTTTAACTTTTCTGGATCTGGCTCAGCTTCTACTAATTTCTTAATCATATTAAAGGTAATCCCATGAGGCTGTAGCATAACTACAACCTCGGAAATCACATAATTATTAATGATCTTCTCTCTGAGCTTCGCCCATGTCTTGTTGCCAAGTCCTTTAATCATAGATGTATCGATAGTCTTGCATTTTCCTGCCATAACATCCTCAATGATATTTGGATATTCAGCAAGCAAGCTTTCAGCAATTGATTCTTTCGCTTGTGTTTTTAAAAACATTAGCTGATCGGTCTGTGTTTTTGGAACATCTGCAACAACCGAAATCGGCTTATATTGATATTCGTGATATTTTTGAGAATAAATACATGTCGCTTTTACATGATACTTTGTCCCAATATATAACTGTTGAACTTCTCCAACAAGTTTACTTGCAACATATTCTTTATCTCCTGAGTCATCAAATTTATTATCATTGTATGGACTGAATTGTGGTATTTGGTCTTTTGTACAAAACGCATAGATACCAAACATTGATTCTTCATTATAAAATATCTGATATGTAGGAATCATTTCAAACTCGCATACCTTTCCGCATGTCTGACTCTCCATTATTTAGGCAGCACCTCATTTCCCTTTTAAATAATTTTTAAAGTAATACTCAAAATACAATCGAATAAACAGCCCAGAATATTTATTATCTGGCATGAAGAATATCGGCACATCGTATTTGAACCAGAAGCTATGCAATGATCCAATGAATGATTTCTTGTTATACTGCGTGTTATAATTGCCCTCTGCAATATCTGAGTAATTGGCATTTTCAAGTAAAATAACTTTTGTCTCTGGTGCAAGACTTAGCTCTTTTTCGAATCTGGCACGATCTTTTGATAAATTGCCACTGATTTCTTCAAGACTTCCTTTGCGCTCAACACACACTTTGCTGTCAAAATACATATCTCTCTGAATACCAAGCTTCTCATGTGCAGGAATCATGAAACTGTAGTCTCCATAATCCAATGCTTTCTTTTTATGATTTACACCTTTTCTATCGAAGTAGTCTATGATATGATCAGCCTTTTGCTCCCTTGTGTCGACAAGGATTGTCATCGAGCTTATTAGCTCTTTGACTTCCTTATCTGTGTATTTATAAAATTGAATTATACTAATTCCTCCTCTACGTCATTTTTAATAGTGAAATTCTTAAGCCAAAACTCAAATTTATCTGGTACATCTTTGTAGATTTTCTTTCCTGTTTTTGTATTGATCTCCCCAGTTGGTTCTTTTTTATGTTTCTTCTCAACTGATTTCAGATATAGAATATCTCCTTCATCGAATGGGTTCTTCTTATATTGGGTTGTCCACATTTTTACTTTCTGTGTTTTTCCAGAGTAAATTTCATATAACTGAATGTTAACGATGGATTTTGTTACAGATAAATCTTTGACATAGTAATATCGCTTGCCGATGTTTGGGTTAATGTAACTGATGTAACCAATATATTCTTTCTGATAATCCATCCGTTCAGTTATTGAAACTGGTGAATATGCCATACTTGATGTCATAACTTTCAAAAATCCAATATAATCAAATTCTTTCAATGTTTTTTCTGTCTGTTTCTGACAATACTTTTTGATTAATTCAATATCTTCGCCTTCTTTTTGGAGCTTCGAAATTGTAAACTGTTTTCTGCCATAGAATTTGTCATAACATTCAACTTGTTTGAGCAAATAATTAATATCCCCAAACTCAGAAAAGAAATCTAATTTAATTAAAATATCCAACTGTTTAGAATTGACAGATGTATTAGAGATATCTTGCAACAAATCTATAAAAGAATCATATTGATTGTCTCGCAATTCATATAATTCTTCTCCAACATTGTCCCCAACAAATTTTATAGAAGACATGCCTTTGAATATTGTATGGGTTTCTTTATCATAAGAATATTTTGAGTTAGAGTGCCTAAACTTAATATCACTTAATTTAATACCAAAATACTCTAACTCATTTGTCAGTTTATTAGTTCGTTCTTTGTCTCCAACGTAATTATTGAAGCAAACACTGTAGTATTCGTAAGGATAATTGACCTTTAGATATGCTCCATAACACATGTCCAATGAGGTTGCTGCTGCATGGGCTGAACAAAATCCGTAGCTCATACAACTTTGTACCAAATGCCATGTTTCGGAAAACATTTCTTCTGAGCCAGTATTAATAATCCATTGCTTTTTGATTCTTTCCTCAAGATTATCAAAATCCGATTGTTTAATTTTTTTCTTGGAAATTTTCTTAATTAAACCAATAGATTCAGCTGGGCTAACCCCTAACCAGTCAAAATATTGCATTAATGATTCTTGAAATAAAATGTATCCATGAGTATCTTTCAAAACATTGTCTAGCTGATCTGAACCAGTTGTATATGGTTTTCTATCTAAAAACTGTTCTCTCCATGAATCAAAAGACGGTCTTATGGCTGCTGCAATATGGGCGCCATCCTCAAATGACGAAATACCATACTGTTTTGCTTGTCTACATCCATTGTCGCTATCAACCTGATTTAAAGTACATGTAATACCATTTTTAAATAAATCCCATATTCGCTGATCATCTTTAATTTTATCCAATAATTCATTTGCCTTAATAATCGGAATTCCAATCTCTTTAAATGTTTCATCAATAAGCTTCCAAACCGTGACGATAAGATAATCGTTTTTAAGTACCTTATATTCATCTGCTTCAGATGAAGTAATTAAAACACATACGTTTTCACCTAAACGAGTAACACCGTACTCATAAAGCAAATTAGTGTTGCTTAAAATATGGGCGCAAGGATGTACAGAACCAGATATAATTGTTCCAACATAGCGATTTGCCTCTTCGATAATCGGTTTCCATTTCGGATCATCTTGATATTCTTCCAGATTTTTTGCCACATGATTAAATTCGTCAAATGACATATTCTTAGATCTACATACATTTCTAAATGCTTCAGATATTTGCATGGTTCCTGGTGCATACATTGGATAACACCCGTGTTCACCAAGCAATTCCCTTGAAGCTTTAATAAATGGTTCTTGGGATTTTACGTTAAAATCTATATCGGGCAATGAGCGATTCTCTAGCAATCTGGCAGTAGAAGCAAATCTGTCTGGGAAAAGCGGAAGATTAATTTTAAATCTATCTAGTTGTGTCATTCCCAATATCCTATTTATATAGAAGGAACCGCAACTACCTCTTCCACCACGAGTCAATACACCACCATATTTATTAACTGCAAGATCTACATTTTTCTCATTAAACAAAAAATAGTCCGCTGTATGTATTTCATCATTAGTATCCTCGATGATTTTCATCTCATATCGAATTCCATCTTTATATTTTTTAAACTCTTCTCCTTCAATATGTTCTTCTTTTCGAATTTCTTTGAATCGTTTATTTACTTCCTTTTTTAGAAGACCCACTCTTTGTTCTGGAGTCAAGTTAGGATAAATCGTAGGCATTTTAATTGAATAATCGAGTTGTATTTCTTCACATTCATCAAACAATAACGTATTATTTAATGCATCTGAGATTTGTCTATCCGTCAAAACGCCTTGTTTCTTGAATCTTTCAATCATTGTTTCAGCAGTAGGATAATCTAATATAAAATCGTCTTCACTGCCGTAATTGATATGTTTGCCTCGCAATAATTCCAAACGTTCTTCTTTGCCTGATTCATCAATATAATGTGAATCATTTGCAGCAATTAAGCTTAACCCATATTGATCAGACAAATATATCGCCTTTTTATTGATTTCAATTTGCAACGGATCATCATGAGTCTGAACTTCTAGCATTACATTTTCTTTAAAATGCTTATATAGAGGCATAAAAATCTCATTAATTGAATCCTTATCTCGTAATAATCCTGCTACACATGCAGTTGTAATATAAACATCGTTTGGATCGAGTTTTAATAAATCGGACAGAAAAAATCTTGGTTTATAATAAAACCCTTTAATATTTGCCATACTCGAAACATAATTCATCTTTTTTCTAGCTTCATCAGTTTTCGGGATTACTATGATATGATAATTTCTCTTGTCTTTCTGCGAAGCGTCTGGAACGATATATCCCTCGATGCCTGCAATGCAACGCAGTCCATACTTATTACACAATGTTCTGGCTTCAAAGATATCACCAAAACTGCCATGGTTGACCGTCGAATAAGTTGTATGCCCATACTCCAAAGCCTTGAGAATATACTCTTCTTGTTTAGTATTTGTGTCTGGAGTAAAGATATTTGACACATGATCGTGTTTATGATAATTGTTATACCGCATTCATTAATCCTCCAGCTTTTAATCTATTTAGTAGATCAGCTTCTTGAATTCGAAAGATATTATGCTCAATGACATATTTTCTTGTCTTTTCATATGGAATACTATGAGATCTACAATATGTAGATAAACCAATCTGTTCCCCGTTCTGCATGACAACATAAATGTATCTTACTTTTTTAGAAATTTTATCGTTTTCTAATATCTTCTTTTTGATAATGTCAAGCGAATTAGGAATATTGTTTAAAATAATTTGATCAATAATTCTACTTGAATCTGAATCAAATCTTATATACCTTTTATCTGTCTGCTGTTTAGCATATAACCCAAATCTCTTTTTACACAGCTTGATATATAAATCAATTTCTTGCTGAGTATATTCTGCCAAACATAATTCCCACGCTGATTTACCTCTGCATCCATCGTCTAAGCAATGAAGAGATAATCCAAATTCATTCAATTGCCAAATCTTATTGATTCTTGGCATGTCTCGAATGTCCTTCAATTGATTAATAATTCTTGTCTCAAATCTGTAATGTGGTTTACACCAATACTTTGTACCAGAACCAAAATCTTTATAGCCACCTTCATAATACTTTGGCTCAGAGTTACATAAATCTTTTAATTCTTCATATTTCCAAAACACGTAATCCTTTTCTGCTATAGAATGACATTCAATATACAAAGGTTGCGTCTCTCTCTTATCAATATGCCCATCTCCTAATGTGCCAAATAAAATAATTTGATACTGTTTATCGGTTAATGTCTTATTGTTTTTGAAAGTCCAACAATTTAATTTATGAACTTCAGAACACCATTTCTGAATAACTCTTAACGAGGCACCACATTCATCTGCCATTTCTTGATGAGTCATTCCCTTAACAACATATCTTTCATAACACCAATCATAATCCTGATATGTGGCTTTAAAATTAGGATTATTAGACCTCATATACTTATTGCCAAGATTCAAATGACGACTTCGAGCCGCTATGGCTGCCACGGATAGATTCATTTGTTTACTAATTTTTTCAAAAGAAACTCCTTGTTTATACAACTCTTCTAATCTGACTTCTTCTTCTGGTGTCCATCTATGTCTCTTTTTAGGGATCACTATATCTTTATCTAGCAGTTTTCCATGTTTTTCTAACTGCATATTGTGTCTGTTGCACAACTTCTTTTCTTTCCAAAAATGTCCGTCCAAAGTAGATGATAAACCGCAGACTGAACAAAATACTTCTTTTCCTGCCATAATCATCCCACCTCTTCAAGTGAATCACACACAGCTTTCAGCACAAACTTTCTTCCAAAGAATCCGCAATCAAGTGTAGTAACTGCACAAAACTCATCATTCATCATAGAATGGTCTTCCATATCCTCAAACGATCCATCATAGTTCCATTTAATGATCCACAATTTATCATTGTTACATGGTTTCAGGACAAGATGTTTATAATTGCTCATCTGACCAATGTCATAGTCGTCAATCTCTTCAATATAAACTCTTACAGGCTTAAATCCCTGCCCAGAAATACGATCAATTTTCTTAATCGTGTCAACCATTTTTCTTGTAATGTCTGAAATATCAAGCATAATATCGACATCAACTGTTGTATCTTCTGGTTTATCTGGAAGAGTTTCTTCTATATAAGAGGTGAACTCGGTAAAGTTCTTTCTAGGAATTTCAATACCACTGGCAAGTTCATGTCCATTCGCTTCAGCCAATTGACTATCATTACACATCTGTCTAAAGTCTTTGACACCAACAGCTCGCATAGATCCTGCGTATGTATCTTCATTTTTCTTTAGCACAAGAATCGGTTTCTGATATTTTTCAAGTAACTTGTTCCCAATTAATCCAGAAATACCATAATCAGTGTCAATAAAAGTTGTGATCATCTTTTTATCACTCTGAGCCTCACACTGCTCTGCAATCATTGGCATCAACTGTGCAACCTCTTCATTCTGATCTTCTTTACATTGTTTTAACTGTTTAATGTACCCTCGCAACTTTTTATTATCATCTTCAAGGAAAGCACGTAAAGCAACTTCATTCTGATCCATTCTGTTTGCAGCATTAACCAACGGTGCAATACTAAAAGCAACTGCTGTGCTGTTGAATTCAAATCCGCCAATAATCTTCTTAATCGCAGGATTTCTAATTTCTTTCAACGCTTCAGATACAATGTAACGATTCTCCATTACTCGCATATCCATCATATCTGCGATCAGCCCTACACCTGCAAGATCGACCAGATTATTTGCGTAATCTGTACCATTCTGCTCATCAATGTATTTGCAAAACTTCCAGACAACACCCGCACCAGATAATTGCGGATTTTCATATTCTCTCTGAGAAGAAACCAGTGTGCAATAATCATCATAAGGAATATTTGAATCAATGGCATGGTGGTCTAGCACAATCACATCAACCCCTGTTTCTTTTAAATCCTTATACTGAGTCTCATCTTTATCTAAGCTATCAACAACAATCAGTAAATCATAACCATAAAACTTGGCAATGTCCTGATTTGCTAACCCATGCTGTTTGCCTCGATTAATGTACACATCTACTGGATTTTCTGTCATGTTTTTTAAATATCGTGCCATAATGGCACCAGATGTGATACCGTCAGTATCTGTATCAAAATGTACTGCAATACGTTTATCTTCATTTACCGCACTCATTACAAGTCCGTATGCTTTATCAGTATTTTTTAAGTCATCAAGAGGAAGTAAATCATCTTCCGTAGGATTTAGAAAATGCTCTGTATCGTCAATACCACGCTCCTGCATGATAATTTCAAATACCTCATCTTCAAAAAGTCCTCTGCAATCGTTCAAAATGTTATATTTCTTCTTCGATGTCTTCATCCCCTATCATTTTTATTTCGTTTTCTAATATGTAATTTAACTTTTCTTTTCCCATATCGGACGGTGATACCTTATTGGAATACTCGCTTAATTTAAAGTCCCAGTATCCTAACTCAATCTCAGCAAATCTTGAATATCCTTTTACCATGTCAATATTTCTCATGATATTCTTAATATCATAGCCAACGTCATGCATAAATATTACTTTTTTAGGATTTAATTCCAATAATAATTGCACCTGTTTCTTGCTGATTGTTCCACTGCCAAGTGCCACACAGTTTCTAATTCCATATGTAAAACACTGCATTACAGATTTCTCTGCCTCAAATATCAACACAACACCGTTGGCTAAATACTGATAATTCTGAGAATATCCATATAATGTTTGAGACATTTGACACGGAACATCGTAGAAATATTTCATTTCACCATCTTCAACGTCATAGTTAAATCTTTCTTTTACGCCAATTAGTTGTCCTAATTGATTTCTAATCGGAATTGCGATCCCTTGAGATGATGTATCAAACCGAATGCCAAAAGTTCTTTGTGCTTCAAGTGATATATTATCTTTAAGGAATCTTAAATTTCCTACATTATTGTATTTATCTAATATAGATTCATCATAAGTTTGGATTCGAACTACATTGTGATTTCTAATCCTTTCATAAAATCCGCCAAAAATACCTTGTCTATCAAAGAAATCATAGTAATCAGTAATCCCTAAGATGTTTTTAACAACTCCTAAAACCTCTGCAAAATCAACTCCACGTTGCTGCATAATATATGAGAACAAATCTTTTTGGATTGCTCTAGCATAATCATGCACAAACAACGCTTTGTTATTCTTCAGATTGATTACTATGGACTTCTTTGAAGAGACCTCATCTCGACCAAATGACATATATGTGTTTCTGATCACTACATGACAATAATCAAAATGCTCCAAGACTTCTCTTATTTTTTCAGGATTAGACAATAGTTCTTTTTTTATATTGTCTAACATATATCACACCGCACATTTTAATTATTTGATTTCTCCATGTTTAAATCTTGCCTGCGCAACCTCTCTAAAGATACAATGATCACCATCGAATTTAAGTAGATAACCAACTCCTGTATCTGATGAGTTTGAACCGCTTCGACATTTCTCAACAAATAAAGCTCTCCACACCGCAGTACGATCAGGATGATATTCTTCCTCAATCCATTTATCATTAACTTTTTTTAGCCTAAATGGACGACAATAGAATTTACTCTTTTCATCAAGTTCTTCGTCATATACAGTCCTCATCAAGAAAAGATTCTCTAATACTTCTTTGATCTGTTTAGAGTTTGAAAGAACAGAGCTATCAAGAAATAGCCTTCCTCTCATATACTCTGCTAACTGCACAGATGCCAGCATGATAATGTTGTATTTTTTTGCAAGTTTATCTAACTCTCGACTGTCATGAACCAAAGATAAATCAGTACGATTACCTTTAAAATCTCCTTCTTGAATCTTAAAAGTGTCATACAACACTGTGTCATATCCGTAGCGAAGTACATGTTCTCTAATTTTCTTCTTGACAACAGTCATATCAGCATCGTTGATAAGTAAGAATTTCACTCTACCCTTATACTGTTCTCGCCATAACTGTTGCACGTCTTTTAGTTCTCTTCGGCTTGCATCATCAATCTGTCCAGACATCATTTTCTTTTTTGTCAACTTAAAATAACGATTATGCTTCGCCAAAAGCCAAATCATAAACTTGACTTTAAATTTCTTTACTTTTTCTTCGTTTGAAATGATCAATACTTTCCTATCATAATTCAGCAATGCCATAAGCAAAGTGATAAACCATGTTGATTTACCTGCACTACTGAATCCACCCATCATAGTAAGTGTTCCCTCAAGAATACCCATGATCTGTCTGGATAAGAACGGAAAGCAGTTCATTTCTTCGCCATTAATATCAATCCCTGCCACATCAAATGGAACTCCATTTTCTTCACCTTCCACGCAGGAATCAATAAAATCATCATCAAAATCAATTTCTTCTTCTTCCAGTATCTTACTGGAATATCCCGTACCATATGTACTTAGTCTTGCATCATACCAATCCGTAACTTCCTCGGCAGTCATTCTTCTGAAAAGTGTTACTGGTACGATTTTCTTGCCGTCAATGTCTATCTCTTTGAACAGGTTAAATCCATCATCATACATCTTCAGCATAGTGTTTTCTCTATACAGAATGTCGATATACACATCAAAATTCTGTGTGTTGATAATATCTATCTGATGTTGAATAGAATCCCATCCTCCCATGTCAGTGTATCTTTTTATAGCGTTCTCAGACAGGTTGGATAAAATCGTGATTTCATCCAGAGAATAGAAGCCCTGTTCACGTAATTTTTTGAGCATAGAAAAGTAAAAAAGCCCATCTTTTGTAATGAAATCGTGCTGTTCGAATGTGGTATCATCCAAAAGTAACATATCTTTAAAGAAACAACTGATTACATTTCCCTCTGCCTCCATGCGACCTTTTAATAATTTTGACGGATATTTGTCTTTAACTCCTGCAACAAAATCTGCTATTCTTTCTCACCAACTTCCGTCAAAATATCGTCAATACATCTACGAGATTTCTTTTTCTTTTTGTATTTAGTTTTTTCGGCTCCAATATTTTCATTGATCTGTTTGCTTACATCATGGTGCTTAACTGTGGCTTGTTTTCTCTGCGGAATCTTTTCGTCAGAATCCCTATAATCAACCAGACTATTTTTTAAAATTGCTGAAAAGTATTTAATCTTAGCAAACTCGCTATTATATTCTCTCCCAACAATTCTTGTTAAATATTCTTGATTGTCATGCAAGTATTCTAATATCAATTTAAATCCGTAGATCTTGCCGAGGGCATTTACTTCCTTATTTAATACAGTATTCGTCACCGTATATCCGAAAATATCATAAATACAATAATATGTATCATTCCTATTTTTGCGGTTTTCCATCATTTTGTTATACTCAGCTTCTGAGCAGTAGTAGGCATTTGGTTTACCTTCTACTGCTACTTTAAAAGCTTCGTTTCTGTCTACTTTTTTGCCGCAAATTCTACATTTTACAAGCATTGTTCAGACTCCTATTTCAGCAGATCATACATTTCTTTTAATCCATCATCATCAACTTCGCTAAGTTTTCCATACTGCTTAATGATGCCTTTAACCTTTGTTTTTAATTCTGCGTCTTCACAAGTTTTGCATAATTCTTTTACACATTCTCTTAAATCTTCTGGGTAGTCATCTGATACGTCTTCATCAATGACATCTTCCATTAAATCTTCGTCAGCTTCTACGACATCATCTTCGATAACATCATCGATGTCTTCCTCGATCTCATCTTCTGGCTCTGGCTGAGAAATTGGCTTTTTAGTTTTTTTAGAAAGAACTGTTTTAGATTTCTCCATTCCATCTTCTACCACTTCAATGAAATCTTCTCCCATGTTTCCTTTGTCAAATACCATATATTCAGGAACTGCATCAGAAGCAAATCTACCACCAGCATCAATTAATGTTGTTCCACGGAAATAAAGTTTTCTAATTTCATCTGTAGCATATCTTTTAGCCTTATCTCCTTCGCCTCTAACTTCAACATTTCTGTCAATGACACCAGTGAAAGTTACATCAAAGATATCACCAAAAGCAGATTCATAAGCACTTACAAGATTGGATGTTAACTGCTGGTATCCGTCTTCTTCTAAGCCACCTTTTTCTCTGATAGTTTTGAATTTTGTATGAGCAATTCCCCAAACACCGATGCCAGCATCTTCAATATCACCCATATAAGCTTTGATCATATCAGCTGTGTATCTCTGTCCTGCCTGATAACCACCCATTGCAGCATTGATAGTTTTGCATTTTTTCTGTCCTTCTTTATTGCTGATTCTGATTGTTTCTTCTTCAAACAGTGGGCAAATTTCATCAACTGTATCAAAGCAAACCATCTGAATATTGTGTTTTACTGGGATGTATTCTGGTTTTCTCTTTTCATTGCGAACAATCTTGCCAGATTTATCTCTTTTAAATACCCTTTTGTTAATTAAGTATTCTTTAAGTTCGATCGCATCTTCATAAGATGTAATACGTAGAGTGTTGATGTTATCTAACATCTTTGTTCCTTTTTCAAATCCACACTGTACGAGAAGTCCACATGACGGATCTCCATATTTTGCAATAATTACATCTCTGAATAATGTAGTCTTTCCAAACTTTTTAATTGATCTAAGATAGATTGACAGGTTTTTAATATCTGGTTTAATTTCGTTAATTACTGGTAATTCCATATGTATAATTTCTCCTTTTAAAGACAGTATTTTGTTTTATAAATCATCAAGCGAGTAAAGAGCTAAAAGCTCTAAACTCTAATCGAATAAGTCATCGTCGTCATCATTATCGTTATCGATTGATTCTTCTGAGAATAAATCTTCGTTCTCGTCAATCTCTAATGCAGGTACTTCCATATCTTCTGCTGTATAAACCGTGTCCTGAACGCCCTCTTTAATACCGTTGCGTGATGGTTTAATTAACTGATACTCTTTGACTTTATCTCCATAAGCACTTCCGCCAATCGCCTTTTGAATCTCTTCCATAGTAATGATTCCACATTCAAGATCATCTCTCTGTTCTTCTGAGAGCATGTCCTCTGTAAGTTCTACACGCTGAGAACCATTGATCATATCTACGACAATGCCGTATTCCATGTATTTGTCTTCATCGTCGACAATGAATTTTCTCTTTAAGCCATTAGCCTTCTTGTATCCGCTTTCGTCTTTTTCTTTATCAGGAACTGGAATAACAACTGTTGTTGGAACGGCTAATTTTTTCTTTCTGCTCTGGATGTATTCAAAGACAAATCCATTAACGTAATATTTACCGTCTTCCTCAACACTTGTTTCGTCTAAGCTATCAACTCCAAATACAAAACTCATTGTTGCTGTAGAATATGGTTCATCATCATCTGCTGCGAGATAAATTCTGTTAGGGATCAGATTCTCATAAAATCTTTCTTTGTCATCAGAATATGAATAATCTCCACGTCCTCTAATATGGAAGTTACAGTCATCATATTTGCCACTATCAATGACTTTTTTGATGAATTCTACGTAATCCCATTCAGAAATAAATTCATGATGTCTTTTCTTGCTTTTCGCATACTCTTTTTCAAGTTCGTCTACAGACGTTAATCCAACTTCTGCAAGATCTTTATCTGTAACATCTTTACCTTCTTTGATTTTTTCTAAGGCATTTTTTAATTTGTATCTTCTTCCTGGTTTTTCTAGGTCAAAAACAAATTTTCTGAAATCTGATACTTCTTCCAGTTTTGGAGATGTTAATCTGTCTTTAAAAGGAATCTGAATTTTTTCTCCATCTTTGATTTTCTTACCATTTGAGTCGTATTCTGGTTTGGAATATGTATAGACATCACCGTGTCCATCTTCGAAACTTCCTGCGTCAACAGTTAACATATGTCTACTGTCACCACATGTCACATTAAATAACAGTCTTCTTCGTACCCAGCCTGACTTTTCATATTTTGTCTCACTGTAAGGGTGAAATTTTTCTGTGTCCTTGCTAATGCTGAGCTTTCCTGTCATTTCAAAATTCATTAAATAGAATTCCTCCTCTTGTTATTAAATTTGTTTAGTTAGTTTTTAGTTTGTAAATAAGTCATCAATTTATATCCACTGTCAACTCTGCCAAAGTCAACAGGAACAAAAAATAATTTTATCTGATCGTCTTATATTGCTATATTCGTTCTAGCACGTTTATAACAAATGCGTCAAAAAAAATAATAAAAGTTGTTTGCGTTATTCAACTTTTATAATCTGGAAAATGTTGTTGATCGCATTCTTTTAATCTTTTGTTGTATCGCTTGAAATGATGTGCCAAACATTTTTGCGATTTCTTGATATGTATAACCTTTTGATTTTAAATCAACAATCATTCTGTCCTTATTATTTAGTGTGTAACATTTATCTTGAAAATTCAACTTGAAAATAATATTTTTTTCAAAATTTTCTTCATCCTTTAAAAGAAATGAATTTTCATTTTTGTCTTCATCCCAATCATCTAACATATGATTATATGAAATAGTATTCATATCACCCTTTCTTCTCTGCCGAAATCTGTATTTGTTATATACCGTTATTTCATTTTGTATACATAAATACGCATATGTCGAAAATGATTTAGATCGTGTTTTATCATAATCAATTGCTGCCTTACACAACCCAATAGCAGCGAATCCATAATAGTCATCAAAATCTTGTCTGCGGATACCGCATTTTGTCATAGCAGAGTAAATCAAATTATGATTTTGTTCTACTAATTTTCTCTGTTCGTCATTTAATTTCAACGACATTTTCTCCTTTATTTACTTGTGTTTATGTAGTTTATCCCTTGTAAAAAGGTTCCCATTGCTTAGGTGGGAATTTGTTTAATCTCCAAACGGCAGGATAATTATAGGTGATAGGGCATATTTGTCTGGCTCCTCCATCCTGTAGTTCTAAAAATGGGCATTTAATGCTACAACCACAATCATCTTTATTAAGCGAACAAATATCTTGAATTGTTTTTAATGATTTTGCCACTTCTTCATCTGTATACTCTCCATAATTTTTCTCATCCATATAAACACCTCCTATTTTTCAAATGCTCGCCACGTAGTATCTGGATCATCATCAATCTCCCAAATATAAGGATCAGAATCTCTAATCGTGCAACTTGGCGCTCTCCCTGTCATTGTACATAATGGGCATTTTTTGCAATCTTCATCATTGCCATGAAGATAATACTCACATGTATCCTGAATTACATGCAATGCATTTAAAATTTCTTCAGGTGTATATTGCTTATTTTCTTTCTTCACTCTGTCTTTCCCATTCCTTTCTCCAAGAATCATCTTCTTTAATATTACCAAGTTTGACATATTGATCTGGCTTGATTTCCCCTAAGTCAATCATATCAGAACCATAAACAGATAACATCTGCCACGCCAAATCTTCATCATTATAAATAATCAAATATACGTCTTCGTCATCGTCGATCAACTGTACTACATCATATTCAAACTCATTTTCTCTGCCTGTTGATCTACAGATAGACTCTGGCTTAATTTGACATCCGTACACAGCAGTATTATCTGTTCTTGGGAATAACAACCACTCATTGCCGATATATGTTCCGACAAACCATTTATTATCACATTGGTTTTGTGCTCGACAATACATTCCATTGTCTTGATAAAGTTTATTCATAAGAATTTACTCTCCTAACTCAATACCACAAATTTCTTTTGCCAGTTCTCGTACTGCAACACGACTTACCCAATCTGTCTGCCAACCATTTATATGTGGTGATGACCAATCTGTGAGATCATTGTCATACATAAATTTCAGCAAATCTTCTAAGGTATGAATGTCTTTTTTAACCTCATTTACCTTGCCATAAAACTCTCGTTTTAGAACCGCTTTTATTTCTGATTCAGTGCGATATATCTCTTCTAAAAGAACCATATATAAACCATGTGTTATACTGTCTTGTATCATTATATATGTTAGATCGCCAAGACATTTAATCTCCGTAATAATTCCAGACTTAACAGTATATGGTTCACCGTACCAAGCAAAATACACTTCGTCTCCAACTTTGAAATCGCCCATCTTTATCACCTCTTTCTAGCACCAAGCCCATAGAATTAGCTCAATTAAGAATACTACATGTAACATAATCCAGAAAAGAAATACCGCATGGACAGGTGAATCCCAATTGTCCGAGTCATCACGAGCAGTAATTATGAACCAAACCCAAGTAGCTACATACAACAATACGCACACAGCAATTGAAAATATTCTGATTGTTAATTTAACATTATCTATCATTGCATCCTACTATTCATTGACTTCAACTGGCTCTAATTTGTCTTTATTTTTAACAAAATCCAACATGACTTCTTCTTGTATATCTTCATATAATTTGTCATAGTATGTTTTCTTTAATTTAAAAAATGCTACTTTCAAATCTTCACAATAAAACCTACCTCTTTGCCCATTTTTAATTTGCCGATAAGGATTTTCAGGGTGCTCATACACAACAGAAATTGTTCCATCTCCATCATATGTAGTCTCCATCGAAATACTACCACTCTTAAGAGTATGATACATAACCTGATTATCTTCAATAAAACCATATGGATGCCACTCATAATCATCAGGAATAACAGTTGGTTCAATAACATCAAAATATTTTTCCAATTCATCTCCTGACATCACGCCAAGATGTACTCCATCTACACCAAATCTAAAATTAATAACATTTTCATCTGTATCAATCTTAACAATCTCACATACCTCGCCAAGATTATCGAAGCATCCCATTGATTTCTTTAATTTAATCTTATGATCTGTTGTCAATTCATTAATATTAATCATGCTGCCACCTTACCTTTCTTACTAAAATGTTTATTCCATGCATCAACCGCTTCTTGTTGATCGGCAGTTAGAGGATCATTGAATCTTTGCAGTGCTTGTACGATTCGTCCATTTTGTATTTCAATCGTCACTAACGATTTGTTTGGTTCTTTTACTCTTCTCAAGAACATAATATGGCATTCGCCATCAATGACTCGATCTATGTAACTTGCCACACAATTATTCTGCTGTACCGCTTCGTCTTTGATGTCTTGAGTGGAGTCTGGATAAAAGAATCTCAGTCCTTTATATGTAAATTCGTATTCTTTATTAATACGGCTCTTAAAGACTTCTTCCGAAAATTCTTTTTGTAATCTTTTGTAATTTCTTGTGACAATATCCATTGTTGTTTTGAAATGTCTTGGATATCTATCAAATTTATGACTGATTGCGTCCATCATACGGGCATAATCACGCAATTCTCTGAGCAACCAATTTATAGCAACAATTGCTTCAAACGTCATTATCTTATCCATATAAACAAATACATCTGCGAGATTATATCCATAATCCTTATTTAAAGACGTTAATATTTCCATATAATAATCTGTGCTACGATTAGCAAAAAAGAACATTAAGTCGGATTGAGTCACTGTCATATATTGTGTTTGAAGAATTGTTTGAACATAATCTGGATATTTTTTGTAAAAATCAACAAACTTGTTATTTAATAAGCGGTTCGTCTTCACACCAATACAATAATTTCTTAACCATTTTGGTACTTCATTAATTGAATATCTGAAATCTTCTGCAATTTGTTTGTGCGTAAACCCTATAGCGAAGAACTGCTCACATACTGAATATTGACTTGCATATTCAAACAAAGTTCCCAAATTATAATCAATGAAGCCACATGTAGTTCTTCCCATTTCACAATTTCTTCGCCAATTTACATATTTTAGAAACTCTGCATAATGTGGATCGGACACAAACAATTTATCCAATTCATCAGCTGAATGTCCAGACAGAATATTATTTAAAGCTTTCACTTTCTTACCACTTTTGCCATAACAATCACCATTTGATAAATCATATTTGCAAGTTTTACCATCATCCAGATGGAAAATAATAAACTTGCCTTGTTTTTCTGCTGTAATAGTGTTTCAACTCCTTTTCTACCACAATATATAGTATATAATATTTATAGGCATACTATATATTGTGGTTATTTTTAACATCAAATTCCTATTTTATATCATTGCATTTGCACCCATGATCGAACACTACTATGGTTCATTGTGATATAAAAATCAGTTATATATGTACATAATTTTTCCTCATCGTCAAATATCTTATCAGACATCTCGATCCACCAAGAATGTAGGGTTTTATTCTCTGTATTCAAAATTAATATAGGAATATGATGCTCATATGCAATTGCAATCTCCATAGACGTTCCAATACTTTTCGGATCATTTGTGTTTACCACAACGAGATCACTGTTTCGAACAAAATTAGTATCAAATCTCATTACTTCTTTTTCTGTATCATGCAATGCGTCTTGAAAGTTATAGTAATCAACTGGATTAATCACATTAACTTCTTTTATGCGAGAATTAAGAATTCTACGTCTAGTAATAATTGACTGACAAACCCTTTCTCTCCAATCATTCTGATCTTCAAATGATAAATCCTGCATACCACCTGCCAAATAAATCTGAAATACATCACTCACTGTTTCATTTCTCCTTTCACAATATAGGACTCAATCAATCCTTTCTTTAGTCGGTCATTTATATCCTGAATGGCTTCCTCAATTGTTTTAAATTTACATGAACAAATATGCTCTTTTGTCAAATTAACAAATGAATATGTGCCATCGGATTTGTTCTTAAAAATAACCACCACTGATTCTTCCCCATTTGGCTTCTTAACAATGAATCTGAGCGAACCTTTTTGTGTTTCCTTTTTGTTTTCAAGCAAGATAGTATAATTGATTTTTAACCAGCTACCATCTGCCCATACTTGTTTAATTTTTTCTTCGGCATTTTGAAGTATATAATGTTTATAATCAATACTCTCGATATTATAGACCATCGATTCAATGGCTTCTTTATCGTTTTTTATTGTGATTTGACCATGCGTTCCATTTCTTCCATCTGCAATCGCATCAATAAATTCTTCTACAGTATAATCTTTATCAAGCACAACATCATATTTAGTATATTTATCGTTATCAGAACGTGCTTGTTTTATTAATTTAAACATCTCTATCACCTACTTTCTTATCAAATGTTTCTTGCAAATTTAACCAGAACTGCCCATCGTCAGCGAACCCATAATGATCCGCCATTGCTTTTGCAAATTCTTTTGTAACACTTTGTGATCCGTCAATCAGCCCTTGCACATAATCGACATCCATACCGATTTTACTCGCAAGCTGATAAGGAGTTATACTGCAAGATTCAATAAATTCTTCTAAGCATTCGCCAGGATGAAAAGCAATTTCATCTCCAATCTTTACATACATTTTTACACCATTCCTCTCACAATTCGTTCATTTGTTGTCATCAAGAAGTTATTGATACGATCCCAATCTGGTTCATCTGGCAAATCAGTATTCATATAATCATAATCAAATTGATAACGTAATCCTTCAATAAAAACATCGTATGACTGATTTGGTAAATATTCTGTATGCTCATTGTGTTTGCCAAATCTATATGTTTTATGCGTACTATTGTATCCTTCTTTGATCTTTACAAGATCTTTTCCTATGTCGTCCATAGATCCTAACATTGTTCCGTTATGTAATAATTCAATGCCCTGTAACAATAATCGAACTGCATGCATCATTGATTTATTAGCGTATCGTTCTGCCTTTTGCCTTTCTTTCTCTGAATCTTTATTTTTATAATACTTAAAACTCGTTCGAGTCAGGCAATCACAAATATATCCTTTATATGCATGATAAACTCTCTTAGATAAGAACATATCTCTATTTTTGATCAACTCCATACCAATATCGGATACATACAAATAGCGGTCTGGTGCAAAATATAGCAACTCTAAAAATGTAGGATTGCCCTTGGCAAGCATATTAATCATCTTAATATGCGAATGTAGCACAGTATCAACATCTTTATGATCGTCGGTCTTCTCAAGATTGTTCTGATTATTATTCAACAAAATCTCTCTTTTATCACTAAGGAAAACACCACGTAAATCAATGTCAGAATCCTCTGTATTTGTTCCGTAGGCATAACTTCCACCTAACGTGAGAAAAGCGATTTTGTGCGGATAATCTCGCAAAAAGTCATACTCTGTAGACGAGTTTATGTAATCCTTTACTTCTTCAATTGTCATGGTCTCACCTCTCTTAACCACATAATGCTTTCTTAAACTGTACAATATTTTGACTAACCCACTGATGAGTGATTCCAAGTTGATTTGCAATTTGTCTTTGTGTTAAACCTTTCTGTTTTAAAACAATAATCTTTTTATTTCTCGGTGCCAATTTATCAAACTCATTTTGAAAATGTACCTTTGTAAGTACCTCATCTTCTACGTTATCCCCACTCATCAGTGTTGTTCCGATTGTAATATCATCTTCTGGTTCATATCCTGCCAATGGCGTATCTAACGATTCAGCATTCCTATTCATTTTTTCTGTTGGTCTGTGCCATTTTGTATAATATTGATTCACTTCTGAACGTAATACCCAGAAGAGATATGTACCAAAAGCTCCTTTAGACTCGTCCCATTTTAATGCCGCTTTGCAAATCGCCATACGACCAAGATCCATATATGTATCAAAATCTGTAAACTTTGTAAAATATTCTTCGTGCAAATGCCAAATTAAAGAATAATTATCTTCAATCAGCTTTCGCTGTTCATCATTTAGTTTCTTCACATTTCTTAGCCTCCTGTTCTTTAATGAATTTCTCCATATGTTGTACAAATTGAATATGTGTACAAATCAACTTTCTTTTAATATAAGTATCCAGACATGCCATCCCATCCAAAGTATGACTATATTTAGCAATACACTCATTTCTTACTCTTCTCAGATATTCATCACATTCTTTTGATGTAATTTCTAAATATTCATTCGACACATATAAAGCATTTTCTCTATTAACATCTTCGACAAATATGTTATAAATAATTTCATTGCCAAAATTTATTCCTGGAACAACTTCTTTGATTCTATATTGGTGTGTAATTTTATTTAAACATAAATCAATAGTATCGATATTTTGATTTAACATAGCTTCCAACAAATTAACAGGCATGTGGTAATTCTGGGCGATATAATATAGCTTATTTAATTCAACATATCCAATTTGCTTTTCGAGATTTTCAAAATGATTGTACACTTTATACTGCTGTTTATGTACAAAATTCACTTTGCAATTATCCATACATCACACTCCTAACACATATTTCTCACTTCTAAATCCAGCTGCATTTGGATGTCCGCCACCACCATATTTCACAGCAAGCTCATATACATTTACTTTATCCTGTTCTGCGGATCGTAACTGATATTCCCACATACTTCCATTGAATGAAAAACCAATGAACATATCATATTTTGAAGCGTCAATAGATTCGAAGAAATCAGAATTGATTAATGCTCGGTTGATCGCATAGACTTTATGTCCCTCAAAGGTGGTTTCAAAACCATATGCTCTGAGATACTGTTCTGCATTTGCTGCTAAATACTCAATAATTGATAAGCCATCTGTTATCATATCACCAATAATTTTTGCTGCTTCATAAATTCCTTGATCTTCATTTAACGTGTTTAGCAATGGACTTAACGCATCAAAATCATACGATTCAAATGCATAGTGAAATGCTTTTATGAATTTTTTTGACGTTGCACCAAAATAAAATGTATCCCACATGGCTGTATATTCTGCCAGTTTTGGATAATCTTCTTTATATTTATATATATTGAGTAATCTTTTTACATTTTTCTCATCCGTCCTCTCAATTTGTTCCCAATCTTCGTCACATATATATTCAAAATACAACCATGTCAGATTAGCTCCCGAAATACCTTCTCCAGTGATTCGAATTCCTTTCACATCACACTTAAAATCTTTATACGTTTCAATCGTAGATTGATGATGGTCGATCCAGAATACATTCTTTGTGATACTAAGCAACTGCCACATTTCTTCTGGCTCAATACTGTAATCTACAATAAATACAAATTCATCCTGTTCGATGTCATGAAACGGGAATTTCATACCGTAATTAATTTTTCGGAAGTCCTCTGGTTCAAATGCTAAACCTCGCTGTTCACAAGCTTTTCTGACGTAGAATCCAGACACGATTCCGTCTTGATCAACATGATAAAAACACTTCATTATTTTTCCTCCTTTATCTGCTCACCTTTATTAATTGACTCAACATATATTTCCCAGTCATCTGCATATACATCTTCCGCAAGAGGTATCCAAACTTCTGCGTTTTCTTTATCAAATAAAAAAATAATTGAATCTGGCTTATATTCACCCATATCATTACACTCAAAATAAACATTAGTTAATTCTGACGAATAAATTTTCAAATACTTTTCCTTTCCCCAAATGCCTCTTCTTATAGTAGTTTTGTCTTTTTTTATTGCAGTCATTGCTTTTATAAAATTCAATTAATTACTCACCTCTTCCTTTTACTGTTAAAATCCCATCCTTGCTCAACCCAATCATTTGCGAAAATATCCTCTTGTGTAGGCAACCATCCCAATGTTATAACTCCATTTTGGTCTCTACATAAGAGTGGTTTCATTTTATATTTTTTATCAAATGGAATAATCTCATTTAATTCTTCTTCGCACATCATAAACACATAATCATAAGTTGTTCGTGTCTTCTTCCACGAACTACGACGATACAATTGTCTTGGATTAATTTCCATATTTTGCATCATCATTTCAAACGACATTCCTTGTTTCTTTTTTGCCATTGGCATTATTTCTCCTTTACAATCTTAACTTTATAACCAAGTTCCTTTTCAATTTCTGCAACCGTCATTTCTTTTGGCGGTGATAAACTCATATTTAAACTATCAATATCAGATTCCATATTCCAAACGCTTCTGTAGATCAATCGTCCCGTCAAAATACAAATTGCTTTCTTAACTTCGTCTGCCGTCGGTGGATAATGATCTAATGATGAAATAATATGTTTGTAATTTTCTTCATTCAATAAAACACGTTTAGAATCGAGGGATGTATTCTCTTCTTCCCGTGATTCAATATATAAGAAGTTGTTCATTATATCTCTCCTTTCTCAATTTCTTCTTTAATAATTCTATATGCAAGAGCCTCATCAGACTCTTTGTCATTAATTCCATTTCTTTCTAACAGCCTGTCCAATTCACTGGGACTCAGCCGATCAAAGAATCGTTTTATTTCCTGTTTACGTTCTTGTCTTGTTTTCATTTTTTTTGTTTAAATTCCTTTAGTTCTGTTGTTTTTTATAGTTGCCAAACCAACAAATAACATAAATCCGACAAAATAACATAGATTTTAGTGAGTGCTATAACAAACCTCACTTTTGGCGTACTCAAAAACTATTTGAGCAGAATATTTTTATATTCCAAAAACACACCAAATATTTTACAATTTTTATTTTGTTTCTTAGTCATATCTACTTCACTTCCTTACCATCTGGCATTATAAATTCCCAATATCCATCACTATTTTCAACTTCTTTTGGTTCTTCTTTTTCCATTTTCTCCATCAATTTCCTACCTCGCTCAATATCTTCTTTTGTCCAATTTTCTACTTCGTCAATCAAACCTTGCAAAAACTTCAATGATTCTTGTTTACTCATAAGTCTTACTCCTCACATTTTCGGCAATATATCAAGAAACCAGTGTCTCGTATCCTACCTCTCTCACGGTCATCTTTGTTTTCAAAAAAATTCTAAAGAGTAAATATCACGAGTAGATGTATTAACTGGTTTGTCAAATTTGACCGACAGATATCTATATCCATATCTGTGTCCAATTTTATCTGTTCTGACGCTAGAAATCGTGCCTTGGTCATTGTTTCTAACTAAACCGCCTTTAGCCGCTGGCTTCATTCTATAAACATAAACTCTATCTCCGACGCTCAACATTTATTTACTTTCCATTTCTTCATATAACTCTCTGAATTTTCTAAAATCATCCGCGCTACCACCATTATCTGGATGACTTTTCTTCATTGCATACTTGACTGCATCCTTAACATCTGAACGAGTTTCTTCCTTATTATATGTAGTGTTTGGCGTTACGCTTAAAACAGCTCTGTACGATATATTATCAAGAATCAGTCTTCTATTCGATTCCCTTAATTTATCTATCTTTTTTTCATATCTTAGAATCACAATAACTTCAACAATAAGACATCCTATCGCATATGCAATTGCAAAATTAATATTGGGTCCCATCTTAATCACCTCACTTTACATCAAACTCAGATTTTACTCTATTACATATCTTTTCTCACAGCCACATTTCTTGCAGCGATAAACCTTCTCACATCTATAAGGTTTTGTAGATCTGTCGCCATAATATATTGCAGACTCAAATATCTGTTCCCAATCATGTTTACAGAAACAAGACCTGATATACCAAATTAATCTTCTCATTTAATACCTTGCACCTCATATTTCACTCAATAAGTCTTTCACAATTACTCGATCTTCGTCTTTAACTTTTTTTGATTTTGTTGTTGCCATAAACTCTAACCACTCTTTTCTCATTTTCTTTTCGTCATCATTTAAGTGTTCGATTACAATTAATTGCTTAGAATTAAGTTTGTCGTGACTAGAAATATAGTTATTCCATCCGTCTTTCCAAAACAACTTGTTTGAGATAACTAATGCATATCCCATCAATGTTTCTCCATTTACTATTCTTGATCTAAAACACAGATTTCCATTTTCAATGGGATTATTTCTCATATCTTTCATTCTTCATCACCCTCTTCTGGTCTTAGCATAATCCCAAGACCTGTACACATTCCTGTAAGTTTCTTGTCCATTGCCTTGATTCTTTTGTAGTTGTAATATGTCATATATGGTACTCCAATTCCAATTGCTATGATCACCATAAACGCCAATACCCAAATTATGTAAAACAAAACGTCCATTTTATCTTTCTCCTTTTCTATCTACTACTATCGCCTGAAATCGAACCACCATACTGTGTAAAAATTCTTTTGAAAATATGTATCGTCTCCATCATCAAGCTCTTCAAAATATTTTCTGCCTCGTTCCTTAACATCGTCTTCATTGAAATAACTATATGCCCATGCAGGAATTGTGTAAGATTCCTTATCTTCTAAGCAAAGATTTAACAAATCTTTGACCATCATCTGCAATTCTTCTTCATCATATCCCTGCGTCATTACGTCAAAATATGGGATATATGCCATATATGGCACTGAGTCATTTTCATCTTTCAGAACTACGACAGGAAATGTTAGATTATAATCCATATCAGCCTTGCTCCCTTGAATTGTAAATATTATTTTTTCTTCATCATCAACACAATTTGTAAGTGCAAATAGCGAAACATCTCTAAGTGCGTATCTATATCTAATATCTTTTGTTTCCTTTCTGCTAATATTTTTTCTTTTTGTATGGAATACAATAATCAGAAGATACCCATACCCAACTATTTTTTATATAGATTAAGAAATCTGCACCCTTTTCATAGTAATAACCTTGTGTATATGGACTAGGGCTTACTCCATACACTTTGTATGGCTTACCTTTATATAAAACTTTCATAATTATTCTTCTTTCTTTAACGGAACTACTTTACCATCTTCATACTTGCAGTATTGCCCGTCTTTACTGATATACGGGCACAGAAACCGACCATGAGGATAATAATAAACAACCTTTGTTGCTGAATCATACCATAGCACCTCATTGATTTGATTAAAGTCAGTTATCTGATCATTGTTATTTTCGTCTGCGTAATGTGGGCGAGCATCACACCCTACTAACATACAGCCCATAATTACTGCCATACAACCGATTAAAATTCCTTTTCTCATAATCATTCTCCTCCAAAATAAATCCACCACTTGGTAACATTGCAATCAATTTCTTTTTCTTTTAGTTTTGCAATCTTACGATTATTGCTTTGGTATGTATTCATCTGTTCTTTAACAAGTTCATTACTTCTTAATTCAGGATATGTTGTGATCAATGCCATTCCATCACCAGCTTTAAATTCTTTGTATGTATCCTTTTCGTGGTTCATATAACTCTTAACAGCCACATCAATTTTTCTTTCAAGTTGTTGATTTTGTGTTTCGTACATTTTGATTTTCTGATCCACACCTTGATTTTCATACAAGTTATTCAGTAGTAAACATAAAACTGTAATGACAAGAAAGTTAATCAAAATCAATACGACACCAAGAACATCAAGATCGGAGTTACCTGTCTTTTGTGCATGACAATAGCAAATTATCGAGCAAATTATGGCGATTATAAGTATCAATATCAGCATTATTCATCCACCTCACAATCAACATCAAATAGATATTTTATGATGCGTTTTGCTCCAACCTTGTTGGCGGCATCCTCAGCGATTTCTTTAGAAGAAAAATATACCTCATTTAGGCGTCTAAGTTGTACGGCAGGGATTTTTGCCAAATCATCCTCAGTCACATCATATCCAATATAATAATGAAAATTCGCTCCATCCCATTCTTCTTGATCAGGATCATTATGTTCATCAGCATATATTTGCAATTCAACCCTAACCTTCTGCTTTTCAATAGCAAACTCTGTATCCTTTTCAGTCTTAAATACATTACCTAAAGCTAATCTTCTAAAATCTGATGCTCTACCTTGCCATTTTGCCATACAGATATGCCCATCATCAGTGATGAAATAATACGTATCCCCATTCTTTAAACCACATGAATTAGCTTTTTCTTCTTTTTCTGATCTTTCACAAAATTGCTCAAATAATGATTTGAATAAATTCTGTTGTGCTTCAGATAATTTTGAAATATCAATTGTCTTTTCTGTACCCATTTTCTTTCACCTCACTTTATGCTCCAAAGATGTATTTAATGATTCTGTCTCTTCCGATTGCTTCAATTGCATCAACTAAAACATCTTTTGATGTAAACATAACTGTACCCTGTATTTTTGTTGTAGCCCATGTATCGCAAAGAAGTCTTTTTCCGTCTTCTTCACATCGAATACAATAACAACGATTGGCAAATTCTGTGCCATTGTGTTCCTTTGCATACCGCTCAAGTTCAACTTCTACTTTTCTTTTCTTTCTTGCAAATACTGCTTCTTCTTGTGTTTTAAATACGTTGCCTAATACCCATCTACCGTTATCGACAATGCTATTAAACCATATTGCACTATAAATAGATCCGCTACCATCAATGTAATGATATCTTTCACCGTATTTTGGTTTCCAAACTTTAGACCCTGAATTAGTTTTTTCTTTTGGTTTCGCTCTTTCACAACATTTATCAAATAATGCTTTTATTAGATCCTGTTCTTCCTCTGGCAGCACTGAAATATCAATTGTTTTTGTTGTACTCATTTATTTCCCCTCACTTTTAAACTCTTCAATCTCTCTCCACGCCAAAACACTTTCGTCGTTATAGTATAAAATGTTACTGTTACGCCTTCTCCATCCATGAGAATCGTGCCATGACCTATGAGTGCATTCACCTTTTATAAAAACCCAAACGTACTTAATATCTTCTGGCAGATCATCAGGATTCTTTCTTAAGTCATGCCATCTATACTTTTCTTTATATTCTTTTAACTCTTTCAATTCTCCCAGCCACTTCGCAAGTTGCTCATGATTTAAGGCACAGTCAATCAATCCATCAAGTTCTTCATCGTCTGGATTCGCATGACACAACATGGCTTCTGTGTATTTCTTTGTTGCCATATCATTTGCGCATTTGATAGTTTCTTCTAAATTCATTTGTTTCTCTCCTCTCTAATCAATATCTGCGATACTCTCTACAAAACAGTTATAATAAATATATCTCTTACCTTTGTAGTCAAACTTGACATATCCACCATCATTTGTATCAATATCAATTTTTCCTTTATATTCAGCAATCTTCTTACCGTCTGCCGTGTATACTGTAATGACTCTATTCATACCACCATTCCAATTGCTTTTCATATCAACAACTCCTCTTTTGAATCCTGCGGTACATCCTGTCATTGATCCTAAGCAAATCGTTGTTCCTAGAACCGTTGCCAAAATTTTCTTTCTCATTTATTTCTCTCCTTCTTCTTTATAGTAATATCCATACAAGCAGCAATCTCCAGAATCCCAAGTGTCGTAGTAATTACCATCTGAAATCGCAACCACATGATTTGCAACATTTACTAAGTAATTACCTTGTTTATGATCTTTTGCAAAACTTTCAACTGTTGGTCGTTTAGATCCTTTTCGGTTGCTAATACCTTGATAAGCAAACCCATTATCGAATAAATATTCTTCGTAACATTTCCGCTCTGATGGCATACACTGCATATCCCTTGCGTATGGTAACAAATCATCAAATATCGCTAACCACTCTTTATTAAGAACTTTTGTTAATGCTCTGATCACGCAATCTGAATGATTATCTTTTGTATCTTTATCGTTTGGTTGATAATATCTGTAAATTTTATTTTTCATCCTCTCACTCCTTTGCTTCATTTTCTTGAAGTTTATCTTTCATTTGTTGAATATAATATACCACTTCTTGCAGATAGTGTCAATACAAAATCTTCAACTTCTTGAATATTTTATTTTACATCTAGTATGTAATATGCTACAATATAGATGTGGAGGTATATCATATGATAAGTTATAAACCGCTTTTCGTTACTTTAGCGAAAAAGAGTATGACAAAATCTGATTTGCGAACCGCATTGCATATGAGTCCTGGTACTATTGCTAAGATGGCAAAGCACCAATATATCAGTCTCGAAAACATTGACAAAATTTGCTTATATCTTGATTGCAAAGTTGAAGATGTTATCGAGGTCATACCAAATGATTAATCAAAAAGACTTTGACCATTTAGGTTGAGGTCTTTTTTAGTGGAAACAACAGGGATCGAACCTGTGTCAGCAATTTATATGTGATGAAAAATTAAAATGTAAATAATATAAAAATACTTATACGGAGGTAGAAAAAGAATGTTATGTATTGCCTGCTCTCCCAACTGAGCTATGTTTCCATAACTGGCACTTTATACAACTATATATAGTGGCTTGATAATTGAATAAACACTATATATTGTGGTTTATAGTGCCATAAAATGCCAGTTTTATGTTTGTGAAATTAATTTTTGTAGATGAGTTTATCCGCTATTTACGAGCGTTTTTCATCTGATCTAAGATAGCCTGAGCTTCCTGCTGTCGTTCATCCTGCTCCATACGATAATCTAATGTTTCTGCACTAGATTCATATGCTACAGATGCTCCTTTTGCCTGCTCATTAAGTCTTCTAGCTCCCTCTCGAACTTCTTCCAATCCTTCCTGTGCAGCATTGGAGTTATTAAATTTGTCTAAGCTTTTCTGTAACTCTGAAATCTGCTGATCGGCTTCCATCTGAAGAATTACCGTGTCTTTCTCGCCTTTTAATTTAAGCAATTCATCGTAAGCTCGATTTTTCAGTTCTTCTTGTTCATCTTTCTTAGCCTGTAATTCTGGCAATTTACTTTCATATACCGTCTGCTGATTCTGTAGTGTAACTAATTTCTGGGCATAATACATTGCTCTTTTATCATCATTATTATCAAGACACTGATTGATGGAAGTCTGTACTCTTAAGATATCTTTTTTAGTCTTCTGAAGATCTTCTTCCATTGCTTTTAATTTGCCCGCTACAAGAGTATAAGTACCAGTAACCTTCTGATAAAATTCCTGTTTATCTCTAATTGCAGTATTATATCTTGCCTTTGCTCCCTCTGGGGTCATTGCATCGTCTTTGATTTTCTCTGCAACTGTTCCAGATGCTCTATTTTTAATCTGCTGACCATTTTTAGTAAATGCTAAATATGCGACCACTGCTGCGATTATACAAATAAAAATTACTACCATAATAATCCCTTTCTAATACTGAATAATTTCTCCTTTTTCTGGATCACCTTTACGATCAAAATCTTCATTGATTGATAGCCCAAAATTTTTATATAGTTCTGGGATACCACCAACATATCCTGATCCAAGTGCCTGCCATCTGAAGCCATCCCCACTTTTATATAATCTACCGATTTCAACTGCATTGAGTGTTTCAAAATTCTTATTTTCTGTAAGATCATATACATACTGATCGCTATTTTCATCATCGTAATCGCAAACCATAACAGATGCATTTTCGACCATACCAAAGTTCTGAAGTCTCTGAATAGCTCTGTAAATTCCTACTCCAAGAATAAATTCAGATCTGTCTGAAGGGAATTTTGTTGCATCTACAATGAAATATTCATCATAATGTTTACCTCTATAGTTCATACCCTGAGAATCATTCCCATCTCTGTTGTCTCCTGAATATTCAACCCAATCATATGTCTGAGGTGAGTAAGTTAGCCAATTGACAACATCCTGTGGATATCTCACCTGTCGGTTATCATCTGTTACGAATCCTGCAAGGTCACAATCATTTGGTGCTTCACCAGAATATCTGTTCATATCCCAGTTAATACCAAGAAAAATTTTCTTCATTGCTGACCCATCTTCTTTTACCATGTCAATTTTCTGATTTTTACTCATATTAATTACTGCCATATTGTTATACCTCTACTTTCTTATTTGTTATTTAACCAATCAATATACTGTCTTAAAATTTCTGTATACAGTTCTTCGTCAGACATACGATTCATGTCTTTTACAGCTGTGAATCCTGTATTGTCATGTTTACGACCTTTAAGATCATCAAGTTTTTTCAGATAGTTGAAATCTTCATCCCCAATGCCGATGAACTGCACAAAAATATTGTACTCAGATAATTCTCTTACGATATTATCTGTTTCACTTGTATCCCAGTTCTCACCATCTGTAATGAAAATAATAAATGCAGGAATATCGCTTGGCTCTACATCTTTGTAGTAATGAACCATATCTGTAAGAACTGGTGCATAATTTGTGCCACCCATATTCATGTGAGATCCCATCATTTCTTTTCTTACATAATTCTTGTAATTGTTGATTGTAACTGCATCCAGTCTGTCAAAGCCATTTGAAAATAGCCATGATTCTAGCTCTCCATTATCATCAAACTTTAATGCAATTGGAAGTAATCTTGTTACTACATCCTGAACAGAACCATTGCTAAATAAATTGCTCATACTTCCTGAGTAGTCCATTGCTAAAGCAACTCTTGCAATATGATTATTCATATTCACTTTTCGGTCTTTCGACATATCAATCAGAACTTTATTTAAACTCTGTGCTGATTTAGACATATCGATTACCGCTGAGTTGGCAGGACTCTGGGGAGCCGAAGCTCCTCTATTGTCCATTGTCGTGCTTGCCACTGGTGCGCAAGTCTGTGAATTGTGCTGTTTCCCAAATAATTTGTCAAATAATCCCATACATATATCTCCTTTATTTCTGTTTATTTACAATCACTTTGCGTAAAAAATCAACAGGTACGATCATCAACGCTAAAATGATAATTGTAATCCAATGTGTTATATCTAATGCTGTTGTATTTACTAATGAGCTTGCTACATTGCATAACAATACTGTGAATACACAAATACTAATTGCAATCTCAACGAATAATTTATTTTTACTAATACCATTAAATAAATTAAGTGAATCCGTCCTAGTATTGAACCCATTAAATACTGCCATGAAGCATAACAATGCGAATCTTGCTGTCATTCCTAATTCATCCGTACCAAACATCTTAGCAATTGGTGACAAGATTAAAATTCCATATAATGCGATAAATCCTACTGTAGTAACTGCAATTCTCTGTTTTGCTCCGCAGATAAATAACCCTGATCCTTTTTTAATAGGCTTTTCAGTCATGTACTCTACTTTAGGTGGTTCTCCACCGAATGATAATGAGTTAAGTGAATCCATGATGATATTTACGATCAAAATCTGTACGGATGCTAAGAATGCTCCCGTTGCAACTAATGGATAAATCGTGCTAAGGATTAATAATGCAATGTTAATTGGCAACTGGAATTCTAAGAACATCATGATATTATGCATAAATGTTCGTCCAAGTTCTACGCCTTTGACGATTGAAGCAAAGTTATCATCTGTTAGAATAATGTCTGAAGCTTCTTTTGCTACATCACTACCACTCTGCATACCAAAACCAACATCTGATTTCTTTAATGCAGCGGAATCATTTACTCCATCACCTGTCATAGCAACGGATCTGCCAACTTCCTGTGCCAAGGTTACCAATCTTAGTTTTGTTTGTGGTGAACATCTTGCGATCACTCGTAAATTTGGAAGAATTTCTTTCACTTTTTCATCACTTAACTGTACAAATTCGCTATCTGTTAAAGCGATATCTTCACCATTTTCTTCATATATACCACTCTTAATCGCTACAGCTTTTGCTGTTTCAATGCAATCTCCTGTGATTTCAATGATCTGAATACCTGCATCATGTGCTATTTTTACAGCATTTGAAACTTCTTTTCTTACAGGATCAACTACACCAACGATGCCGATCAGAGTCATATTATTTGGTAGCTGATTCTCTGTAATTGTCCCAATGTTTTCTGTTAATGCGATACAACGCATTGCTTGAGATGTCATATTACTAATTGCTTTGTTCATATTGTTTACGACTTCTTTAGTCATTTCTTTGACTTCGTTGCCATCGTAATAATATTTGCAATTTGCAATTAATTTTTCAGGTGCTCCCTTATAATATGTAAGACCTTTCTTACATTCATAAGCAGAATACTTATTAGAGCTACTAAAAACCTGTTTATTCTTCTGCCCAAGTCCGTCAATTCCAGACACCGTATAATATCTATCATAAGGAATTAAACTTAAGGTTGCTCTGTCAATAGAGTTGCCGCCTGTGATATTGCCATGATCATCAAATACTGCACTGTTGTTTAAGCAAATGTTATTCACTAAAGGTTCAAATGTACTACAATTCTTTGTAATATCGTTGCCTGCACCATCAATGATTCTCTCTGGTGTCATTACACCTGTTGTAAGTGTTCCTGTCTTATCTGTACAAATTAAATCTACATAAGCAAGTTCTGGAATCTTATTTGGATTCTTAGCAAGAATATTAAACTTCTTCATTGTACTCACATTCTGCTTAGTAACTAATTCGATAATCAGTGGTAATCCTTCGGGAACCGCAGCGACTACAATTGATACTGCTACAGATAAATTCTGAGCAAACTTCTTAAGAATTTCTAGTACTCCACCATCAAAATATTTATCAAAACCAAGACTTGCAATGCCTGTTGCAACTAGTACAATAAATGTAAGTGTAGCTGCTAGAGATCCCCATTTTGTGATGAACGCTGCAAGGTTTCCTAACGCAATATCTAATGCCGTTTCTGGAGCTTCTAATGTCTGACTCTTTACAAGTGTATCTCCATTAACTGTATTGATACCAACCTGCGTTACAATCATCTTACCTTCGCCAGACATAACCTGTGTACCTGCGAATAATGAATTCTGATTCACATATGCGTCTGTAGATGAATCTACTCGTGCATGAAAATTAAAATTCTCGATCGGAGTTTTCTCGATTTCTTTTGTTTCCCCATTGATTGCCGAATTGTTAACTGTAATCTTGCCATCAATAATATATCCGTCTGCAAAAATTTGCTGTCCAGTACCAACCAAAACAATATCATCTACTACAATATCATCCGTATTAATTGTCTGAATCTTGCCATTTCTAATAACTTCACAATATCTCGTTGATGTTTCTACTTTTAAATCAGCCTTTGATTTCTGAGAATCAATCCCTGTCTTGACAGATAATGTTGTTGCGAGAGCAAGTACAACTAAAACTGCAATTGGTTCCGAAAAACTCATTACTCCTGCTACGGCAAGTACTAGCTGTAATACAGCAATTACAATTAAAATCATTAAAGTCGGATCTTTCAATGCATCTACTGCGAAATCCACCCAAGTTTTCATTGGTGGTTCTGGTAACTTGTTCGAACCATACATTCGTCGATTATCCGATACCTGCCTGTCTGTTAGTCCATTCATGTTAATCATAAATATCTCCTTTGTTTAAAATTTATTTATCATAACACATTCGTGTTATAATCTTGTTATTAAATACACCCACCACATGAGTTAGGGCGAAAATCCTCTTCATTGATTGCTTTGAAGATCTGACGCTGAATATCAATATCTGTTGTGATTTCATCTAACCAATATTTATTAGACTCAATCCATTCATCTTGCTTTAGTCCGTCATAATATGATTCCCATTCTACGTCCCAACCCTTAAAATACCATCGTTCATATCTCTTATACGTATTCATAGATTCTGTGCGTAAGTCTTCTGGAATCTTATCTGTAACATCTTTGTCATCAACATAAAGCTTCCATTCCCCAATACAGAGTGCAAAACCACGACCTGCCCATTTTGCTTTAACTTCCATGTTTAATCATCCAACTCCATCCCTGCCTCGATCCACATGCCAGATATAAATTTAGGCATTGGAGCAAGTTTAAATACATTCTTCTCATGCATTTCATCAATGATCTGTCTCACTGCTTTATCCTTGCATTCACCTGTTCTGATATATTCATCCAACACTTCGTATGTAAACCCAAGATTATCTTCATCTGTCTTGCCACATAACCCATCAGTAGGAGTTTTTTCGATTAACTCTGTTGGAACTCCCAGAACTTTACCAATTGCTTTAACTTCTGTCACAGTCAGATCACTTAATGGACTAAAATCTCCTGCTCCATCTCCATATCTTGTTGCATACCCAACCCAATCTTCAGAAAGGTTACAGGTATTGGCAACCCTACCATCCATACTCTGTGCAAACGCATATAATGTTGCCATTCGGATACGAGCAGGTAAATTAGTAGCACTCTGCTTACTCCATTTACCATTTAATACGCTTGATACTTCATGCTTGATACTTAAACATGGCTCGTAGATATTAACCGTATAGTTGTCAATTCTTAAGTGATCACATAACATTCTTGAATATTCAATGTCTGACTGATCTCCCTGTGGCATCATAACACCAATAACTCGATCTTTACCTAGTGCTTCGACACATAAGGCAGCGACAACTGATGAATCTTTACCTCCTGAAATTCCTACAATGGCATTACATCCTTTACCATTAATTTCAAACCAATCTCTGATCCACTGCACTAATTTGTCTTTGGTTTCTGCTGCATTAAAACTCATGTTTTATAACCTCCATAATTCTACATTACAATCTTTAAATTCTTCTTCGATAATATTGGCAACATCACTCCAATCAGATCCTCCACGACAACATCCAATTTTATATGGCATAGCGATTGTTTGTCCAAAGTTATTGTTTTTCTCATGCACCATTCCTGCAAGTTTTTTAAAGCACTGTCTCAAAGCTTCATTTGAAGTATACTGTTTGCCGTCATATCCATAGCTCTTTTGAGCAAATAAATTACAAATCCATTGTGCTTCCCTGAACCCTTTTACTTTTATACCACACCAAATATCTCCTGGTTCATGTCCAATAAATTTTGAATTCACTGGTATGATCTGTACTTCCCCTAACATATCTTCCGAAGCAACTTTTTTATATTCTTTATATACATGCGGATATTTTTGTCGTACCTGTAACGCTACCCCAGATCCCATTTTTCCTGCACAATTTACTTGATGACAAATAAATTTCGCATTTGTATCAAACAAATCGCCTTTAATAATTTTGATCATTAAAATTCTCCTTCGTTTAATACTCTTCTGATTTCCTGTAATGACTGTTCTTTTACTAATTTACCGTCTCTAAATACCGTCTCAAGCAGATTATTCAATGGAAGATTTTCTGAAGTATATCCATCTTTAAATGTCAATTTACCGTCTGATCCTGTATAGACATGACATAAACCTCTCTGAGATTTCTTAAATCCGCCATCTTTTGGATTCTTGAAAATTGGATATGGTTTGCCATCAATCTCACAATACGTTGCTTTAATACAACTGCTAAATGTATCTCTTGTAAATGGTTTCAAAACTCCATTTTCTTCAATACACTGGAATGAGAATGATCCGACGCCAAGTGCAACATTGCTTGCTGCGAATCCATTCTTCTCTAAGATGTCATAAATCTGCTCACATCTCTGCACTGTAATTGAGTCTCCATAAATTGCTTTTACATGAGTATCTAATACTTTATATCCTTTACTATTCGTAGTTCCACCAAACTCTTCCCATAATTTGAATACTGTTCTGGTTACTACATCTACACAATCTCCTGAGTCCCCTCTTACAAGAAAACATCCATTGTGATTCATAATCTCATTTTTAAGCTTTGGAAGAATATTTTCTACGACATTCCAATAATCATATGAATCCAATACCGCAGAAAAACTTGTGTTTGGGTAAATTTCTGTAAGCAATCTTTTAATCAGAGTCTCTTCATCTCCGTCAATCGCATAATTACTACACATAACCGCATGCTCAGTAGACGGACTACCAAAAGCAACTGGTTCTTTCGTACAATCACAGTTATAATTTCTCTCTAAATATGGAATTGTTGGAACCGTAGCTGTATTTAAGAATGATAAACACCATCCTGCTCCTGCTTTAACCACAGACTGTAAACATTCTTCGCCACGAAAATCAAAAGCTCCTAATGCTTTAGATTTTGGAATATCGTCATCACAAGTCATTTCATAAAACTTATTAACGATCTGTCTATATGTATGCCCGACAGTTGCAGCGATCATCGGATGCCACATTTCTGCGGAAATTAAGCTTTCTAATGCCTGTGGCAACCATGCAAAATCTTTATGTGTATTCTCAATACTAAACATCGGCACATGCATTGGTACTAAAGTTCCTTCAGGAAGAGCCTTAATCTCAATTGGAAGATAGCCAAGATCATATAAATCTTCGATTTTCTGTAATCCATATGTACCTTCTCCAAGAGTTGCATCCATTACTGTCTTATAAGTACCAATTGCTTTGTTTCTATATTCAAAGAAAAAATACTCATTAAAATAATCGACCAAATACTCTTTAATGAATCCTTGTAATCCAAACATGGCTACTTCATTCCATCGTTTTACTCTGCTCATACGTGGAGTAAAATAAGAAACAGATTTTGTAATACCTTTTGGTAACATTTCAGCATGAACTGCTTTATAAAAATCAATTAATAACATTGGATTTGTCTGTTTCATAAACCTAACACCTCAACTTTCTCATGTTCTTTCGTAAAAATACTACGTGTTGTAAATACTTTTTTAAACAAACTATCTTCCTTTAGTAATTCGCCATCAAGAATTGTGTTTTCACAGTGAGTAACGTACAAATACATATCTTTACAACCGTATTTGTTTAATTCTTTTGATCCGTAGTAAAATGTGCCACCCTTACTACAAATATCATCAATCATTAAAATTGCTGTATTCTCATCTAATTTCTCTGTATCTCCATGAATCTCAATACCAAGAATTTCCCCTGTCTTCCAATCACGATTTTTAATTCCATAGACAATCGGATAATAATATGACTGAACCTGATCTGAATATCGTTTTAAAGCCCCACTGTCTGGGAAATAGATGACTAAATTTTTATCCTGTTCTTCTGCTTCAATAGAATTTATAGCCACGAATATTTCATTGTCAACATTCTTGACTTCCACATTATTCAACAATGCTGTAGAAACATGTGAATGTGGATCTTGAACTACCACTTTGGCAAATCCTAGACTATTAATAATCTCTGAAAAATATTTTAAAGTAAAACACTCACCTTTACTCTTAACACGATCGAACCTGGCATTTGGAATATATGGCATTTCTAATTCTTGTGGTGTACTTGGGCATCTTTCTTTTAATGTTCTTGAAATACAATATATATCAAATAACTCTTCGTCAGACTCATATAACCATCCAAGACAGAAAAATTTATATTTTTCATCAAATAAGAAACCATAAACTGGTTCAGAGACATCAATTTTCTGCGTACCATCTGGAAATTTCTGTGGCTTAATCTCAATTCCATTTACAATAATCATTCATTAATCCTCCTCGTTAATTACTTCAATCTGGCACATCTTCATTGCTTCAAGTGCGTTCTTATGACTTTCTGGTGTCACACCCGCACAACAAGATGCATCTACAAGAATCTTTGCCTCTGGCAACGTTGCTTTTAGCAACATTGCATTTGAGATTACACAAATATCTGTACAAAGACCAATTAAGGTAATTTCAACATCTTCTGGATGAGACCGACCATCTTCACCGAATTCATCAGAACAATCGTCCATAAGTTCTAATGACCCAAATGTTTCTTTACAATAGTTCTCAAGAAGCCAAATAGCATTTTCTTGCTTGTCATTGCGACAAAACATCTCTGACGATAATAATGCCTTTCTAACTTCTTCATTTAAATGCCATCCATCTTCTCCGCAGATGCAATGCTTTACTGGAAGATTCTTTCCTTCCTGTGTAGATAAATAATTTTCATCGTGTGTGTCCATTGTTGCAACAATAATGCCATCAAAATTTTTAATTTTCTCAATTACTTTTGGAACAATTTCCTGTGCTTCTTTGGTTCCAAGGCTTCCGTCGATAAAATCATTCTGCATATCGACGACAACCAATAATTTATTAACGTCCATTGTTTTCTCCTTCCATTAAATTACTGTTTTATTAATCAAATAATCCATACCCAAAGTGCTGTCTCAGTTCATCATTCCAACTATTAATCGATTCGACTTTTGGCTCTTGGACAAGCTTATATCGAAAATCTTCAGGCATAGACAGTGCGATAAAATTCATAATAAGTTTTGCACAATCTTTCCTTTCTTCAATATAATACACGCCATCTTCTTTATAGAAATCAACCTCTTTAAAACACCCAGAATTATTTAAAATTTCAAATGCTGTTTCGCTCATTTCTGATTCTTGATACTCTGTCCAAATCAGTCTCTCACTTCTATAACCAAGACCTAGACCCGTATAATCTTCATTGTAATTAAAAGCTACTCCTAGCTTTTTACAACTGTCTTTATACGCTTGTCGAATTTTATGAATATCATAGTTACAATCAAATAAAAAACTTTCTGATATTTTATGCCCATCTTCCGACCAGTCGCCTAATTCTAATTTATAAATCATTCCAGTCTCCTTTCTTTAAGCACCCACCCGTCAAATTTGACGGGAAGGTGTATTATCTTAATCTTCTAACGAATCAATCATTGCACGTAATTCTGCTTCTGACATCTTCTCAATAGCCTCATCCTGTTTCTTGGAAAGAGCATCAATATATTTTCTCTGTGTCAGTTTCTTATTAATACGTTCCTTTTCAGCAAGTCTCTCATTACGTTTTGTTGTAAAGATATACTTCACAATACCAATCGCAGCCGTTAATTTTGGATCAACATTTGCATCATCCAACAGACTTTCTTCTGAAGATTTAACTTCCTGATCTTTCAGATTTTTATAAACCACGTCTAAATCTTTATCAGATAAATCCCATAAATCTTCTACGGATAATTCGCCCTTTGTTGATGGGAATCTCAATTTACTTCTTGTTGCCATTTCGAATAAATTTTCTGTTGTCATAATTCAATCTCCTTTTTATATTAAAATTTAATTTTAAGAACTCTTTCTGTTGCACCTTTGACTTTGACGATCACATCATCTCGTTTTGTAGAACTGAAACCAATTCCTGATAACTGGTTTGGATCATCTGCGACATGCATTTTACTTCCTAAAGCCTCGAATACTCTCTTGTGCTGTACTAATTCCTGCTTCAAAAACTCATTGAAGAATCCATTTGGAGTATCTTCATTCACACATCCGTTTAACATGAATAGATAATGTTTATGCCCAATACCTGTCTGTTCGTCCCAATAGTTAGGTGAATAACACATTACTGTTACTGGCACAAACTGATTTGTATTGATTCCCCAGATTTCTCTTGAAGATGTTGTTGATGGAAGTTTTTCTTTGATTGTGAACACTCCATCTTTTAATGTAACTGTAGCTACTGGTACGTTCTGCCCCTGTCGTAAAGGCTGATCGTATTCAAATTCATAAATCTGACCATCAAATTCAATCTCTGCTGTAAATCCGGATGTACCGTTGCTATGGCAATAATTGTGTACGAAAAATTCATAATCTCCGTCAACCATTTCAGATTTATCCGCCCATGTGATATTTTCTACGGCAGGTTTGCCTTTTTCTGGATTAATTACATCAACATCAAGTCTGCCTTGTGTTTTAGAATCAATCATATGATTAAAAAAAATATGCTGACAAGGTGTTTTACAATGTGCGTCAAAGTCATCTCTGTTCCAATCTTTTCCTGCGTTCCACTGAATTGAGAATCTTAAAACTCCATCAACTGCACCACCTGCGTTCTTAACTCTTTCTTTCATTTCACTGTCTGTCATATTTCCTGAATATGCCCAGCTGAAAGGATTACTCCACTTCATCATGTTCTTAGCATCTTTATTTACAGGTGCGATCAGTGAAACCATATTCTTCTTGTGACGATTTTCAAACAGAACTTCTAATTCTTTTGCCGTTGGAAGTACATCTGATACGAATTTCTCTGCACTGATTTCTTCGACTTTAGAGAACTTCTTAGGATTTACAGCAACTTCCTTACTCATCTCATCGAAAATATCTAAACCGCCCTGAATACGTGGTGCTGCATCACGATTACAAAACAGGATATTGTTGACTGTAATATCATCAAGTTTCGCAAATCTACGCTGTAATGAATCCATATATCCTAAATCAGTCACAGTTTTCTTTGCATCCTCAAGCATTTTCTTTGTAAAAATTGCCTTTGGTCGTTTGTAATTCGCAGGAGCTACAACATTTTCATAAGCCTTAACCGCATTATCTAAGTCCATATCCTCACTGATATTTACAAGCAATGTACCAATACTATGGTTTCTAATACGACCAATTACATCTCCGATAGTCATTGCTTTTGCCCATGCGTATGTATCTTTTTCTTCATCAGACAAAGCATTATATTCTCGCTGATATTTTCTAAAGTCTTTTAAGACTCTTTCCCATTCCTGTCCTCTGTAAAGAGTATTTGAAGCGATCAGTTCTAATACGGTATCAACAGCTTCTTCTGTAATCTCATCGAGTGATCTTTTAAACACATTCTTTCGATCTCTGACTTTTGCTTTTGCTGTAGGAATATCGGATTTTCTTTCTAGTAATCTCTCTGGAATCGGTGTATACATATGAGTCCATTTGATAATCTGCTTATCTTCTGTATACTCATTTGTACTTTTTACTCCAACTGTATTTGTAAAATGTCTCCAAATATCTTTGATCGGCTTTGATTCGACATATGTTCTTAAAGCATCAACTACTGGCTGAAATACTACATCATCTGTGTCGATCTCCCAGATTGTATGAATCTTGCCGTCAACAATTGCCACAGCTCCACCGATTGTTTTAATAAAGTTTCGGCAATGACCACAGTCATATTCTCGTCGTTTGCGATACATCTTATTGGTTCCTTCAGGGAAGCTACTCAGATATACTTCCCAAAGTTCATCCTTATCAATATCGGTTTCATACAATGTAGAATTGTTTTTCTCTACATAGTCGAGCATCTTATTTAAACGCTCTGACAATTTGCTTAAAAAATTGCTCCAGTTTTCATTCATTGGTGTGCACATAATTTATCTCCTTTTCATGTATTATTTAATTGCTACAAAAACTTCATCCTGTTTTCTATCATTAATATAAATTTCCCTACATTTAAGTTCTGGAAAATATTTCTTTGCCAATTTCTTAAATTCGTTAGCAAGCTTTTCATCTTCTGGCGCATAATGTAATTTGTCATCTGAAAAGCTAGGCATTAAATGATCCACCGTTCTTCTTAAGAATTTTGCATGAGGCAAACCTTTGCGTTCCTCTTCTCTCTGCTTATCATTCTCGATAATCTCTTCCAATTTGCATAAATTTTCTGTTACTTCAATGCAGCTGCTTGGATATTTCACATATTTGTTTGTCCAGAAGTCAACTGCATCATGAGCACCTGCGTTGCCGCAAAGGTATTTTAATACACAAGTCTTGAAACCATTTTCTCTGTCATACACATCATTTCCTTCTACATACGCAACAGTTTCTGCTCCGCAATTCCATAATACTTTAACCATTCCATGATAATGTTTAATTTTAAACACTGGTTTACCATCTTTTTCAATCTGTTTACCATTACCATCTAACATCGGTTCTTTTATTGTAATTTCCTTATCAACATAGATTGGTTTTTTGATCATTTCTTTTAAATTCTTCGTATTCATATCTTTCTCCTCTTCGTTTCCTGTAAGTTCACTCATGATTTCATCCAATTTTTCTGACGCAAATGTTAAAGTTGCACTCATTTCACCATTCCAATCAATATGTGTTGGTGCGTCTGCTCGTAATCCACGTTCAGTTTCGGATCCTCCACAACATTCTTTCCACCAATTCTTTTCTGCTTCTGACGTTGCAGTAATTGGTTCTGGTTGATTGGATGACGAAACACACAATATTGGATCTGGAGATGATATGCTTAGCACATCAGTCTTTATTTTGTCGGCTGAAATCGTACATGTCTTAATCTCAAGATCTTCATTCATTGTTCTTAATGATTCTTTTCTTGTTATGGCAATTACCGCTTCTGTTGACCGTATATTCTGCTTTCTATACTGTTCTTTTCCATACCAAAATGGAACAATGATCAATGCCTCATTATTCGCATACACATCCATTTCGATTGGTTCAGCATCACGAAATTTAGTAACTGAATAAAAAGGCGTTGTTCGATCAATTCTGAGTTGAGGCTTTATTGTATAAGTAGCCAAAATCGTGGAAACACCTTTTAATTCAACGACCTCAATTTTAAATCTTACATACACATCATCGTTATCTACCTCGACAATATCTCCTACATTAAATGATGAAATCTGATTATGATTATATTTAACTGCTTTGCCATTCATACAGCGTACCCAAACGCCCGTTTTATTTTCTTCCATTCTTTGTCTCCTCTCTAAGCTGATGCACTCTGTGAGGCAAAGTATTGTGCTAATTTCTTTGCCAAGTATAATTGCCCTTTGCCAGTCACATATGTTTTGGTGATCAACTTGTTTCCATTCTTAGTTTCAACTTCACTTTCTGTTAATTTGAAAATGCCCTGCTTAACATATCTTTCATATGGGGTATTATCTGACATGAGATACCCTTCTTTTCTTAACCACGCAAATAATTTGTTTCTGCCCATATGAATATCTTGATTTTCTTTCTCAAGAAGCTTTGCCATTGTTTTCATGTCAACCATTGTTTCTGTGGCACTGACTGTATTGGCAAAATCAACAAGTGGTTTCTGCTGATTGATAACTTCTTCTTTTTGGGCTAATAGTTCATCCTTTTGTACCAAAGTGTTTTGCATAATATTCAATGCTTTCGCCATGATAGTTAAATCATCATCTTCTTTATCAATTGGGATATAACCACCTGTCTTACGGATCTGTGGAAGAACTTCGGATGTCACCCAATGTTTAAATTCTTTCGCACTATCAAGCTTGCTTCCAAAAATTAAAGCATATAGACCAGATTCATTAATAAATGTAAGTCCTCTGTTTGGTACATTTTCTAAGGTGGCGATTTGACACCTTAGAAATAATCGCTTATCTTCGGCATCAATATGTTTCTTTAATGCATTTACCGTATCTACATACCCAAGGCAACTGGCTACGTCTTTCCCTACAAACCACGGATTATTATCTAAAATCACTGTGCGAATATTTCCAAACTCATCATTATTAAACACTAACGTATTCAATGCTTCATTTACACCATTCTTTTCTTCTGTCATTAAATACCTCCTAAGTTATAATTTTACATTTTAATTTTGCACAAATTCCTGTGCGAGTCATCATATATAATAAGGAAGAAACTCTACCCAATTATATTCTGGATCAGCTCATAATACTTTGTCCTGCCGACATACGACTTATGTTCTGCATCTTTTAATTCTTTCTTCAAAGTACATATATCTTTCTGATTATCCATGCAATTCTGCATCACTTCTATGTATCGAATACAATTCTTGATTTTTCTGTGTAATTCTTGTAAGGTTTTAAGATACCCAACAATCACTGCACGTTTCGCAGCATCAATCTTTTTAAACTCAATCGCATGAAGAATATCACTTCTGGCAGAATCGGCATATGATAATGCCTGCTCTAATTCAAACTTCTTTTCTCCTAATTGATCTGAGTCATATGCTAGAAGTCCTACTATAGCTCTTTCCTCAGTCTCTATATTGTCGATCAATGTATTATCACATTCCCAATCCATAAAGCAATTTCCATTACCCTTACGCATTATTTCACTAGATTCCATAGGTTTTCCAACTTTACCTAGCTCAATTTCTCTGGCATGAAATCCGTCTTTCATCCACGTATATTTATGCTTCAAACCTAAAATGTGCTTTGCTTGTTTGGAGGTAAATTGAGTAGCTTCAGACTTACGGTTATCACGAACGTATCTATTTCTTGCATGATCTCTTTTCACATAGAACTCTTCATTCGTAATTATGTATTTCATACATCACTCCTGTATTTAATTGTAGTTTTTTGGAAAAATTTTCATGTTGACGAACATGTTTAGAATTGTTATAATGATTTTAAGGATATTATTATCCTTTCAGATTAAACAATTCTAAATATCAAATTCGATTTTCTATCGTGCTGCCAACACGGTAGATTCAAAAAATCTTTTTTTGTTATCTATGATTTGTTTAGTTGAAATTTTTAGTTTGTGTGAAAGTAGAAGTTTTACCAAAGACTTCTGCTTTCTTTTTTATTGTCTGTATTTTTATTCCAACATTGTATCTCTCTTTGTATGTAAATTGCAGGCATTTGATTATGTCAAATATGTCGTCCTGCCTAATATGAGAGAACAAATTCTCATCTTGAATAAATTCGATCCAATGATATGAAAGATCTTTATCTTTGCCATAGATCTTCATCTTTCTATCATCTGCTCGAATCTTATATTCACTCAGAAACCACGATGATATTTCTGATGAGTGTAAATCAAGTACATCAATATGCATTTGATTTGATTGATTCGCTACCAACATTTTTAATATTTGATTGTCCATACATATACCTTCCTTTATTCTGTCATGATCTGATGTGCACGATAATTCTTATAGTCCTCATCTTTATATAGGTAACCAATACTTTTACCGATTACCGTTTGACGATCACTAAATTGTTTCTTTTTTATTCTATATGATATATAATAATTATAATAAAATTCAATTGCAATTTCACTAAATTGACGTGCGATTACAGATCGTGCGATTCCTTCTTTTGATTTAATATAATATAAATCTGCAATTGCCTTGATATCCATTTTAGATTTTAAATATTGTATAAAACCAGAATTAATAACATCAATGGTTGTCAATTTCTCATAAGATAAAGTGTTCCCAGTTAATTCTAATTGAGACTGCACATTATTATATATCCTCTTTTGCTCTGCTTGATATTCTTCTATATTATTACATTTTTTTCGTGGTATTAATACAAAATCATCATATATATTCGTATCTCCCATTTTCAATTTATATTCATTCAATGTCTCGATAAAATCTTTGGAGACTGGTTTCCCAAAAATTGTTAAATCATTTTGATTAATATCTGAGAATTTTAGATTTCTTAATTCCTTTCCATTTATCCCATTATATAAACTCACAATGTGAAATCTAGTATTCAATTTGGTATCGGCTGATGCATTGCACGACATCAGATTCGAAATAAACGCATTTATTTTATCTGGTGTAACATAATTAACATTAACTCTATTTGAAAAATATATATCAACTGCTAATTGCAAGTTTATAAATTTATCATTAACAAATGGATTATATTTAATGTAATTTTGTTCATATGCATAAGTATATAGTTTAACGAGCTGGTCATATCTTTTTTTAATAGAATTCATACTTTTGGTTTTTTTACCTCTAGTATCTGATAATATAGCCTCTTGTATTGTACCTGGTGCATACGTTAACCCAGATTCATTGTCGTCCGCAATATCAGAATCTAATAACCAATTCCATGTTGGACGACGTGATTCTGATACGTGAGAATCTATATAATTTTGTATCAATTCTTTATTATTCATAATATTCTCCATTTCTAGGATGCCATTGCATTCATGTACGATAACATGCCGTTTTGTATTAAAATGCCATGTCCTATTTTTAACATTAAAGATAGATCAGATATTCTTCCCCAATACTCTAAAAGATTATTCTTTGGAATTGTTCTTCCTTGCTCTAAATACACCTGTGATACCATTTTTAATCCATTACTGGTATTTGGATAAATGGTCACATGTGTCGGTATCCAGTTCCTTAATTTTTTTGTAATTGGATACACGTTAATCTCGGTGCTCGTATTATTACAAATATTATTAGAATATACGATGACTGGTCTTTTCCCATGCAAGATGTGACTACCTTCAATTTTCGGCAAATCTGCAAAATATATTCCCCAAACTTGAGGATTTTGATATTTGCCATATACATATTCTTTTCTTTTTCTGTTATCGTTTCCTTTTCTTTCTTTATTAGTATATCCGTTCATTTTACGTCCCTCAACTTTCCCCAGTTGCATTTTTTATTTTCATGAATTAAATATACCATACTTTTTGCACCCTGTCAATAGGTGCAAGAAAGAAAGTTAATTTTTATTGTGAACAAAGAATCTCTACATTTCTTATTATAATGCTACCATAGAACAAAATCAAGATATTTTTCGAACAAACGTTCTCTTTTTGTTCGAACACTTTACTTTGTGCTTACTTGGAAGTGGGAAATACTGTCTAACTTTATGAGGATTATCCAGTTTCCATTTCTTTTCTTCAAAATCATAGTCACAGAAATCAAGCACTTCACCCACACATCCATCATTATATTGGTAATCCACGATAACAGGATATGTTTTATATCTCATATAACGTGATGCATTATCTGGTTTCAATGGTGGAATCTCTGCTGAAATCCACATAAGATTCTGGTTTGCTTTCTTTTCTTCCTTATTTTGTCTAATCGTATTTATCTTCATACAAAATTCTCCTATAAAATCCTAATAATTTGTTCATAAATTGCAATCGCATTATCTCCTGGAAAGTTCTGGTTCACATGCATATGTCCAAAGAACCACTTTTTATATTCAACAGATTCTTTAATCTCTTGCAAATAATCCGTCAATATATCTGTTTTGTACACTCCTGATCCTTGATCCATTTGACGTAATGCAGATGTGTATGGACTATGTGTAATTATATAATCCACTTGCGATCCATTCTGCTCCAGATTCATCATACCTTCTGTCATTTCTTCTTCTGAAGGCAACTCCTCTTTCCACCATGACGCATGATTGATCCTAAACATTTTGTCATAATCACGATACCACTCATTAATTCTTGGATCGTCTTGCTCTAAAATCCCATCCTGAACATCGTGAGAACTAGCTCCACCAAACGTAAAGAATCTCTTTCCCTGGATATCAAATACCTGCCCTCGCATGAGATGAAAAATAGAATCACGAATCTTATGAATCTTTCCTCCATTCCATTCTTCTACAGGATATTCGTACAGCCGATCATAATTTTCATGGTTCCCACATACAAACAAAGTAGTAAATGGTTTGTTGTCCAACCATTCCAGATTATGTCGTTCTTCTTTTGTGTCATGCCACAATCCAAAATCTCCGCAAATGATCACGTAATCATCTTTAGTTAACTCTACTCCTTCTGGGAAAGAATGACTGTTTAATCGAGTCATCCAATCCCCATGTGTGTCTCCTGTTACAAATATCATACAATAACTCCTTCCAATAATTCTTTTAATGCTTGCATATTATCCTCATGCACTCCATTATCTTTATCTGCATCATCTTTCCCTGTATCATAAGCACACTTGATAATCTCCATTACTCTATCATAGCTCACGTTAATAACATTTCCCTCAGTCCATTAAATGCTCCGCTGATAATATTCTTGTATGTCTGAGCGATATCATCAAACAATACATGAGTTTCCTCCTCTGTAATTGTAGCATATAAAAACGTCATTGCAGGGCTACTATGATTCAATAATCTCATAAGTGTATACAATACGTTCTGATCATCTTTATGATCAACAAGTGTCCAATACACAAAGTTCTTTCGTAGTGTATGTGTACCAATGTTATCCTCAATTCCAACTGCTTTAGCACCTTTTTTAACAAAGTCTAAAGCATTTGCTTCTGTCATGTGTCCTGATCCAGATTTACATGTTCCGAAAACATAATCATCCATTGGCACTTCGCCATCAATCTTGACATCATATTTAGTTCCTGCGACAGCTTCAAAGAAAATATCCACTGCTTCGGTTACTAAGTCGTTAAAGTATACAGTTCTAAATTTCTTTGTTTTCTTTTCCTGCTTACGAGTCTTATCTTCCAATAAATCGCCCCATTTGAGTCTAACAATATCAGAGATACGATATGCTGTATTGTTTCCAACTGTAACCAAAAGATTGTTTCTGGCAGCTACATATCGTTTGTACTCTGTGTACGATTTATCAATCTGGTCTCTAAAATATGCATTAAAGGCTGCAAATTGTTTTCTGTCCTTGATCGGATACACTAAAGATGATACGCCTTTCTGTTTGTTAGATCGAGTCCATTTAGGGTTTCCGTCCTTACGTCTTTTAATCTTTGTTTCAGATTCTTCTGCGTTATTATTATTTACTGTTTCAATAACTTCAAACTGTGTTGCTGCCATGATAATCTCTCCTCTCTAATTATTGCACTGTTCACGTACTTCTGGTCTAATTTCTACTTCGATTAATTCCATAATTCTCACTCCTATTTTCTAAATTTAGGCAAAATAAAAAGAAGCCCCTAAGCTTCTCAATCTCATTCTGTTATTCAATTTCTACAATGGTCTAATAATATCAGGATTCATGATAAGAATACTATCACAATCCCAACCGTAAAGCTCATAATATAACTCATAATCACCTTTTGATAAATTAAGCTTAATTGCATCAACTCCATCTTCGACCATCTTCTCAAAATCTGGCACAACGCCCATTGTATCAAATAAATATTCTGGGAGATATCCCGATAGATCTTGAGTTGGAATCTGCTTTAAATCGACTTTCTCTGTCCATTCAACAATATTTGCCGAATCATCCAATGTAAATTTAAAGTTTTTGTCCAGTTTATCAATTCTAAAATCATTATCAATACACCATTTCTCCCACGGCTGATCCGCCTTTATATCCGATGCCCATAAACCGCCAAATGGTTTGTTAATCATGTTTCTGTTCACAATTGGCATAAACAACTCTTTCTCAAACTTATCACTGCCGTAGTGAATATAAATATTTTCTGACATTTTTCCATCCTTTCGTCAAACTTATCCTGTCATCTGCTTCTCAAAAAGCTGTCTTTCCAACGCACCGAAATCATAGTCACGATCACACTCCAAACGTGCAAGGTTCGCTACCTTGGACTTTTGTTTAGCGTTCTTCTTAGCTTGATTACGTTCCCAGTTTCGTACTGCTGCCTTCCAGTCTTGCATTTTGCTATTGCCAATCATCCAATCTTTGGCTGTGTAATAATCCACAAACTCTTCTGGATCAATTCCATTGTGTCTCTGTTGGCAATATCTGGAGACTTGCTCGCAATCAGGCGGTGTGAATCGCTTTATATTATTATTATTATTATATTTATTATTATTCTTTACTTTCTTTTTATGTGTCGCTTCTGCGTCGTTTTGGTGTCGTTTCTGTGTAGTTTTTTCATCTACAAAACCTTGATAAACACTGTAATTTACTATGGTTATGACTGTCTTTTTAGTGTCGCTTTTTACATGTATGATACTGTCGTTTTCCAGTGTCTTTAAAAATTTGATAACCTTTGAATTACTCCATCCCCATCGATCGCACAATCTTCTGATCGAAGTAACTACCGATCCTCGCTCAACTGTTTCTAAATTTCCATCAATGTATTTCGATTGATCATTATATCCTGCGAGAATCAATAAGTCAATCATTGCTTGTCCTCTGGCAAATGGTTTATCTTCCCACAACCAATGATCTGTAATTTTCCGATGGAGTTTAATCCATCCTGTGTTATTCATGGCATCACTCCCATCTATATGTGGAGATAAAATTCTCCTTTAATACCTACATATATTTATTATTCGTCAACATAATAATCACGTTTAAACTCTTCATAAGTCATAACACGTTTCCCACAGTTTCTACAAGTCATAGTCTTTCTATAGTTGTACTCTGTAACACCTTCTTCTTCCAGCTCTCCATTGCCTGTATATAAATCGTATCCTTTCATATAAATTCTGTGCTCTAAACCTGACTCACTTCCACAATGAGGACATTTGATTTTTTTTCGCATATATTAACCACCTATCAAAGTTTCATTTTATGTATTATGCTATTCGTAGCTGTTGATAAGAAGTAGACTGCAAATATATTGCATTATAATCATCTCTTCTTTCAATACAAACTTGTATTGCATGTTTGTTAAGCTCACGATCAACTCCATCTTTCATATAAGCCCCATCGTGGCTCCAATAATATTCCCACGAATTACTAGTTACATCATATACTATCAGCCCCTCAATCGCATCTTCCATACTCATTAAATCATCATATCCTTTTTGATGATTAATATATTCATACGAAGATATCACATAATATGTCGGTATTGTATTTCGTTTATAAGTTAACGCTTCTTTCATATAATTGAACACACCTACATCAAATCTAACATCAACAACATGACACACTGCGTCTTTTCGATCTATATCAACTAGAGTAAATCCATGAAAATAATCACTTTGTAAAAGAAGGTCGATATCATATTTTGTAGATATATGTTGATTAAATTCTTTTACGAGTACGTCTCCTATATCATGTGCTAAAAGTAACAATCTCATATAACTTTGTAAATATGGCATATCGTCCGACTTTTCAAGTGATATTTCAACATCTTTACGCATTAAAAAATCAATATTATCAAGTGTATCTCCTGTAAGAAAATGATCAATGGCACTCATACAAATTTTACATTCATTTTCATAAAAGACTGGGATTTGATGTGTCTCTGTTTTTGGAGCAATAAACTGACAAATCCCATTAAAATGCTCAAAAAACAAACCTTCCATATAATCCATATAATCTTCTTTAATACCTATCCATAAAATTTTATTAGTGATTTTTGCTCCTGCTGTATTAAATCCATGATTAATATGCTGTTTATATCTTGCCTCTACACTTTGTCTTGTTTGTCCAATATATATTACACGATTATTATATAAATAGACATACACATATCCATAACCTTCTTTTGGTCTTTCATAAAATTCTGTTTTTTCTGTCAGTATACAAGTTTCCATTAATTATATCACACCTCTCTATTCTTCTGAAATAATTTCCACCGCAGCTTCATAAAATCTATTGTATAAAGTTGCATTTGTTTTAATAAGCTGGGATTTAGATAGCCCATGGGCATATTCATCCCAGTTAACACCGTTTTCTGTCATCTTAGTGTAGATTTTCCGATAAACCGAAGTTCCACCTTTAGATTTATTTCCAATATGATTAGCATAATTGGTAATCTTAATCTTCATTTCTTCCCAATCAGGCTGTGCGTTCTCTTTGCGGAACTGTCGCAGAAGTTTTTCCAGCACACTTACCAGTAGGTCAGGATATTTGTCATAACAAAGATCAATCGTTGGTACATTACCTCTTTCACTAATGTTGTATTTCTCTTTGTATTCTTTCCGATCCTGTTCCCACACAATTCCATATGTGTTAGTAAGATACCTGTATGCCTCTCTAAGAATATCTCTAGTAGTGGTTCCTAGTTCGTCAGATTCTTTTAGGATATCATCAATGATAGAGTAGACATTAGATTTCCATTCATTAAGTTTGTATTCTGCAATAACGCTTTCCGTATCTACTACTGGAACATCTTGCGTAGGCTTTCCAATCTGCTTAAACAATTCTTTCCGTTCGGCTTTCATCTCTTTAACAATGTCATCCAACTGATTAAATCCTTTAATAGTAACCTTGTACAGACGCTCATTGTTTCTTTCCATCTGCTTCATAAGTTCTGTCTGCTCTGTAAGAAACTGTTCTACTGTTGTCACAGAAGTTCCTGTTCTTAATTTTCCATGACGATAAGCTTTGATAACATTCCATGCCCAGTCCATAAAGGCATCTGCTTTTGGCTGACGACTTAATCTACATATTTCAAATACTCCCAACTCATTATATACAACTGTTTCCCTATTCCTTCCATCAACCGTCCTCGTTTTGAGGACACTTGATTTTCCAATAAACCGAGCCTTGTTCTTATCGTGAATATTTTGAATTGCTTTTCTTGGATCTGCATATTCCAGTGCTTCTCCAATTTGATTTCTTGTCATCCAAATATCATCCTCAGCACTATAAAAATCACACGATAAATCATTAAAATTTTCCGTTTTAACTAACTGTAGGTTCATTCTTCATCTTCCTTTCTAGACTGTCTTATTTTTCTCTACACTCATTATTTTTGTATAACTGTATTCCGTAAACCAATAGGAATAAAATCAACATTTAATTCCAACTATTAGTGTGCCAATCCTAATAGAAACCTATTCTATTCCTATTAGCTCTCTATGTATTAACACCCTATCCTATTAACAATTCTATGTCTAGTTAGTTATTAGTTTGTATAATAAATTTGACAAAGAACCGACCTGCCAAATCGGTTCCTGTCAAATGTTTTCGTAAAATAAAAAGAACCTTCCCCTTCCGTTCGGTTCTTTGCCAAAATTATTATATGGAATTAAATCAGCTGATAAATAAGCATTCCGAAAGCTACGATAACCCATAATGTCGTAATTGCTTTCATAGGCTTCATAATAGCTTCTAATATTTCCTCTAATACGTCTATATATTTGCTTAAATATACCTTATTATGTTCACGATCAATTTTTCTTAGCGATAACCAAGCTAGGAAAACAATCACATATAACACAAAAGATATTCCGCAGAACTGTTCAAAGAAATGAATAATCTGTTCTAATTCCATACTTCATCATCCTCATCTTCATTATCATACAAATTTTCCACTGGTGCTGTCTGCTGGAACATATCCGTTGGAGATAAGTTTCTAGCCTCACACATTGCACAAAAGACTTTCAATACCTTCTCCCATTCATGTTCTTGAATCCACTGAAGAAATGGTTTCTTTCCACGTTTCTTAACATCAATATGGTATTTGTATTGCAAGTTCTTATACAGCTCGTTCCACATAACAGAGAATTGTGTTCCTGTTACCGCAGCTAATTTCCTGATACCAGCGTTCATCTTATTGCGATCATCCCACGTCAAAATTTCCGCTGCTAATAACTTGTTATCATTCTGTAACTTCTGATTCTCTTCTTTTAGTTCTTTGTTCTGTGTTCGTAAATCAGTTACCATAGCAAGCTTAACATCTTCAGAAAATGATGGAAAATAGTGTTCAATAAACTGTGACTCTTTCCCAAAGTCAACTGCACCGCCTGTCTTACGGATGTTTCTAAGATATTCTTTAATCTGTTTCTTCATCTGCTTTGCGATAGGTTTGCGTGACTGCATACACACTTCATAGAGTCCATCTTCTGTGAGGAACCAAAATGGATTGATGGTCTTTCCAGTAGAATCAATCTGACCTAAATTTGACCCGCTAACATTATTAGCGGTTAAGATTTTGGTCTTATATTTTTCTTCTGAATCAATCGCCTGTAACATTTTATCCGTTCTATAACTTCCATCAGGACGTTTACTATAATCAATCCATTCTGCCACGTCTTTAGCCAAGAATAACGGATCTTCAATGCTTCTATACAGATCAATTCTTCTGCCTAAAATTTCCGTTGTATCTACAAGCTGCACGCCTGCCTCTATCTGTTCTTGTTCTCTCTGATCTTCTATCGTGATATAATCATTAATGAAAACATAATATCTCACGCTCTCGGCAAGCTTTGAAGTTTCCATTAGTAAAGATAATCTGATCAAACATTTAAGAGTAAACACCTTAGCACCTTTATAGCCGAATGAGATATTTAATCCGTTCGGATACGTTACCATGATTCTTCCCTTCTGTTTTTCCGTTGTTGCGTTCTGACCATCAATGATCTCCTGCACTGTCTTAACTTCCATGCCATCTGCTAAAAACTCTTTACGATACTTCGTGCACAACCTCTTGACTTCATCAACATCTCCATCAAAGAATCGTGCTACTTGTTCCGTAGTAATATAATCTCGTCCAGGAAGCCACGGGATTGGCTTGATCGTAACCTGTTTCAAAAGCTCCGTGTTCTGCACCAATTCATCTCTCTTTGCCTTATCCAAAATTGGATCGCAAGGAATTTCCATTTCGTTTAGATTCATAATTAATTCCACCTTTCTTATGTAAAAATTTGTATTAAAAAAGACACTCTGGAATTTTCCATAAGTGTCCTAGTTACCTATATTCATTTATATTTATTCTAATTCTAGTTCATCAATTTCTGGTGTGTCAGAATGATTCATTTCTTTTAACTCTTCGATACTTGTTCCAAGCAAAGTAAGAGCCGACTTAAATCGGTTCGGATCAATATATCCTGTATGTCTATGCCAAAAATTTTTAGCAAAATCTGGATCTTCTTTTTCCAATTCATATGCTATGTGATCGGCTTTATCGTACAATAGCCTTGCTCGTGTTGGCAGTTTCATCGGTTCATATCCTCTACTCTGCTGTCTGTAATCTTCTATTATGTTATCCCAACTAAGATCATCAGGGATCTTTTCTATTATATACACTTCCTGTAAAGCTTCCTCTGGTACATCAGGATAATGAATTAGAGCATACCTCTCTTTTCCATTCTTAACATATTTATATACTTCATGTTCAAGATCTGGAAGTGCTACATATTCTAATCCGTTTTTCTTTAGTCCATCTACCCAGTTTGTTTCTGTAAATGTCTGAACCCATACATCTTTCCCATAATGCTTGAATTTATTCATATTCATAACTCCTTCCATATATAATCTGCTTTATCAAATAATATTTTCCATTCTATCTTCCATTCCAAAGATCGGAAAAGAACTTATAAATCCCATACAGAATAGCAACAAATGCTATAACCATTAAAATTCCATAACCACCACCTAAAATAGCTCCTAACATATATTCCAAAGTGTCCTCTGGAACGATAAATATAATTATTAATAATAAAACCAATGGCATAATTTACTCTCCTTTGCTCTGTTCTTTAAGTTTTTTGTTTGTCTTGTATCTCAACTAATATGTATATATTATCATCTTCTCTGACTGTAGTAAACAGTCCATAAAAATTACACTTCGCTTTCCTCTACCTCACTTGCAAATAACTCGTACTCATAGTCGTAACCACCGCCATCACAAGGAATATCAATATCTCCTGTATTAATCTTTTCCGCTACAATATTTCTTGCTTCATCCTCTGTTTCTGCTTTAATTTCAACTGATCTCTTATATGTTTCTACAACATCTATTATATATTTTTTCATGTAAATTTCCATCCTTCCTATTGTTTTTCTAGTGCTTCAATAAAAGTCTTATACATAAGAATATCTTGCTTAAGACAGTTCTCAAAGACCACTTTGCCTTTTTGATTAAGAAATAAATCAGAAGAAAGATTTTGTAATCGTATTTCATAATTTTTCTTTCGTCTATTTAATTTTTCCAACAATTCTTCTCGTGTTCCACATTGTCGGATGTCGGGACCTAAGCTACTATTTAATTCCATATCATTTCCATACCAATAGAAATTTCTTTTTGAGTCTGGGCTGCATACCAATTTACATACTACACCAAGACCATCTGGTTTGGTCGTTGTTCCATAATTTGATTCTACTAAAACTCTCATGATTATTTCCATCCTTCCTACGATAAAATTGACATTCTATTAATTAATAGATCCATCTGCATTGACCAATCTATTTTCCATATCTGCGTTGTTATCTGCAATATTCTGCAATACATAAAACAGAGAATCATCCGCTTTAGACAATTTTCCGATTGTCTTAGATAAATTTCCAATGCTTTCAGTTAACATTTTCATATCTTCTTTACAATCATCTACGAACGTGTCATAGTCCATTCCCAAAGACATATTGAATAAGATGTTTGCAATTCTTTTTACTTCGTTATTTTCCATAACTAATCACTCTCCTATTCCCTAATCTCGTTTGCAATGTCATTTCTTGTGCCTCTAATAGAGCATCCTTCTGTATCATGTCGCATCAGGATCTCGTAAATCTGTTCTTCTTCTTCCTCTGTTAAGAAAAATCCTCCCCAGTATCCATAGTCGTTCTCTCCGTGACACATAACGATTCCGATAATTTCCTGTTTTGTTTCTGTATTCATAATGTTCACTCTCCTATTCATGTGATAAAACTTTTCTTTTATCGACTAATTTCAAACAAATTATGTTCATATGCCCAAATAACCTTTTTCTTCATATATTCAGGATTATCATTTGACAAAACCCTAAATGAAGTTGGTATATTAAGATTATTGTAAATAGTAGTTTTATTTTTAGAGTCTTTCTTCTTCTGTCTATCATTAAATGTCTTATCCCCAATAGTTATAGTGCCTTTACCTTGTTTAGTGTACGATCCTAACCATACATTCGGGTTCCAATTGTTTGCAAACACACAAAGATAATCTTCTTCAATACTTGCCTCGTAGTATTTTTGGCAACTATTTTCTCCATATTTCCATTTGTATTTATTCATAATTTCTTCTCCTTTTTAAAACATTAATCCGCCTAAATCCATTTTCATCCTATGATCCTTTGCTAACCAAAAATTTCCGTCAAGCTGCACAAGATCATATTTACGTTTCATTCTTTCCAGCTCTTTCTCTGTTTTACAAATATATGGGTTAGATCCATCTTCAAACTGAATATGCTTCCATGTCATAATTTCCACCTCTATTCTTCTACGTCAAACCATTCAGGTTGTCCATCGATGTAACATCCACAATCTTCTGCTCCGAATTCTAATTCAGTAGGATCAAAGCAGATGTTGTCCATCATGTAAGTTTTAATCTCTTCTTTTGTAAGATCTACGTTGTGCTTTTCTGCAACCGATGTGTAAAAATCATCAAGTATATACGCATCAGGATTTTCCATGATACCGCTAATACTAAATTCTTCTGCATAACATTTTCCGTTAATTTCTACAACGTCACGCCATGTAAATTTATGTTTTTTAAATTCATTAATAATGTCACTTGCAATCATTCCGACAATCGGCTGTTTTCCATCTTGCTGTCGTTCTAGCTCACAATTAACTAATTCCAATACATCAATATCCAGTCCGTTCTCTGTTTTTACGATTGCACTATAATAATCTCTATATTTGTTCATAATTTCCACTCCTATCTTTCTTCCAAATCTGCATTTTATTATCCGACCAGTTCTAAGTATCCAGCTTTCACAAGATCCTCTTTTTGTGATAATGGCTGCGGCACATACTGCATACCCTTTTCTCGATCATAGTCGTAATACCACACACCGTATTCTTCAATCGGTTCCAGGATATGAATTGCAAGGCTAACTTCCATCACGTTTACCGCCTGAACGCAAGCGTTCTTCATATCCTCAAGGCTACATAATGTACTGTATTGTGGTTTTAATTTTTCCACAAAATCTTCAAAGTCTAATCTTTCATATTCTTCTCTACTAACTTTCATTCGTTCTTACCTCGTTTCTTTCCATTAAAAAAGGAAGATACATTTCTGCATCTTCCTAGATTACTTTGTTTTATATTAAATTTTCCGTTAGTCAATCAATTCGATATAATCTGTGTCGATTAAATCTTCTTTATCTCTAATCGGATTCGGTTCATTTAATGTTCCCATTGTATAATCATAGTCATAATACTCTGCAAAACAATCTCTTAATGTTTCCAATAAATGAATTGCTAAATTATGATCTGCATTATTAACTGCATCAATTACATAATTTTGTAAATCATCTGCGGTACAAATACAATCATGTTCCATTGCTATTTCCATTACTTCTTCAAAACTTTTTGTTTCAAAATCCTTCTTATTAATTTTTAATACCATATTTTCCACCATCCTTATTCACATTCTTTTTTTCCGATAAGCTGAATAATGCAACCAAAATCTCCAGCACGATATACTCTAATTTTGTCTGCCTTATAATCTGCCATCAATCCTACATCATCATAGATTTTTAGCCATGCCCTGAATCCTGATGATGTTTCAAATTCCATCTCTAAGGTATAGTGATCTCCGATCTTTGCGTTCTCATCCACAATATAAGCATTATATCTTCCATCGGAGCCAAAATTTAAGATGTTCGCCTTCAACCCATCTTTTGTTGTACCTACAAAAATTAAAGCTGCAATATCACTATCCCCAATAAATTCTCTATCGTATTCTTTATATGATTTCATAATTTCCACCATCCTATTCTTCATAGTTTTCTAAATCCCAACGTTCTTTTAAAAGCTGAATTACAAACTCAGGATATTCCATAAAGTAATAATATTCATAAGATTCTTCTATCTGATCTAGTTCTTCTCTAGTAAGATCTTCACAATATTCTTCATCATATCCGTTTTCGTCTGCCCACGTTTCAAAATCCATTGCCGACTTCTGAAAATCTTTAACCTTATCACTAATCCGTTTCAAGTCATTCTCTTCAATCGTGATTAAAGGTTTTCCATAATCATCGTAAAGATCTTCCCATAAGTCGTTGTTCCATTGTGACTTTGGCTCGTGTTGGATATAAATGTTTGTTAATCCATTTACATTCCAGCCCGTTGTAGCAACTAATTTTCCAGTTTCTTTCTCTACACCATAAAACATTCCAGGTTTTACACAAAATCCTCCGTATGAGGCGTGTCTAAAATGTTCAGGCAAGATCAATTCTTTAAACTCGTACATAATTTCCTTCTTTCTGCCTATTCAGGACTTTAAAATATTAACAGTTCTCTTATATTATACACGATAATTTCCATCGTGAAAAGTAGCGAGGGCGGAATTGAACCGCCTGATAAAAGCACTCTTTTATCTACCATACGCCACCGTTTTTCCGTTCCAATACGTCACTACTAGCAATCAGTAGTACAGTCTTTCCGTTCATTTAAAGTAACTATTAGCTTCAATAGTCCAGTATTTCCGTTAGGGTGTATACTCATATCATCATGAGTAGTAAAAGCCTTTAATTGGCTATGTAACTAAATAATTCTGACGGATCTTCTTTTAAAATTTCCGTCATGCCGTTAATTGCTTCTTCTTGCGTTTTGTACTTCCGAAAAATTCCGAACGTGTTCTTGAATAGCAAGAAGTATTTATATCCATACAAGCCATCATCTTTCCCAGCGTTTGGAGGATTCTCTGTGAAGTACAGTGTGTTGTACTTTCGTTCAATGTGGCACGCTAATGCTTCCATAGTTGTTCTGCGACTCATTCTTTCCACCTACTTTCTACTTATAATAGACATCTACATTGTTCTTATCATCGTGTGACCAACTAAATCCAACGTATTTTCCACTGTTACCGCAATCTTCAAGATCGTACTCACAGCATAAGTCGTTATACTCATCAGGCGTGTTACAGAAATTTTCCGTTCTACCATCGGAATAAGTATTTCTTACTATCATAATTTCCACCTTCCTTTAAATAGTGACATGATCACATTCTGTATCAAAGTATGAAACTTTCCATTCATTAGGCATATTTTCAATAACTTCTTCTATATCCCAATCTTCATGCCCATCATCATAAAACTTATTTTTAATTTCATTGATTTTATCTTGAATTTCATCTACTGAAATTTCATCATTTTCGCAAACAAGATATCCATATTCCATGTCGTAATCAGTACATTCATTGAGTGTCATAATATTCATAATTTCCACCTACTTTCTTATAATCTTTCCATCAATTCTACAGCAAGGATATATGCTACATACTTCCATACGTTCACATATCCGTTTAGATCTTCCAGCTTGCATTGTAATACCGTATGAATCATTCCTTCGCAGAAGCCTTTGTTTTTAAGTTCTGCGATAAGATCTTTCTTTGCGATCGGTGGCAAGGCTGCGACTCTGATTTTTCCAATATCAAAAGTGTTTCGTTCTTCTTTTTCCACTGTCTGAATCACTACCATGTTTGTTCTTGTCATCTTTAAAATTTCCATAATTATTCTCCTATTCTTCCTCATCTTCTATACATTCGCCACAATCTATTGCTTCATCTTTACAAGCATACAATATACCGCCAAATCCACAGTTACACTCCCAATCCTCAAACAATTCCTGGATAGAATCTCCATCGTTCATAAAATATCTGTCCATAGATTCCATTAAATCTTTTAATGAAAAACCGTGATCAATCATCCATTGTAACTGATACTGTTCATAAGTTTGTTTCTTTGAAATTTCCATTTTGTGTACCTTCCTTTACTTTTTAGTTTTCTTTATTTTTCCATTCTTTAGAACAACGAAACACAAAATAAAATGTCGTTCCGTAGTCCTCGATAGCATCTTCTGTTCTTGTCAATCCATAATTTCCAGCAACCTTGATGATATTTTTCACGACTTCCTTCCGTGTTTCAAAATAGTTTTCCAAAGTTGCTGGAATATCATATATTGCTAAGATAATTACTTGATATATATCACTGTAAAATCCATTAAGATCAAATTCTATCTTTTCAACTCTGCCAATTTGTAAGAGTTCTTGTTCTAGTTCTTGACATTTATCTAAAATTCCAAACTTCTTTGCGGTTCTTACTTCTCTTTCTTTCATGATCTTCCATCCTCCTATTCTATGCCGTTTCCAGTTCTTCTTTCTCATATTCTTCACGATCTTTATAGTACATATCCAACAGTTCTCTATACTTCTTTTCGCTGTCTGTCATGTACAATTCGTTGACACTAGACCATTCATTCAAGCCTTTTTCTAAGATCATCACGTACTTTCTTAGTTTGATTCTGCCTAACTTTAGATTGTTATTTCCAACACTGAAGAAATAATTATCTTGTAAGCACCCCACAAAATATTCATCAAGGAAATCCGCTAAAGCATCGCAGATATTTTCCACTGTACCGCTAGAAATAATCGTTCTATAGTCTTTCATTCTATGCCACCCCCATTGATTCTAATGCAAACATAAAAGCTACAACTTCTCTATCACTAGAAAGAATATCGCCCCTATAATTATTAAACTCTTTAACAAAATCTAAATGACTTTCTATAAAAGAATCACCAGCTTCAAGTGCTTCTGTATAACCAGCTACTCGATCGTAATTATCATATAAGAAGCCGTATTCTTCATTGAATTTTTCCAAAAATGCCTTGATATTAATATTAATTATTTTATTTTCCATAATGCCATACCTTCTTTCTATGCCGTAATCAGTTCATAATCTTCCAGTAGCTCCATCAGGTTTGCTTTTTTCCATCTATGTAAGACTCGATCACCCGTTTCATTTCTAATCGGTTTGGCAAGCTGATTTCCATTGTGATCTTTCTTCCATTGCATATACTGTTTTACAGAGTTATGATAATATCCATCGTTATGGACTTCTATGTATTTGTTCTCGTTGCGTTTGTTTCTGTATATAGTAATCGTTGTCATTCTTATAACCTTCCTTCTATCTGATTTTTCCATTGTCTGCCACGGCTTCTACGTCGTCGCAATAGCTATTGCAAGGATTCCATACACAATAGCTTGTTACGTGTTTTCCTTTGCGTACACGTTTGTTATATGCAATGTAATAGTTTTCATACGTTCCATGTCTACCACCAGCAGAAACACTTTTAATGATTTCTACATAAATAGTATGCTTTACAGCACGTTCACGGATCATTTTATCCGTTAGTTTTCTAGTGCTGATATACTTTACCTTATAGGCGTTTAGATCGTATTCATGCCGTATATAATCGTTTACAAGCTGGATATTTCTATCCTTTGCTACGATCTTTATAATGCTATCATCGAGCTTATCTTTTGTTCTATGAGTATTGAATTTTACAGTTACGGGCGTTGTCCCTGGATAGGCATATGATTCCTTGCGAACTTTCCAGCAATAACCATCTGCCGTATCAATTGTACCGTCACTGTTATAAATGCCGTTTATAGTTCTGTACGTGCTTCTTTTTGTCTTTGCGTGTACAGTATTTCCAAAGATTAAAAAAGCCGTAAACATGAGTGCTACGGCTAATAGGATCTTGATTGTTTTATTCTGTTTTGTTTTCATTGCGTTCTGTACCTTCTTTCCTATTCTTCTATATCTGTATCATCAAAAAATCCAACGCAAGCAAGCACATATACAACGGTAATCATTAACAGTAATGCTTCTAATATAAAGGCTTGCGGTATCTTGATAAATGCAATAATAGCCATTGCAATTCCTACAAGTGCAATGGCTATATCTATCGTTTGTGGTTTATGTAATTGTGTTTTTTCCATTGTTCTTTCCTCCTCCTACTCGTCAACTCTTTCTATCATAAAATTACCACCATGATATAAATTGAGTCCGTGATTTCCACCAGTAATGTACATATCATCAGTGATCCCATCACGTTCTATATCTTCATCTGAAACAAATACACCCATATTTCCATCAGATTCTAGTTGATCGATTGCAAGATCTAAAATTGTGCCGTAGTCCGTTGTAGGTTCGTCAACTGTTACAAGTTCGCTGAAATAACCAAAAATCACTCTGTATTTCGTCATAATTTCCTTCTTTCTGCCCTTTACGGGACTTTCTTTCTATTTATAAGTTCAACAAAATAGACAAGCCGTGTTTTGACTTGTCTATAATGCTCGACTTATAAATACGCTACAAACTCTGAAAAATCAACCGTATCATATAAGTTCTTGATTTTCTCATGATACACATTGTCAAGTTCTTCTTGAGTATCTACCCACGGCATACCATTAAAAACCTTCTCGGCTTCTTGCAAGATATACTGTTTTGCTAATGGCTGTAAATCACAAACAACCGTTTCTGCTTCTTTATGTGGGCAAAACGGTTCAATAAGATCCATTCTTATATTGTCTTTAATATAATCATCTAAACTTGAACCGTTCTTTTTATCATCCGATTTATTAAAAAATTCTAACAGTTGTCCAACCGTTAGAATTTTAATCTCATTGTCATCATATTCATCAGCATATAAATATTGTTCCATAATTCAAACACTCCTTTTCTCTAATTTAAAATTGAAATGTAGCCGTTGAATGCTTTAGAATTAACATACCAACCATATATATTCATTTCACGTCCATATTTTTCATAATCAAAATAATCTGATACGTTTGTTGGAATATTTTCAAGTAGTCCAGCATCTTCTACATAACGATAAGCTAAATCTTTCATACTGTTACAATCTGCATAGATAATATAATTACCATTTTCTACAATGGCAAACGCTTCATCTAAGCTTGACGTTTCTGAACTAATTTCATTAAATACAGTTCTTTCTTCATCTGAAAGTTCTGCATAGCGTTCTCCGATTTCTTGAAGCCTTGAAAGTGGTGTGTATTCTCCTAAGTCCGTTGTATCAAACTCTGCATCATAATCAGCGACAAAGTATTCTTCATATTTTGCATTGATACCGATTTCTTTTAAGATGTTCTTGATTTCATCTTCATCAGCAAGTGGGAAATTTACAGCTTTATCAATGATTTCTCCTTCATTGTATTTCCCTAAGTTTGTAACCCATGCTGTAAAACCATCTTTATTTGTGTTCGTGTTCATGATAATACCTTCTTTCTTGAAATACCCGACTTACATTTCATAAAAGCGGGATTTTAAATAGTTACAATAAAAAAGACACAATCTTTTTTAGATCGTGCCTTTATGGTTTACGCTATTCCTTCACTAAAAAACCAATCAAGAAAATCACTCGTATATGGTTTTTTAGTTAAATGAATATCCTTTTCATTCTTTCGAATAAACGCCCAACATTCAATTTTTGTTTCAAAACTAGTCGAATGTTCCATATTTGTTTTTTTATCGACATAGTCAATATAGTATCTCATTCTTTTCATAGTTGTTTACCTCCTTATACTACGACCAGCTCTTAAGGCTGGATTTTCAGTTATAAGTTCATGAATGGATACAAATAACAGTGTCATGGACAGTGGCTTGTCTTTCGAGTGCATACCATGCAAGGCGTTAATTTGTACCCCATCATCGACCTATAAAAGAATTATGATATCTTAACCAGTGGATCACTGGTTGAATCATTGTTAATCTTTTGGTTTTGATGTTTTAATTCAAAAAAGATTTTTCAGAGTGTTTATAAAACACCCTTAAGTTATACCGTTCAATGTAATGTATAGTGTTCTGCGTTGCTGGTGTCTCCCGACATTAGCCATACATACTAACTAATGGGTTATTAGCTAAATAACCTTAATGTCACTTATTGCATCGGGCGACACTCTACCCTATCATCTTTTTTACATGGGTTATGGCGTTACCATGAGTTTTTATAGAAGTATTCTTTTCTTCTTTTATTCGGTTGTGTTTAACCGTTTTAAATAGGGATTTAAAAAGTCTGAATTGACTTTTTAGAAAAGATATGGTATCCTAGAATTGTCTAGGTTCAGGGATACCGAAATCCCAAAGATGATATGGGCAGAAAGCCTTTTTTGATTAAGGCTGAACGCCTTTATCATCTTTTTTTATTTAATTTTTGTAACCAGCATCTTAACTGGTATCAAGTTAAGTGAGATTTTAAACTCTGCGGATCAATCAAGATCGTTTGTTTTGCTTCTCTTTTAACTTGTCTTTATTATATCATGTATTTACTTGATTTGTCAAGTATTTATTTGATTTATTTTTTGATTTTAAAACAAATCAAATTGTGATATAATTGTATCAATCAGATATGATTTATTGTCATATCCTTTTGACAGTTATTATTATATCAAGTTTTTACTTGATTTGTCAAGTATTTATTTAATATTTTTTAAAAATATTTGTTTACTATTTAATATAATAAATAAAGGAAGGTAAAACATACATGATATATATAGATAATACTCAATTGATCGCAAGTATAAAAGAATTACAATTAAGAAAGAATTATACGCAAAAACAACTTGCAACGGCTATTGGTATCTCACCAGCTAATTTATCTAATATCCTAAAAAACAAAAAGTCATTGACGTTTGAAGATGTCAATAAAATTTGTAATGGTTTAGGCTACAAATTGGACTATCGTTTTATAGATACAGATAATACTAGCAAAGATCAATAATAACGTGTACTCTGCCCCTATGCACTCATAAAGCCTTATACAATCGTTTAAATGCTTTAGAATGTAACTATGCAAAGATCATTTGTATTATATAGAAGAAACACGTATAAAACAGTATTATAAACGCAATATATAAGTATATCTATTATAGCATAATGTATAACACTTGTCTATGTCGTAGGTGTACTCTTATATAGTGTAATGTATATGTACTATATCTATATATTATGTCATAGGTGTATGTTGTGTATAGTTGTATGTTATACTATTATATGCACTTGTATAGTTATAGTAGTTTGGATCTAGTTTAATGTGATAGTATGAGATATACTATCATGTTATGCTTTTATATGTATTTATATATGTTTGATAGCTTGATCTTGTATGATTGTTATATATTAATTTGTTTAGTTTATATTTTAATTTGTGTATTTGTTGCAAGTGCTGAAAGTCTGCCAAACATCGAACACTTGTTTGGTTAGTAGTGTAGCATGGTTTTATTGTGCTGTCAAGTGGTATAGATAAAAGTTATGGGCTGGTGGTTTGGTATAGAGTGAAGTTATAGGTGGGTAGATTGTTAACTTGTATATGGTTTAGTGGTTAACAATGATATAATGTGAATGATTGTGACTGATTATGATTTTACCAGTGTATTGATGGTGTGGATAGATTATCAAACATATTATGCAAAAGTGTTGGATAATAGACAAGTGTATGATAAACAATACTTGTTGTGTAAATAGTCGCAAAGTAGTAGTCCTATTTCGGAATACTACGACACGTCGTAAACTATATTATATTATACAGCATCTGATACACTATCATGTAGTTTTGAATACTATGTGGAAATAGTTGGAAATTATCTGTACTCCTGATCCTGATCTGTCTATAAATTATTTACAATCATTTACAAAATCTATTTGATAAAATTATAGTATTTCAAATAGATTTTTACAATTTTAACCATGTAATTTTTATACCACCAGATCAAAAAGCGGGGGGTATGTTAACATTTACATTTTTGGAAATAACTGTTATTTTAGACAGACGTGTTCAATCACCGTGTCAACAAAATTTTTTCGACCCTGCCCACAAAATCCCAATTTTCCCAAGCAATTTCCTACACTTTCCTAGATAAACACTTTCTGCTAATCGAAAACATGTCCTCGGAGGCGTCGTCGAGCGAATCGTTTATTTTACTACTCTTTTTTCAACGCTCTCAGAACCCCTTCTTTCAAAAATCGCACTTTTCTCAAAAATCAGCCCCATTTTCCCCTTTATTTTCCCCAATTCTCTCGACGACATGTTTTTGTTTTGCGTCATTTCATGCAGATTTCACCTTTAAAAACTCAAGCAATTCCTTATATTTTTCACGCCCAAATTTCACAACTTTCGCACAATTTCTCGAAACATGATTTTTAGCATTTCTCGAAGCACGATTTTGACCATCGGCACCCTCATAAATCCCAGTAAACCCCTACACAAACTACCTCTCAACCTTTGCACAAAATTACTCCCAGAAAAATGCATAAATTCGATCTATCATACTCTAAACTGATTTTATCTCCACAATCAATCGTACAAAATAATCATCACTTACACTTTATGACCACTACACTTTTTAATGATTTGCTTACACATTTGCAGAACCCTTCTATATAGGGTCATAACGAAAACGTACGCAAAATGACATAAACCCCCTTATAAACACTAAAGAAAACGACAATTATAACAATTACCTCTTCTCTCTTATTCCAAGCAAACAAGCAATTTATTGCGCAGTTTAGGAGAGACAGGATAAGCGTCAGCGTTCCTTCTCGACATTGCTACCGCAGGTAATATCACTTACACTCTTCCATTTCTCAGACAATCATGTTATACTTTCATTGAGGGATTAGGCAACCCTCGGCATCTATGCCAAAACAGACATAAAAAATGATATTAAGGTATTCAAGTTAGTACCCCAGATAATGTATCGGAAAATGCATTATCAGAAATTATGCTCAGGGAAATTTCTCTGGACATATTTTTTACAATTAACAATCTCTCATTGCAACAAAGTATCTTATATGATATAATCGTATATATGGCATTGAACAAGATATTCAATGTATTCCATGTATCAATAAAAACAATCCCTCGCAAGGCAAAACATTTTAATAAGATGGAATCCCTTGAACTATCAACCAGATTTGTGACAGATAGTGAACACAAGTAATCTATCAATCAGACACTCAGCCTTGCAAGCAGGGATTATTTTTATGCGAAAACTTATCTCTCATACAAACCTATAAAAAATCGCACTCCACAGATCATAAATCCATTTTACCTGTCTACACTAACAACTCTCCATGACATACCACAAAATCCATATTTGACGGATATACTCTTCTAAACATTGAGAATCACATATAATCAACACCTACCATTATGTCAGATAATCAACACCTAGCATCATGCAGCAGATTCCCAAATCAGATATCTGCCACAACACATCTTAGATCTAAGACAAAAATATCTCTTCATTATACCCTTAAAAAATGTACTCTGAGAGAGCAAATTTTAATTCTACTATCGTACCCTAACAAGTTATCGCCAAAACATATAAAATGGAAATTAGTACCAGATTTCTCATCTAAACATTGAAAATGTACACTAAGTAATTGCACACATGACCTATATCGCACACTCATACCGCATAGGGGGTACACTTTACATTGAAAAGACCATTATCTGCGCCAGCATATATTGTACGTGAAAAAGTACAATGGTATTTCCTATGAAAAAATACACCTGAGAGATCATAAATCAATTTTATACCTTTCCACTACCAACAATACCAATTTACCAATAGAATGGAAATTCCCCCACGAAAAGCTCTTCTAAATGCACAGAATCCAGTATAAAGAAAATTACATTCTACCCAGATAAAAATATGACTAACTTCCCTCACTGCACCCGTTGACAAGGTGCAAAAAGTATGTTAAAATACCAATATGCTTAAAAAGAAAATGAAGAAAGAAATGATATATACCGTGAAGAATACAAATGATTTTATACATAATTGCAATGAAGAGACAAAACTCTCTTTCAATTTGCCACCAGATATCACACCAGATATGATATGCCAGATAATCAATTATGGTAATCTGTGTAAATATTCTTTTAAAGAATATATGTTGGCAGATACAAGAAAAGAAATTGCAATAAAAATTCATGATTACTGGAAATATCATTCTGAGATATTATATCCAAGATCTTCAAGATCATATATGTGGTTGTACTACAATGAGATAAACAGAAAAAGATTACAGGTATTGCAAGAAGAAAATATAAAACAATTATCATATATGATCTACATGATGACAAACAAAGAAAGGAGAAATTAAAAGATGATCAATACAATTGTCAAGACAGATAACACAGATAAAAAGAAAAGACAGATGAAAGATCAAAAGAGAAAAGAGATGAGCGTCAGCGAACACGGAATTTTTTCGTTGAGTAAGCGTCAGCGACCGAAACAAAAAATAGGTAGGGAATATTTATATTCCCGTGTTTTGTATAGGTAATATGTCCTATATAGATAACACGTCTCTTATAGTTAATATTGTCGGTTGAGCGATTAAAAATTATTTGTCTAGCTATTTAGACGTGTCTATCAAATCAACACCTGTTGTACTTATGCTGATATTTTGTCTACACACAAGTTAATAACCAAGATAGCAAAGGAGAATTATTTATGAAACAAATTAAACCCGAAGGAAAACGACAGAACTTTCATGTTATTCCACATTTTCTAATCTACAATCCAGAGTTTGGAGAAAAAAGAATATTATTTCAAATGGCGTTAGCAAACAATATGATGTTAAAATGGAATCCAGAAAAACCACCGATTCTTTATAATACAAATTTACTCGTGCGCCAAATGAGCTTTTCACAGAATTACAACTCATCAGGCATCAATGAACAAGTTAAAAAATTTATGAAATTAATTGAAGACAAAGGCTATGTTAAAAAAGTTGCATCACCAATCAAGCAGCTTACATTATATAATGTTCCGAATGAAAACACTGAAGAAAATTTATTCCTACAAAAGAAACATTACGGTATAATTTATAACTTCGAGTTCTTATACTTGCTCCGATTACATAAGACGAATTCAATGCCATATAATACCAGAATATGGAATGTATTACTCGTGTTAGCATATCTAAGATACAATATTATCATGCGAGTTTCAGAAGATTTTAATTCGAAAAAAAATAGAAAGAAAAGACCAGAAACATATGTGAAAACATATGATGATATCGGAAAGGAACTTGGATTACATCGAACTACTATTGAAAAATGTGTTAAGGTTCTTGATGAGGCAGGGATTATCTATCATGAGCAATTATTCAAAACTCTTCCTGGCACTGATAGAGTTGTATATAGTCGAATTGCTTTTACAAATAAATATAAATATGACGGAACTCAAGAATATCGCTTGGATTCCAATTACGATTATAAAAAAGAAATCGAAGAAATTAAATTACAGTTAAAACCTTACGGAGAATTTGGGAAAGCAACTAATGCTTCTTCTGATTTAGAAAACCTTGATTAATCGCTTTGTTGGCAGCATTGTGAGTAATCAAGTAAACACAAATTAAAAATTAACTAAACAATAATATACATAACGAAAGGATCTAACAAATTTTCATGACAAAACAATTAAATACAGAACTCAAAGACTTATTGGCTACTTCTGATCGTATCTCATTTGAGAACATTACACAAGAACAGTTCGCAGTCAAACTTGCAGCACAGAGACTACGCACTACTCCTTCTTCAAAGAAAAGATTAAAAAGAAATGATGGTATTCGAGCAAGAGATAGTACAACAGATTCTGTAGTCTATAAGCCAACGCATGACCAGTATTATCGTATTTTCATCAACGATATTTTAAGCAATATTCGATCAGGTGGCACTGATTATTGTTTTAAATGGTATCAAGTAAAAGAATTGCTGCGGTTTCACAAGCACACGTTGATATGCAAAATGGTCAAAGAAAGCACGAGTGCCCGTGGCATTTATTTCAAGGTATCTCTTCCCAACGATTGGCGAAAGATTGAGAAGAATATTATACCAGAACAGTAAGCATGAATTGCTGAAATACATAATAAACACAAATTAATAATTAAACTAAACAAATACATAAATAAGGAGACTTTTCAATGAAATCCAGAAAATTTAATAAAGAAAAATACACAGAACAGAAGACAATGAAGAAAAAGAATCGTCCACAGCGCAGTTATAAAAGCCTTGGGACAACCATTGAGATTCCGATCAATCACAGAAAGCATAAAATTTTAGCTACTGCCCGACATAATGATGAAAACGGCAAAGAGGATGAAACATTTACAGTGACACTTTCAATTGCCAAAGAGACAGGAGATTTCCCAATCTGGCATCAGTTTGAAGATGATTTACAAATCACGGCAAAGAGATATTCTCTTAGAACTGCTCTGATGGCTAAGGTAGTTGAGCTTGAAACAGCTGGCGATCTTGATATACATATTGAATCTGCTGATACTATCTACAAGCTTCTTGAATGTGCAGGCGATTACCTAAGCGGTAAATCAAATACAGTGGAGGTGCAGTAGAATGATAGTTTTATCTACGATTCTGATTGGCGGTACCGTACTGTTTTGCGCAGGAATGTGTCGTTCTGCTGCTACAAGAGAAATGATTACAGAAGATATTTATTGCCAGATCAAGGCAGAAAGTTTACATAAAGACGCTTTCAGAAAACCAAGAACTGAAATAGAACGGATGACAGACATGATTTTTGAAGAAAGCGAAGGTGATGAGTAGAATGGCATTAGATAAACAGATACATGTACATTCTGTGGATACAGGGCATTTTTACACAAAAAAAGAAAAGGCTTTACATAAGCAAAATATGTACATTCGGCAGGAACGTGCAGCAATACATAATAAGTTAAAAGATTTAGAAAAACAAGCAAAAAAACAAGGTTTTTCTGATCAGCAGATTAAAAATATCGAAGCAATTCATATGCGCAGACAAGACATTATTGACACAATATATGAGAAAAAGTTTAAAGAGTTAAGACAGTCTGATGATATACTTGATCAGATTCAATATTGGTCAACGCTTAAAAGTTATAAAACTTTCCCTGCGAAAGACGTCAAAGAAAAACTCTTACTAAGACTTAAGCAGGCGGTTGATACAAATGTAAATCTTGCAAGGCATGGGCATGAAGATCGAGTAAAAATTCGATGTTTTTATGAAAAGGACTTGAATGACACAAATACTGTATCTTTGTTTGAGTCATTTTTAAGTAGGACAATTCAAGCAGAAACCGACATGTTGTGTGAAGATTTGGTTATTGTTCAAGTATATTATTTCGATATTTTTAAAGATCTTTGTTTTCATGGTATGAATTACTGTGATAAAGATGGAGTAATTACAAAATATAGATACTTCACCTCTTCTGCTGGGCAGATTCGTACAAAGAAAGCTGTATTTATTAAAGAAGAAACATGGCAGAAATATGAGAAAACATTGATGTGTGGACTTACAATCGACAAAATTAATGACGAAAAACATCAAGGAAATAATGTTAATAAACACTTAGCTTATCTTGCATTGACCAATTCAGCAACTGACTTATGGGAAGATTTTGACATTGACAAATCAATCGTTGTGGACGATATGGAAACTATGGTTTCAGGACTTTTTGATTCTATTGACGATAAAACATATAAAATTGAAAGAGTTTCTTCTTCTGTTCCAATTCCTCACATGGACGGATGCGGAATCGCAGACCCAAGTGTATTAAATGCAAATGCAATGGTGCGTATCCCTTGGATCAAAGGACTTCTTGGGAAATTTGCATTTATTGAGCTGATCAAAGAAAAAGGTTGGTCGCCAATTATTACAGATATTTACGGCAAAGAACATAATGTTATTGAAGAAGATATTAAAATCATTTTCACAAAAAGTCAGTTTAAGATGTGGAAATATTATGATTCATGGGAAGAATATAAACAATATTATCACGAATTTGGATGTACCGCAGGTTTGTGTAATGTTGAGGAAGAATACATAAAAAATGCTTCTATAAATTATCAGATGTTGCAGACGCTCACTGATATTACAGATACAGAAATTGAAACATTGAGTAAAAGATCAGTTAAAAAAATCTCTACACTTTGTGATTCTGTACAACATATGCAGAGAACTTTGGGAATCAATCCATATAATACTCACATGACACCTTTTCAGGAAGCTGTAAAAATCTATCCAAATTTATTAAATGATACATATGCGAAAGACACTATCAGAGAAATTAAGAATAGTATGCTGAAGAAATATCGCAGTGGAAAACTAGATGTTTATGGAAAATATACTTTCTTACTTCCAGATTTATATGCAGTTTGTGAATACTACTTTGGACATATTGAAAATCCTAAAGGATTGCTTGATGATCATGAAGTGTACTGCAAGATGTTTCCTAAAAATGATAAGCTTGATTGTCTGAGAAGTCCTCATTTATATAAGGAACATGCAGTAAGATTTAACATTGCTTACGATGCATACGGAGAAAGAAAAGCCGAAATTTCAAAATGGTTTACTACAAATGCGTTGTATACGAGCGTGCAAGATTTAATCTCACGAATTTTACAATTTGACAACGATGGAGACAAGGCATTGGTGGTCGCAGATAAAAATTTCGTTGATATTGCAGAAAGAAATATGAATAATGTTGTACCTTTGTATTATGAAATGAAAAAAGCAAAATCTGTTTTGATTACTCCAGAAAATATTTATAATGGATTGATTCATGCGTTTACTGGAGGTAATATCGGACCTTATAGCAATAACATTACAAAGATTTGGAACAGTGATATTTTTGTTAATGGGTCTGAGGAAGATAAACAAGAAGCCATCGACACCGTAAAACTTTTGTGTATGGAAAATAATTTCGTCATTGATTATGCGAAAACTTTATACAAGCCTGTTCGTCCTGAAAAGGTTGCTAAACAAATTGCAAAATTTACACAGAAGAAACTTCCTCACTTTTTTGTGTATGCAAAAGACAAGATAGAATCTCAGGTAGAAGAACGAAATCAGAGTTTTGTTAATAAGTTGTATGACATTGTTCCGAATGTGCAGATTAATACACGGAAGCTTAAGATTGATGAAATTGAATACGACAAAATGATGTTTGATGTTAATACAAAAGTAGATAAAGGTGTTATAGAAATTTATGATCGTCTAAATAAACAGTACAGATATAAATTCAATATTGTTGATGAACGTGTGGCAAACGATTCATTTGTAAAGCAGACGATTTTAAAAGAATTTGAAAAGACTGGATACTCTGAAATTGAAATCACAGACATGTTGGTTAAACATCTGTACTCTAAGAACAAACGATACAAACAGTTATTATGGTTTGTGTACGGAGAGTACATTGTTGAGAATTTGAAACATCATGTTGTAATCAAACCAACGAAAAAAATACAATGCGTTGATTGCGGAGAATTGTTTGAAGTTCCAATCAAAAATAACAAATCTATTAGATGTATACACTGCAATAATATTTTTAGAAAAAAATATAAAAGAGAAAAAGAAAGAGAACGTAGAACCCGTTTAGGGTAAACGTGGACAAATCAAATTTAAAAAAATGTTCCGAAAAAATCGGTACAAAAAAATTTAAAAAAATGAAATGTACCGATTTTTTCGGAACATGAAATGTGCGTATATGGAGAAGCATTATAATATGCTTGAGAAAAGGAGTTTGGAATGACAATAAACAAGTTAGATTTATATAAAGAAATCGCAAAAAACAAAAATATTCGTATTGATATTGTCAAAAAAGTGTTTGGTGAAGCAGAAAATATTATTTTTCAAAATTTATCAGATACACAAAATCAGCCTTGCAAAATCACTATTATGAATGGATTGAACATAGAATCTTCAATCAGAGACAAATGTCAGCGCACTATGCCAAATGGTAAAAATGTTAGTGAAGGCAAGATTATTAAAATTACATCTCATATCTCTAAGAGATATAAAGATAAGATTAATCAGAACCGATAAACTCTCAAAATACCAATTTACACTTTGTGTAAATGCTCACGCTGTTTGCAGCTAAAGAAATTTCACACCGTGAGTTCCGAGGTCTATGTCATCAAAAACAAAAAATCAGAGATGGTATCCGAGACTTGCAACTGTTCTATTAATATAGTAGACCTCCAGAGGAAACTGAAAAGCAACCAAAGGAGAAATCATGAAGAAGAAAATTTCAATTATCACATTAGTTATGGCAATGTTACTGGTAGTCGGTGGATTCACTACTTCTACTGCTGTCTCTGCGAAAAATAAAAAAGTCAAATGTTTGGGAACATACAAGATTACTGCATACTGCGGTTGTCGGTCATGTTCTGGCGGTTGGGGAAACCGAACTGCTTCAGGTCGCAGAGCAAAACAAGGCAGAACCATTTCTGTTGATAGGAGAAAAATTAAATTAGGTACTAAAGTTAGAATTAATGGTAAGACTTTTATAGCGGAAGACGTTGGCGGGGGCGTAAGAGGAAAACATATTGACATGTACTTCTCTTCTCACTCACAGGTCAAGAGATTCGGCAAAAAGTACCGTAAAGTGTATGTGGTAAAGTAACAAAAAGCTAATTTTATCACACGTAAGAAATATCGCCTATAGAGCATTAATGAAGATATTTTGGTGAGCATGGGACGCCATGCAAAACACAGAGGTATAAAGCTCGTATGTTTGGGGCTTGCGTATAGACATTTACCATAGAATTTACAGGAGCAATATAACTCTGATTTCAAATGTGTTGGACGCCTTTTAGTGCATACGCAAATTATTTGTCGGTAACTCATGTACACATCAAGTAGTGTACACCGACTAATGGATATTTTCTCGGATAAATACCGAGCCTCCATTTATTATTCTGGCAGGTGGCGAAATGTCATCTGTACATTATATTAAAGGAGAAAATAATTATGAATACAACAGCAATTACAACATTCAATAACGAAGAATTTGGTAATGTGAGAACTCTTACAATTGATGGAGATCCTTGGTTTGTTGGCAAGGATATTGCAGAATGTCTTGGATATTCTAAGGCACGAAATGCTATTTCTTCCCATGTTGATAACGAAGATAAAAAGGACGCCCCAATTCAGGGCACCCTTGGCGGAACACAGACGATGAAGGTTGTTAACGAATCTGGCGTTTACTCTCTTATTTTTGGAAGTAAACTGGAATCCGCTAAAAAGTTCAAGAAATGGGTTACATCTGAAGTTTTACCGTCTCTTCGCAAGACTGGTACATATACAGTAGTGGCGACTCAACCGAGTGCAACTTCTTCTATTATTGTTCAGCCAATGAGTGATATCGAATTGCCGAAAGCAACGAATACTTGGTATCTTAAAAACAGAAAACGTATAAGAGAACTATGTGATCTCATGGATATCGAACGCAGAACACTATATCATCTGATTCTTACGGAAATCGGCAAGACAATTGACATTGAGCAATCAAAATCAATCTATACAAGAGATCACGGGTTTCCACCAGAATTCATCATGGATGTTGTTGGTTATTTCACTAAGATGCAAGAAATTGCTGATGAATATCTTGACAGATTATTAGAAAAATATGAGTCTTTGAATTCAGATAATGATGAAGAAGATGAAAGTGTATGGTAATTTACCATATTATAAAACATTGCACCTTGCGTGCCCAACAAGAAATGAAGTGATCCGACTAAGATCGGTGGATTTATGCTATTAGCTGATAAAAGAAAACACAAATCGTTGAAAGAGTGATGCCGAAGTACAAGGTGGAACTCGTGTAGAAACTTGCGATACTCTAATCCAAGGTGTTTTGGTCGCACAAGAAATGTGTGTCTTTTTGATGGAGTTGTCTACAAAAATTACACAATTAAGTGTATGGCATATTCTGGAAATGTTATATTTCGCTTATTGTATGAATAAGTATGCCAAAAGTGAGGAGGAATCACTCACTAAAATTTGTGTTAGTTTTGTTGAAATTAATACAGATACAGAATGTGCATGTGGCAGAGCTGGTTTAATGCACCTGATTGCTAATCAGGCTTACGTGGGAATGCACGTAACAGAGGGTCGTAGCTTCTCATGCACGTTTCAGCTGCGATAAGCCTAATTTTGGTAAGGCAGTAGTCTTGAAAACTACTAGTAGCCGTAGTGATACGGTGTCTCAGTTCGAGTCTGAGTCGCAGCGCTAGTTTGTCCTGTGATGTCTTTCGAGCTCACGGGCTTATATCCCTGTTTATCCCGCTAAGGAGGCGGATCTGACTGTAAATCAGATGGCTTCGGTCACGAGTGGGTTCGATTCCCTCAACAGGGACGACTAGATCTGAGAGGCATACGATGCGCAGATCAAAAAAATATGCGAATGCCCTGATGGCTGGTGAATATTGGTAACCTGTACCTCTACTGATATTCTGATGAAGTTCATCGCTTCAGTTCGTCTTGAGAGTACCTCAAGCTCCTACGTGGATTGAGGTCGTTTTTAAAGATATCTTTACACACAATATCTTTAATAATCAACATTATACTGTGTCGCCAGTGTGTACGAATGAGACATGGTAAATGTATTGACATGTAGCTCAATGGAACAGAGCACAACGCTACGGACGTTGGTGTTGCAGGTTCGACTCCTGTCATGTCAACTTCAATGGCTAGTAGCTCAAATGGTAGAGCACACGGCTGTTAACCGTGCGGTTGCAAGTTCGAGTCTTGCCTAGCCAGTTTTCCTACATACCTCAGAGGCTAGAGGGTCATCACAGCAAGGATAACATTAGATGAAAGTCGTTGGTTCGAATCCAACTGTAGGAATTGCATTTATATAAAAAATGCCCAAAGGGATATGGTGTAACGGTATCACAAGACACTTTGACTGTCTAGATCCTAGTCCGACTCTAGGTATCCCTGTCGCAGAATGGAGAAGTTTGGTTATCTCATCAGGTTCATACCCTGAAGATCGGTGGTTCAAATCCACCTTCTGCTATTTTCTAGGTTTCATTTTGGTTATTTACATAACTATCTCCTATCAGGTAAGGACATTTATGTCCCTACCATTATTGCACAGTGGAAAAGTTGGTTAATTCGCTCGCTCCATTTGGTTCGTGAGGCGTAGGTTCGAAGCCTACCTGTGCAATCAAAGAGCTGTTTGGTGGTCAGTTCTTTTTTCAACAAAGATTTTTTCATTGTTAGCACCTAGTGGGTGGATATTAATTCATCCACTACTCCTTTCTGCTGTCGTAGCGCAATTGGTAGAGCAGTCGCCTTGTAAGCGACAGGTTATCAGTTCAAGTCTGATCGGCAGCTTTCCAAATCCAGTAAATATGTACGACGACTGATATGCGCAGCGTCAAGCATCACTGGAAATATTTTAAGAAATGGAGGGATCTTCTATAATTAAGATCACCAAAAATGAAGCTTTCTATCTTCGCTCAAAAGGATTCAAGGATAAAACTGATATTCATCAGACGTATTCTGGACATCCCACTTACTATGCAAGTGAGAAAAGAAGCGTCATGAAGGCTTTGAAAAAGTATAGAGAAAGATAGGTGTTCTCTATGAAGAAAAAACAAAACAATATTAGAGTATCATTTGTAGATGAACCTGCTGCCATGGATGTCACTGGTTCTATGGTTTATGTAAAAACAGATACTCACAACATTTTGATTGATGCTGGCTTACATCAGTCAAATAGTAAATACGATGACTTTCTTGTAAATAAGAGAAGGTTCAAAGAATTTAAGCCAAAAGACATTGATTATATCTTTATTTCCCATCTCCATGCGGATCACGTATTTTTAAGCCCAAGATTATATAAAGAGGGATGTTCTGCAAAAATGATTGTTGCACAAGACAATTATCGAATTATGCATCGAATGGCTGAAGATTCTGCTTATATCATTGAAAGAGATATAGAATTAATTAACAATCAACATGGGAAGAATTATGATCCATTGTATACTATTGAAGATGTAGAACATACAATGAATTATGTTTCTGAATATCCTGTGATGAAAAAAATTGTTATTGATGATACTTTGTCATTTATGCTCATTCCAAACGGACATTTGTTTGGTAGTGTACAAATTTTATTGTATCTCAAACAGAACAATGTTGAAAAGACTTTGTTGTTTACAGGAGATATTGGAAATTCTAAAGTACATAATTATTACGTCAATAAGTTTACTCCTGTTGATCATGCAGATTTAGTCATTGGAGAATCAACTTATGGAGATCGCCCAGATTTAAAAACTGGACAAAAAGAAAGAAATAATGATATCGAAAAATTATTTTCTATTATCACACAACAGGTATGCGAAATGCATGGACAGGTAATTATACCAACTTTCGCAAATCACAGACTTCAATTTCTTACAACAATGATTTATCAGGTCATGAAAGATTATGATTTTCCTTATAAAGTGTATATTGATACACCGTTAGGGATTGATATTTTCAATGAATATCGCAAAATCTTATCGGGCGATGAACTAAAATTGTTTGATGAGGTCTTAAATTGGAATAATTTAGTATTTGTGCGTGACCCAGAATCTAGTAAAGCATTGGTACATAGTAATAAGCCATGTGTAATATTATCTACATCTGGGATGTGTAATAATGGTAGAATTAGACACCATTTGAAAAAGGCGGTTCCAAATCCTAATGCCACTGTTTTATTTGTAGGATTCAGTACCCCAGGAAGTTTGGCTGCATTACTTAAAGACAAAAATGTTAAATCTATCTCTATAGATAATAAACAATATACTTGTAAATGTGCAAGTTTCTCACTCAAATCTCTTAGTGGACATGCTCCATTCTGTCAACTTATCGATTACTACTCTTCTATTAACACAAATCGAATTGTATTACATCATGGATCAGAAAAAGCAAAGTTAACATTAAAAGAGAAATTAACTTCTGAACTTGAAAAGAAATGCAAAAGTACACGAGTTATTATTGCAAATTCAAGTTTGAAAATTTCATTATAGAAAGGACTGTTGAATATAGAATTCGAACTTCCAATTAAAGATTTACTAAAACAATTTGGCGGTGGACTGCCAGATGTAGTAGATTATCAGTATTATGTAAATTTACAGCAGCGCAAAATTATTGTGAATGAAGCCATTTGCGATACTATCCTTGAAAGTGCTGTTCTGCCACTTATTGAGATGGATAATGATGGCTCTGGAGAACCTATTACAATTATTCTTGATTCACCTGGTGGTGATGTATATAGAGGATTTAATCTTGTTGATGTTATTGAAAAGATTAAAACTCCACTTACGATTCACATTATGAGTATGGCAGCAAGTATGGGACTACATATTGCTATGGCAGGGCATAATAATCAAAATGTAAAAACCGTATGTCATCCATTTAGTGTAGGTTTACTTCATAGTGGATCAGAATCTGTTAGCGGAACAGCTCATGCTGTAAGAGATTTATTTAATTTTTCACAGAAATACGAAGAGAAAATTAAACAGTATGTACTTTCACATTCTAATATTGATGAAGAAATGTACGAAAAAGTATATCGTCAGGAATTATGGCTTGATGCAGATGAAATGCTTCGCCTTGGAATTGTAGACGAAATCATTTAATTTTTATATATCAAAATGCTTAAACTTCCTCTATTTACACTATATCATATTTTTAATCAAGTGTGTAGAGGTATTTTACAAATAATTAAAAAATTCACATTAGTTTAAAGGAGGATAAATATGGCGAAAGCTTTATCTTATAAAAAATCTACTACTGTCACAGTTAAGGCGGCAGGTTATGTAGACATCGAAAAAGGAGTTATTGAAACAGAAGAAGGAAATGTGTCTTTCAAAGATTTATTAAAAGACTTTGATGGAAAATATGGTGAATTTCAGATGAAAGAAAAGACTGATGAAGATCTGGAATTAAATGTACCTTCTGACGAAGAATAGATTGGAGTGAAGATTTATCAGTATTAATTTTGAACAAGAATTAGCAAAAATCGGATTAACTCCAGAAACATATGAAGCTGTCTGTGCAGATATTGATTCAAAACTTGATGGTGTAGTTGATATCGACTGGCAGGAAATTAAAGAAAAACATCATGTACAATGTGCAAGCGATACAATTCGCAAGTCCTCTTCTACTCCATTTGGTGGTAGATTCAGAGATGCTTATTTTCGCAGCAAGCAAAAATCTGGTAACGATGAAAAATCTGAAGATCAGTTATTATATGAAAAAATTCGTAAGGAACGACAGAAATTACAGACAGTTAATTTAGAGAGAAATCGTATTTCTCGCCAAGAAAGTCGTTTTGAACTATTCAATGAATATGTGGCTGAAGCAATTCAGATGCTACCAAACCCAGACTTCAAACCTCTGAGAGTTGAAGATAAATCTAAAGGATATGTACTTTCTATCGCAGATATCCATTATAATGCAGTATTTGAAAGTATTAATAATAAATATTCTCCAGAGATTTGCATTGAAAGATTTCAGAAATTATTATCTCAAACTATCGCACTAGTACATAGGCTTGGTATTTCTAAGCTCAAAGTCGTCACATTAGGTGATGATATTCAGGGCATCTTACGTCTTACTGACGTTAAATTAAACGATTCTGCCGTTGTTAAGGCAGTTGTTGATATTTCAAAAATCATTTCACATTTCTTAAATGAATTATCCAAATATGTTGAAATTGAATATTATTGCGTAGGTCGAAGCAATCATAGCCAAACACGACCTATAGGAACAAGGGCTTCTGAATTATGTGCAGAAGACTTTGAGTATATTATTGGTAATTACATCAATGAATGTTTGGCAAATAATGATCGTGTTGAAGTACATCTTGATCTGGAATCTGATTGTATCCACATTCCTATCGCTGGCTTTAATATGGTTGCAATGCATGGACATACCTTAAGAGGAATTGATAGTGCCATTCAAAATATGGAGTCTATCTATAACGAAGATATCGACTTCTTGTTAGTTGGTCATTACCACGGAATGTTTGAGAAGTCTCTAAGTGAAGGTATTACATGCGATAAAGAAATTTTAGTGTGTCCAAGCTTTGTAGGTAGCGATCCTTATGCAGACAGTATTTTTAAAGGGTCAAAGAGTGCTTGCAAACTATTTGAGTTCACAGAACATGATGGGCATACAGCATCGTTCAAGATGCAATTAAATTAACATTTCGGCAGTCTTTTTTAGGATCAATCTCTCAAAACAGGTCGGACAGACTGCCTATTATGAGCAGAGGATGCTACTTCTTCTGCTCCACTTCTATAAATGATTTACGAGTGCTCAAAAGTGGGTAGCCGTAGAAATTAGTCGAAAATAAAACATTAATTACAAAAAGGAGAATCGAACTATGATCACAACAAAAGAATTAGTAAAATCAATCGCAACAAAGAAAACAGAAACAGAAGGACGCAAAGTAACTCAGATCGAGGCAAAAGAAGAATTAGATAGAGTTGTTGAGTGCATCGTTGATGCAATTGCATCTGGAGAAGGTGTTCGCTTAATGGGACTTGGAACATTTACTGTTGAAGATAAACCAGCTCATGTTGCAAGAAATCCAAGAACAGGTGAAACAATCAATGTTCCTGCTAAGAAAGCTCCAAAATTCAAAATTTCTGCTTCATTAAAAGATGCAGTAAACAAATAAGATTGGAGTGATTGTTATTTCTTATAAAGATAAATATAACAAATATGAGGATCTGAATATTACAGATTTCGAAGACCAAATTGAGCTTTTATTTACAGTTAACGATCAGTTGGTCGATGGAGATAATTGTGTAGATATCATTGCAAACGCTGAGACAATTCGTTATATGTTATCCATTGCAATGTCAGAACTTGACTATGCTCCACATAAGATTAATATGGAAAAAGACGATGCCACATATTGTCTTGAAATGTTTGATGATGGAAGTTTGAGAGTTTTCTTATATGATAAGTATAATGATTCTTTACAGGGAACTTCCATTTATTTATATCAAGAAGAGGTTACTCAGGATATTGTAGATTTTGTGTTAAACTTCTACTCTGATTCTGATATCTGGATTTTTGGATATGAAGATGAAGATGATATTCAGATCAGCAAGGAAGATGTATCTGATATGGATATCGTTGCTAGAATCATGAAAGATAAACATTTTGAAGTTTTGCCAACTATGTTACCTTTCGAGTACCTGTTAAAGGATCTTTGGAAATTCTAATGTTATGAATTATATGCAGTAGGTGAATCATATCATCTACTGCTCTTCTATTATACAAGGAAAGGAGGGACATATGGCAAGAGAATTAACGCCAGAAGAATTGGTAAAAGCCCCAATGTACATCAATAGAGACGTGCAATTTGAGATGCCAAGGCGATCTACTAGGGTAGATAAAAAATATAGATGCACATGCTGTGGTAAGAGTTGGGATAATCAGAGAAGCCATTTCGCTAAATCTCCTTCTCCTTTATACCAGAGTAATGATGGGTATATCAACATCTGTAATGATTGTATGGACTTGTATCTACAGAAGTTGATCAATTACTACAATGGAAATGAAGTCCACGCAATTAAGCATGTGTGTCAGCAATTTGATGTAGTGTTTCATGTTGATGCATACAAAAATGCAAAGGTTGAAAATCAACCAATCACATTTTCACAATATCTTTCAAAGCGTAATCTTCATCAAACAACAAAGGTTGGTAATACATATCTTGATGGAATGAAGACGAAATTTTATGAAGATGGATATGATCATGTTATGAGTGCAGAACAAGCTGTAAATGATGATAGTATATCTATTTCTGGTTCAGCTACTAAGAGATGGGGTGCTGGATTTACACAGGCGGATTATAAGAATCTGGATGAACATTATAATATGCTAAAAGACAATAATCCAAACATTGATCAAAACCAAGAAATCTTCGTAAAGTCATTATGCAATTTATATATGTTGCAAATACGTGCTTTACAAGCAGGTGATTCAAAAAAATATATTGACCTTAGTAGTCAGTATTCTAAAACATTTAACGACGCAGGTCTAAAAACAGTTGAAGAAAAAGATGAAAGCCAGAATACTACTCTTGGAGTAACATTGGGTACTATATCAAAATATACGCCTGAAGAATTTTATAAAGATAAACCATTATATGAAGATTATGATGATTTGGCAGACTATGTGGACAGATTTATGTTACGTCCATTAAGGAATTTACAATATGGATCTTCTGATCGAGATAAGGAATATTTCATTCCTGATGATGAGGATTTAGACGATGAATAAACAAGTAAGTAAGAAGACAGCTGCCAAACGTCTTAGTAAAATGATTGAACAGTTCCCTGCCGATAAATATCAAAAGGATTTGTATAAAAAATTCCCATCTACGCACTATTTAAGCAATCCAACAAATGTTATGCATACATTGGCATGGTGTACGTTTTTTAGGAAAAATTTACACAGATTTGTACAAGACTACTTAGAAATTCCAATATATACATATCAACAATTGGCACTATATTATATGGGTGTTTCTAACTCAATTTGTATTGTTGCAGCACGTAATGATGCAAAATCATTCTTAATTGCCCTATATGCATGTTGTAGAGCTATTCTTTATCCAGGATCAAAAGTTGTTATTGGTTCTGCTACTCGTGGACAGAGTAAATTGATTATTACCGAAAAAATTCAAGGTGAATTAATGGTAAAATCGGCTGTTTTAAGAGCAGAAATTGAATATGTTAAGACTAATGGACAAGACGTTGTTGTAAAATTTCATAACGGATCTACAATTAAAGTGTTTACAGCAAATGATAACGCCCGTGGTATTCGTTCAAATGTTGCTATTAGGGAAGAGTTTAGGCAGATCAAGAAAAATATTGAAGATAATGTCATTTCCCCATTTCAGATGGTACGTCAGCCAGGTTATATACAACTTCCACAATATAAAGATAATCCAGTTTTAGCGAAAATCTTGCAAGAAGACCCTGTTGATATCTATATTAGCTCATCTTGGCAAGATCCTACACATTGGATGTGGACAATTGTAGACATGAATTATGAATTAATGCTGAAACACGGAAAAGGTATGCTCTTAGCATTTGATGAAAGTATATGTCTAAAACATGGATTTAAAACAAAACAACAGTTGATCAAAGAAAAGAAAAAACAAGATCCTACCAGTTGGAAGGTAGAGTTCTTAAATCTTAGAATCAAGGAATCTGATTCTGCATATTTTACATATTCTATGCTGATGAATCGGCAAATTTCAAAACAAGTCTTTTATCCAAGAAACAATTTGGATGTTCAAATCAATAAGAAAAACCGCTATGCAATCCCTAAACGTGACAATGAGGTAAGAGTTATCGCAGGCGATATTGCATTCGTAGCAGGTTCTCAGAACGACAATTCAGTTTATTCTTGTATTCGTGCTATCCCAGAAACAATGACGTATGGCGATAAGCAAATGGAACAAGGATATCGTAGACAATTCCCTTATATAGAATCTAACCAGATAGGTGATACAACGAAACAGGCAATTAGAATACGTCAGTTATATGAAGATTTTAACGCTGATTATATAGTAATTGATGTGCGTAACGGAGGTTTGCAAATTCTGTATTCTTTACAAAAAGTTTTATACGATGAAGATCGCAGTGTTGAATACGCCCCATTAAAATGTATGAACAACGATGAATACGGTAGATTGTGTCAAGATCCAGACGCAAAACCATGCATCTATGCTATCAATGGTACACAAAACCTGAACAGTGATATTGCTATGAACTTCAGAAAGAATCTGGTTGAAGGAAAGATTGATTTTCTTGTTAATTTTGAAACCGCCAAAGAAGAAATTCTTTCTAAGAACAAGGAATATAGACAAGCTATCGAAGTCGATGATGTATTCGATTTTGAGCGACCATTCTTAGAAACTCAGGCGCTTGTTAGTGAATGTGCAGAATTACAATATGAAAAACTAACCACAGGTGGTATCCGAATTAAGGAACGTGGAAATAACCGAAAAGATAGATATTCGTCATGTAGTTACGGATCATATTTTATAGACCAGTTGGAATTAGATATGGCAACTACAGATGAAGAATACGGATACACAACATTTGTAAACTAATGGAAGGAGGGAAAATGGAAGAAAATGTAAAGCAAGACGCTACATATGAATACAACAGTTATCAATATACAACAACAGATATATTTAACGCTATCTTTCAATGTGGTGTTTATGATTATTTTAATAAAGAAGAAATACGCAGTGTTTTAAGAAATCCAATTGAAAACCATGAAACCGCCATTAGATTGTCAAATTTTGTGTATACAAAAAACGGAGTTGTTACAAATTCTGTTGACTATATGGTTGCGTTGCCATGTCTTGATAGTATATTAATTAATAAATCGAAAGCAAAAAAGAAAAACAACAACAAGGCAAAAAATAATAAACGTTTAATGCGTTCTACCCTTGAGACAATCGACGACAAACATTTCATTAGAGATGCATTACATACCGAGATGTTAGATGGAATTGCGTTTTATTACTTCGAAACCAAAGTAAGACCATCCGATATTGATCATACAAAATACATGAATGATTTTGATGTTGAGCGTATTATGGAGATAAATGACATCGGTGTCAATGTCTCTATTATTTCTTTGCCTTGGCAGTATTGTAAAATTGTTGGTAAGAAAAATGGGCGATTTGTTGTTGGTTTTGACTTAAGATATTTTGATGATTTCACAGACGATACACGGGAAAGAAAACTTAAAAAGTATCCAGAAGAAATCAGGAAAGGGTATTACGATCGCAAGAAAAGTAATGGCGTAAACGGCAATTGGTTAATATTAAATTCGGATAAAACAATGTGTAGAAAAATCAAATGCAAAGACTCAGAACCTTGGGGAAGATCATTGGTTATTGCTGCTCTTGAGGATGTACTATATAAAGATTATTTTACAGACACAAAACGAAATGTTTTGGATGACATGAACAATAAAGTTGTCTATCAGACATTCCCAGAAGGGAAAGAAAAAGGACTTTGTGCTTTAACCAAAAAGCAACAGGAAGCCCAACATAATGATGTTAAAACCGCTGTAGTTAACAAAAACAACAAAGGTGGATTAAGTTTCATTAGCGTTGCCGCAGGAACAAAGATCAATTCTTTAGATGTTTCTACAGATATTTTTAATGATAAAAATGAATCAAATCTTAGCAATCAAATCTCTTTGGATTTAGGTATTTGCGCTTCTTTACTTGGTGCAATGGAATCAGGTAATTTTGGAGCTGGAGCGAATAACCTCGAAATGATCACCGCCCAAGTATATACATGGGTATATGAATGGCAAAAAGAATTAAATTACGTCATTAACAAAAATGTCATTAAAGATCAAAACAATCCAGTGGAAGTTTACTACTTCCCTACTTCTTTTGTAAATCGCAAGACATTCTTTGATATGTGCAAAACATTATATTCAGAGGCAAGCGGTTCCTTATCTTATCTTGTTGCTAGTGCAGGAATTAACCCAGAAGCATATTTTAATGTATTAGATGAAGAAATCGAAGATGGTGTATATCAAAAATATTTACCCCATATGACCGCCTATACTAATTCTTCAAATAATACAAATGATCAAGGCGGTCGTCCAACTACGGACAACCCTACAGAAAATACAATTCGAAGTAGAAATAATAATGGGAACAATATCCCAAGTCCAAGTGACTCTAAATAAATATCAATAATGAAAGGTCGATTTTATTTAATCGGCTTTTTTGTTATACAAAACTTTTTTAAAGGAGGATACAACATGGCAATCGTAGAGTTATCTGAAAAGAAATACAAGAATGGGCGCAGACCATTTAAAGCCGTATTGTACGAATTACAGCCTCCTGAATCAGTAGAAAATGGTATCGGAACAAAATACAACAAAAATGGAATTACCTTTTTAGAGGAATATTGTGCGCCACAGCTCGGCAGTATCACAGATATGAGTGTTCGTGTTGAATTTTTAGATGAAAACAGAACAATAATCTGCGGTCACGGAGAAACTGGTGTCAACGAAGATGGGTTAATAACATTTAGAAATGCAAGTGTTGTTGGTCATTTTACAAAAGGCTATATTGACGACATTGATTATGAAGGTGAAACCAAGAGATGTGTTTGTGGCGAAGGATATCTTGATGAAATGTGCTATCCAGAATTCGTTGCAAATCTCGAAGAGGATCTTAATAACGGTGTTGCTGTAGAAGGTAGCGTAGAAATCTATAAAGCAAAAGGTAACACAGGACTTGTTTATATGAATGGATGGAGAGGAGCAGGGAGAATCCCTGTGGAATTTATTCACTGTGGCTGGGATATGGTAATGAACCCAGCTGATACTTCTTCTATTGTATTGGAATTAAACGAAAATCAAAATAAGGAGGACAAACAGAAAATGGACGGAACAATTGATATGAAAGAAATCACTTCTGCTATCAAAGAAACAATTTCTGAAATCAATTCTAAAGAATCTGCATTAGAAGAGAAAATTTCTGAGCAGAATTCCGTGATTGAGCAGAAAGATTCTGTTATCGCAGAAAAGGATGCAGAGATTTCCGAACTTAATGCAAGTGTCGAAGAATTACAGAAAGCTCTTGAAGACACAAAGACAGAGCAGGAGACAGCATGGGAACAGATTGAAATTCTTAGAAAAGAAATTGCAAAAGCTAAAGTTGCAGAAAAATTAGGTGAAGTTGACGAAGCTTTAAGCGAGTTCAATGAAGACGAAAAAGCAGTCGCAAAAGAAGATATCGACAAATTAAAATCTGATATTAACTCTTGCGAAAATATTGACGAATTAAATGAAATTGCTTCTGAAGTTAACTCTATCAAATCTAAGATTTGCATGAATATTGTAGCACAGCAGAAAGCAGCTGAGAAGCAGGCATCTGCCACAGAGCCTACAGCAGAAACAAATTCAGCAAAAGTTGAAGATATCTTTTCTGAGGTATGTGAATCTATCGAAGTTGTTGATGATGACGAAGATGTAAGTATTTTTTAATAAGGAGGATAGATAAAAATGATTAAATTCCGTAATATTTCTGAAATCGAGAAATTATACCCATATGTAAAAGCTGTTGCAGGAACAGATGTTTATAATGGCGATTTTGGAACAGTAACAGAAGGTACATTTGCTTTAGCCGCTAACGCTAAACAGGTAGTAATGAATATTGAAGTTGGTGACGACGAAGGTTTAGACAGATACTTTATTGCAAAAGGATCAGATTTAAGAGTTTTAGATCTTGATAAATTAGATGGAAAAGAACTTGAAATTTATGGAAAACAGATTCCTACTGGGGTAGCTAAAGGTGATAAGTTAAAATCTACAGCAACAGGAGATCTTGTTAAAGGAGCTACTGCTGCACCATATGTAGAAGTAACTGAAATCATTGGAAATCACAAAGGTATTGTTGTAAGAGTTGCTGCTTCTGCTCCAGCTACACAGTCAGTATCAAAATAGTTAATTTAAAAAGGAGGATAGTATAAATGCATACATTTGAATTAAACAACGAACGTAAGGATGCAAACTTTGCAAGCGGTCGTGTGTCTACAAAATCTCCTGTAGTAGAAATTTTCTCTGCAATGAGAGATGGAAAAGACTTAGCACGTTTCGGAAAAAAAGCAGATCAGGCTGCTAACTATATTAAAGAGTTAAATAGCAAAGCTTCCGCTGGTGATTTATCAGCAGTTTCTGAATTAAATGAAATCAGACGTTTCTCAATGGAACCTCAAATTCTTCAGGAAGCTAAATTATTAAGCATCTATGGAAATTACAAAGCAATCGGATATAATGATTCTTGCGAAGTTGAAATCCCAGAATTTGTTGGAAACCCAGCAAACAAACAGGCTTTAGGTCAGGATGTTAACTTCCCAGTAATCAGAAAGAAAAGAACACCTATCGCTACAGTAGCTATTTCTGCTGGTTATGCAGTAGATTATAGAAAAGCTGCTATTGGTGACATGAGCGATGAAAACGAGTTAAAGAATCAGATCGCTATTCAGATCAGAAACAAGGCTGCTGCTTATGTTGTAGAAACAATCTACAAAGCAATCAAACATGCAGATGGAGTTAAATACTTCTTCGAGGGAGACGGATTAACAAAAACTGGTGTTGATGGAGTTATCACACCTGTAAGACGTTTCGGAAAACCAACTATCACTGGTGATTATGCTTTAGTTTCTCAGCTTAATGCATTCGCAGGATATCAGGGAACAACACCTGCTGTTACAGGTATTTCTGAAGCAGTTATGAAAGAAATCCATGATACAGGATTAATGGGAATGTACAACGGTGCAGTTGTTTCTGAATTACCAAATCCATATGATACTTCTCTGATGAATGCAGCTGGAACAGACTTCCAGACAGTATTACCACAGGGACTCGGATATGTAATTCCTGCTGGTGGACAGTCTCCAATCTATACAGTAACAAGAGGTGGATTAACATCTATTTCTGGAACAGACGTATCAACAGGTCAGTTAATCACAAGATATGACCTTGAAGTTGGTGCTTTAGTTGCTCCAGGAAGAGAATATATGATTGGTTTACTTGGAGACAAGAAGCTGTCAACAGAACTTGGTACTTACTAGAATTCGTAAATAGTTGAAGAAATGTAGACCTTATGGGTCTTTTTTATTTGCAAAGATATATGGTAATTCTGTATATCTTTGCAATTAATTAGTTAAATAGAGGACATAGATCATGAACGATATTTACTTTTGCTATTCCAAAAAACTACACTATTTTTTAATGGGGTTAGGCGAAAGTTATATTTCTTCTAACATCAACAAAAATACTGGTGTACGTTATTGGACATTCCAAAAGTCGAAAGATTTAGATGAAAAGATTGAATTGTATAATTCTGTAAAATACAAATTCAAGTAAACGATAATTAGTTGTGAAAGGATAAGTAATTGAAAGAGATGGAAAATACAGAAGTTGTAAAAGAGTTAAGCATGGAAACAAAAATTACAGTACGCAGTCTTGCTAATTGGACAACTGGATTTCAGAGAATTGAATCTACAGGTGATGTAACAATCACACCAAATGGTACTACTCGTTTGTCTCGTGGAGAAGTAATTTCTCAGGTACAGAACGGTAATATGCTTTTTACTGGAATTGATGGCGTTGGCTCCCATGCAACATTATATATTGAAGACGCTGCTACTCGTGAAGAGTTAGACTTTGACAATAAAAAAGAAAAGAAAGTTCAGAAGATTTTAACACCTGAATTAGTGGCAAAATTATTTTCCTATAAGGGTATGTCAAAGACATTTAAAGATAAAGTTTCTGAGTATATTGTCACAAGTGCTGAAAAGTCAGCTGTCATGATGATGATTAAAAAAGGTAATTATAACGATTACGAAAAAATTCGATTCATTGAAAACTATACAGGACACAAAATGAAATAGGATGTAGGTGATTATAATGACAACCGCAGATGATGTAATTCAAAGTTTTGAATCTACGTTTGCAGATAAAACGCCTCTGCCAGACTCTTTAGTTTTTCAATGGCTAATAAAGGCAATTGCAAGATATTCTATGGAAATTGATGATCTTACATTTGATGTAGAAACAAAAGAATTTTCAGAAGATCTTGGTCAATATGTCATAGATACAATGGCAGAATATATGCATCAATATTACCAGGAGCGTTACTACTCTCTTGTAAATAAACGAGTTAGTATTGTAACAAAAGAATTAAGTATTGATGGAAATAATGGGTCAAAAACTTCAGCAAAGAATGAGCTTGATGCTATTAAATATAATGCTGAAAAAATGACAAACAATCAGAAACCTACCGCTTACACATAGGAGGTGCGATAAATGCAAGATTGGTATTTAATAACACCTAATACACGACCTAACTTAACAGGCGGTTATGAAAATGATGCATATAACGATTATAAAGATGATGAATTTGCAGAAATTCTAGATACAGACATTGCTTCTACGGTTGAATTATGTAACTCTGATTTATCAGAAAGAACGACTATCCGATGTGTGGTTCACGATAATGATTCTGATACCGCATTAAAAACTATGCAGAGAACTGTATTATTCCCATGTAATACTTCCAAAGCAGGAATGTATGTATATTTTGAGAATAATTACTGGATCATAGACGGAAGACCTGGGCAATGTGGTGTGTTTGAAAAAACAACGATGAAGTTGTGTCAGTCTACTGTAAAATGGCAAGATGCAGACGGTAATATCCATGAAAGATGGGCTTATTATCAATCGGCATCTAAATATGATGTTGGTAAAACAGGTAACAATATTATATTTGTTGGATCAAATAACTATACGGTAATTGTACCGCAAGACGATGATACTCTTGGACTTGATGGAAAAAGAGTATTTCTTGATATTCGTGAAGTTCCAAATGACGTATTTACATTCACTCGTGATGATAATGTTTTATATCATTTTGGTACTGAACATGGTGGTGTATTATCTTTTATCGTTGATAAAGATGAATTTAACCCATCGAAAGACAGAAAAGACTTGCGATTATGTGATTACTTTGAATCTAAAAAAGATCCTGAGCCAACGCAGCCAGAGAAACCAGAACAGCCAGATGCTCCAACTGTGGAACAGACATGTACTGCTACTATTAAGTATAGATACAAGAAAGTTTTTGTAGGCAAGAAATCTACATTTACCGCTTCTTTTAAAGATTTAGATGGAAACGCAGTTACAAAAGATCCTCAATGGGATATTGAATGTGAATTAAAAGACTCTATTAATATAGAAGAAACTGGTTCAAATATTGGAATCTCTGTGTCAAATTCTGCATTAGTTGGTCAGAAAATCATCTTGAAATTATCTGCAAAAGATGGAACTTCTTCTACTGCTTCTATTGAAATAACCATAGAAAGTCTTACATAGGTGAAATTCAATGACGAAAACAGAAAAAATGATGGAAAATCCTCTGGTTTCGCTTGGATTGATCAAAGAAGCCGTAGGAAATATTTTAATGACAAATGACGATGTTAGCGCTCTTGCCATGCCATATCTTGATGATGAGGATTATTCTTTCGAGGATAATTGGTTTGGATGCAAAATTGGCAAAAATATACATGGGCAAGTGAAAGACAATCGTTTATTAGGACATTGCAAAGATGTCCCATATATGGATGAAACCATTACAGATACACGATCTATTATCTTAATGGAAACATATCCTAGTACATCAACATCTATTATTGATTACACATTGGTTATCAATGTCGTATGTCATAGAGATGTTATCAAACTAGATGATGATGAAAAGTCAGAATGGCGTGAAAAAGGATACGCTGGCAATCGTTTAGATATGATTTGTCAAGCAATCAATCTTGCCTTAACTGACGAATCAATAAAAGACTCATTTGGTATCGGGACTATGAGATTAGACACTCGTACAAGCCAATTACAGTCTTTTAAGCCGAACACTAACTTTTATGGCAGGACAATGGTGTATCGGATTGATGATATAAATATGGAGTTGCTTTGTAAGTGAGTGACGTAAAACTTACTTATTCACAGCTACTGTCAAGCGAACCAATACCTGTTGGAATCGGGCATATTCAGCCACCTAAAATCAGTGATCGTAGGAGAATTGGTGAAGGGCTATGGATGCAATATGCTAGTTATATGACATTGACAGTAGATAGCTACTACTCTGCTCTCCTGCCAGATAAATATGATGCTTTTTTGGCATTACCTTATGAAGAACGAACAGATGTTAAATTATTTGATTTGGTATCAGAAAACACAGATGTTATACGGATTTATGTGAGAGCATTTTGTTTTTATTTTGTCGAAGATGTTGTGTATAAATTAAGAGAAAAAAGATTTGAGATCTTAAAAACACATGAGAACGAAGAAACTGGAGAAATCGAATCACAGGTTGTCGGGGTTATTGATCGAGAAATCTTTGATGATGTATTACATATTCTGATGCAAATTTCAAATATCAACAATGAACGCACAGTGTCCGAAGAATTATCAAAACAAAAAGATCCTGTTGTTATCCAAATGCAACGTAGACGTGATAAGGCAAAAGCTAAACGTACTCGTGGAAAAAACTTAGATAAACAAGATCCAAAATATGATATCGGTAATATTATCTCTGTCGTATGTGCGTATCACCCAAGTATTAATTTTACTAACGTAGGGCAACTAACAATTCCTCAATTATATGATAACTTTCAAAGAATTCTAATTGATAGAAATTATCAAATCATGGCTCTTAATGCCAGTGTCTGGGGAACTGAAGGTAGTGACTTTAAAGAAGATTCATATTTGAAAAATCTTAAAGAAGAAAAATAAGACCTATCTTTATGGGTCTTTTTTTAATACTAAAATTTAAAAATTCTAATGAAAGGATGTGACAAAATGGCAGCTAGTAAGAAATATGCAAGCCGTGACTGCGGTGTATTTGAGTTAACTAACTTAGCTACAAGCAAAAAGGCTTTAAGAGTTGATTATGCAAATACAGTAACATTAAATATTACAGCAGATTCTGTAAAAGCTAAAAAGAGAGGTAGAGATGCTGTAACATTTGCTAACCCAATGGAAGGAACACTTGAAGCAGAAATTCAGGTATATCCATTTGAGTTATTCTCTATCTTTGGTAATGGCACAATTACAGAAGGTGGAGATCGTGCAGAAATGAAGACGATCACTGCTACAGAAGCAGGAAAACTTACATTACCAGATCAGCCAAAAGACGGAACATTATTCGTTTACGGAAAAGGTGACGTTGGTGGAACACAGATTGAAGGAAGCGTAGCAGAAAAAGTATTTACAGCTACAACAGATAGCGAAATTGCTGTTGGTAAGAAATACGATGTATCTTATATCGTAAACGACTCTACACTTCAGTTAGTTAAGATTAACGATAATCAGGAATTAGCTGATTTCAGAGTTGACGCAGAAATCAACCAGAAATCAGAGCAGGGAGTTGTAACACCATTACATATCACTTGTTACAAAGCTACTCCTCAGAGAAATATCGAATTAGCTTTCGCAGCTGAGGGAGATCCTATTACACTGAAGATCACATTTGACCTGATGACAGATGCAGATGATGAATTTGTAGATATCTATCAGATCAAGTCTTTAGCTTAATTTAAGGACATTATTTATCACTACTGGTTAGTTTATACTAATCAGTAGTGTATTAACTTGGAATATTGAACATGAAAAAATATTGCAGTAATCATATTATAGTTTTACATTTTAGTTAGAAGATAGGGAAGAGAACAAAACTTTAATATGGTTCACAACTTGGATTATATGATTTTTTGTTTTCTTCCCTATTTTTTACGATTTTAAAAGAAAGGGTGTATTTATTGAATTCAGAAATTACAACGCCTGAACAGTTGCAGGAAGCCTATAAAGACACAAAACTCATTCCTGTTACAAGTTTGGCACAGGTTAAGTTCTATGTGGAACATGGCGTACAACCACTTCTGGTCTATCCATCTGAACGTGCAGATATTATGGCGTTCTGGTATCCAAAAAAAGATACATACAGACTATATGTTGATTATAGAAAATATATTAACGATAAATATCAGGTAGGTGAATAGGTTGGCAAAGAATGTTGGTAAGAGATTTGAAGAAAATTGGAAAGCCAGTATTCCTTCAGACATATTCTACTATCGTTTAAAAGATCAAGCACAATCTTTTGGTGGTTGTAGTAATTTAAGATTTTCAAGTAAGAATCCTTGCGATTGTTTCTTATTTTCCTCTCCTTATATGTATGCATTGGAATTGAAAAGTGTTGGCACTTCTTCTATTTCTTTTGAACGTACCAAAGAAGAGAAAGGCGTGGTTCATTATCATCAGATTAAAGGTTTAAGAGAATTTGTTGGTTACAGAAATATGATCGCAGGGTTTTTATTTAATTTTAGAAAGAAAGATAACACAGAAACTACATATTTTCAGCATATCAATGATTTTGACAGAATGATTGCTTCTATAGATAAAAAATCATTCAACGAAAAGGATTTAAAAAAATTCAATCCAATCATTGTTAATAGTCGAAAATTGAAAGTCAATTACAGATATTATGTATCTGAATTGATTGAGAAGTTAAATAGAGAAATGGAGAGATAATTTTATGGGTAAAATCGCTTTTGAAACAAGACATTATGAAGATGGGTCTTTAAATAGATTTGAGGCAAATGATTTCGTTGAGGCGGTTGTCGCTTCTGCTTTCCCAGTAACTAAGGACGAAAACGGAATATCTAGTATGGACTATGATCCACTGAGTAAACTTATGGGAATCAAGATGAATATTATCAAATTTTATGGAAACGTGGATTTAGAAAGCATTGGTATTGATGAATTATACGAACTTGCATCAGATATTGATGTTGACGCATTTGTTGATGAAAATGATATTAATAAAGTGCAGTTTCAAGATATGTTAACTGCAATTGATGAGAAATGCGATTACATTAAACAGCAGTTAATTGCAAGTGCGATCGATATTAAACTCGATAGCAAAGATGTGAATTTCAAGGTTGAAGGTGTTGACGATTTAGTAGAATCTGTCGTGGCTTTAGCACCTGCTCTTGAATATATCAACGAAGTGTTTGCAAAGGCTGATCCAGAGGTAACTCAGAAGATGATGCAGTATTTTGCAGAACATGGTTTTGACTTTACTGCCGAAGACATTACAAAAGCTGTTGTTGAATCTGATGATTTCCAGAAAAATAGAATTGATGCACTCGAAGCAATTAAACAGGGTGCCGCTGATGCAGTCAATAATAATGTAGTTTCTATTGACAGAAAGTAAGGTGATCTCATGGGGAACATGGGCGCAATGGCTGGGTTATGGAGACAAATCCAGAATGAAATGCGTGATGCTGTAAGTGAAGCTGAGAGTAAGACATTCTTAACTGCTAACCAAGAGCTTACTGCTTCTTATGCAGGTGGAGAGCCAATACCGCCAGAGCAAGGTGGATATGTAAGAACATATCAGATGAAAAACTCTGCAAGAACAACTGGCGTTGTTGGTGGCGGAGATTCTGTTAGTGCCACCGTGTATCTTGATCAGGGGTACAATTATAACACTGGAACTTATTCTACTCCTCACGTCTTTTCAGAAGCGGAATCTGGGGGATCTGGTATTGTATTAACTTCTGGATTCTGGCAACGTACAGAGCAAAAAGCTCAACAATATGCTGAACAGGCATTTGCAAAAAGATTTAAACAATAATTTCTTTTCACATCAAATCTGATGTAAATTTCACAAAATAAAACCAAGATTTTATATGCTTATCAACCACAATATATATTATTTATTTTTAAGAATACCCCTATATGTTGTGGTTATATTTATTTTACAACAGGAGGTTTACCGTTGGCTAGATTTACGGTATATAACAAGATTACATCTCCAGAAAAACTAGCATTGGTCAATAAAGATAACAAAGATTTAGGCAAAGAATGGTTAGATTACCTTGCCTCTGTTGATCGTGCGCAGAGTACAATCAAAGGTTATCGTAATGACCTAGATATTTTCTGGTGTTGGAATCTGGAACATAATAAAAATAAGGACTTCGCAAAATTAACAAAGCGTGACATTGCTAAGTTTCAAAATCATGCAATTAACGTATGGGGATGGAGTCCTAAACGAACAAGACGTGTTAAATCATGTCTTTCTTCTTTATCTGATTATATCGAAAATATGTTAGATGAGGAAGAGGAATTTGAAGGATTCAGAAAAATTGTAAATAAGATTGAGAATCCTGCAAATGAGGCAGTACGTGAAAAAACTATTCTGCCAGATGAAAAAGTTGATGACTTATTAAAAACTCTTGTCGAGCAAGAGAAATATGAAAAAGCGTGTGCTATCGCTATTGCTGCTTATTCTGGAATGAGAAAGTCCGAAATTATCCAGATGAAGATGTCTTATTTTACCGAAGATGCTCTTGAATTTGATGGTGCTTTATATAAAACACCAAAGATTCGTACCAAGGGTCGTGGTAAATTAGGTAAGCAGTTAAACAAATTTATCCTTGTTGATGTTAAAAAATACATTGATCTATGGGATAAACAACGTAAAGAACTTGGCGTTGACATTGACGATATCTTTGTAACGAAAAATAAAAATGGTTGGCATCGTAGATCCAATCTTGATAAATGGACAGCTGAATTCTCAGAGATGTTAGATGTAGACTTCTACTACCATTGTATGAGACATTATACTTGTACTGCTTTCGCAAAGAAGAATATTCCGATTGATGTTATCAAAGAGTTCTTTGGTTGGTCTTCTACGGAATTGGTTGGTATTTACAACGATTCATCCGCAGAAGATGACTTCGGAAAATACTTTACAAAAGACGGTATTAAAGAAGGAAAACAAGGTTCTTTGTCTGATTTATAATATTGGAAAAATATACCTGTATACATACAATATATTTCTATGATATACTCAAGTTCGCAACGATCAATTACACGATAAAATCTATGATGTAACACCACTTATATAGTAGGAGATGATGTTATGATGATAGAGAATAGAAAAAATTTTTATACACTTATTTGTGCTGAATGGAGTATGTATGGTGGAGGAATAATTATACATACAGAAGTAAATGTTGGTTCAGTCATCGAAGCACATGAATATGTTTTATCACATCTTTATGACTTCCCTACTGGTACATGGATACTGAAGCCATGTTTGACAGCAATTAGTTAACCAATAAGTAACAAGTAATTGATCGTTGCTCTAATCGGACGGTTGGTATAATGGAATTATACTGGTCTCCAAAACCAGAGATCGGGGTTCGATTCCCTGACCGTCTGCTAATTATATACTGAAACGTAAAGAGTCTATTTTTTAGGCTCTTTTTTGTTATGCACAAAATTATGAAAGAGGTGAGTAAATGGATTTTCAAGCCGTCATTAAAGCAATACTTAATAAAGGTGATGTTGAATCTCAATTGGCTGATCTTGTAAAAGACAGGGATGTTCATATTAATCCTACTGTCGGGACAAGCGGATCAACAAATACAACACTTAATAACCAAATTAAAAGACAGGCAAATGCTCAGGCAAAATCATATGTACAATATAGTAAATCTGCAATTCAAAAACAGATGAAACATGCTTCTGGGACGTTTTATTCTAGTGGTGAAACTAATATTGATAAGGGGCTTATCAGTCGTCAGAAGAAACAAGCCGAGGAAATGGCATCTGTAATTACTGACATTGCAAAAAATGAAGGTATTTCAGATAAAGACGCTAAAAAATATGCAAAAAATGTTTCAAAAATACAAGAAAAAGCGCAGGATCAAGCACTCAAGGAACAAGAGAAAAACAACGCTAAATTTCAAGCAAAGCAAAAAGCTTTAAACGAAAAAGCTGCCAAAATTGAATCCGACATTCAAGCCAAGAAATTTGCATCAAAATCAAGCAAATATCAAAAACAATTTTCTGGGTATGTTGACAATAACAGCAAAGAATACAATGAGTTTGGAATGAACGTCATTGATTACGATAAACAGCGAAAAGAACTAAACAGAATGTATGGCAACTTTCAGAAGAATCGAAGCGCTGAGAATCGTGATCTGTTAATTGAGGCACACGCCAAACTTGAACAATATGATAAAAACACCGCAAGTAGTTTATCTTTATTAAATGCTTCTCCTAATAAAGTTCTTCAGAGCGATGTTCAAAAACAAGTTGAAAAACAACACAAAGAACAAGAAACACAATATAGTAATTGGTTTAATCAAGCTCTTAAAGAGCAAGAACAAAAAGATTCTTATGTGCAAAATGTTTCTAGGAATCTTGGGAATAAATCATATGATGCTAATTTAGCGGCGCAGCAGAATAAATTAAATAGTTATTACACAGGCACTCAAGAATATAAAAATGCAAGTAAATCTTTTAAGGAATATGAAAAGAATGTACAAGATTTACAAAAATTACATGCTCAGTATCAAGCAAAGCCTACTACCGCTAATCAGGATGCAATCATTCAACAGAATGAGAAAGTAATTCAATCATATGAAAAACTAAATAATGAGATGAAAATTCTCAATTCAACTCAAACAAAAGCGCTGAATCCTGGAGAGGGTACGATTCAAGCAAATAAGATCAGAACTTATTTAGAGAATAATACAAAAGCTGCAAAGGATTATGGCGCTGCCTTAGAAGAGATTGCAAAGAAGTCTGAATCTGCAACAACCAAAGGTGAATTGCAAGGAGCAAATCAAGACTTTAAGAAAATACAGTCTGAAATTTCTGCAAAGGGACTGACTGGAAACTCCATGTTTGCAGAGGTTAAGCGTGGATTTAGTCAGATTGGTCAATTTGTAGGAGTTTATGGTGTTTTACAGTCTGGTATGAACAAAGCACAGGAAATGGTGCAAAATACATACGATGTAGATAGTGCCATGACTCAGCTTCAGATGGCTACTGGCGTATCAAATGACAAGGCTAAGGACTTGATGAAAACATATTCAGATATGGGACATCAATTAAAAGCTACTGGTACAGATGTTGCTGCTTCTTCTACTGAGTGGATGAAACAGGGGCAAAGTGTTGAAAAGTCTAATAAGCTTGCCGAAAGTTCTATTAAACTGAGCAAGGTTGGCGGACTATCATCTGAAGATGCTACAAAGTATTTAACTTCTGCGAGAAAAGGTTATGGTGTTACAAGTGCCGAAGATACCTTGAAAATCGTAGATAAATTAAGTTCTGTAGATATGGCTTCTGCTACTGATGTTGGTGGTTTGGCAGAAGGTATGTCAGAAGTTGCAAATACAGCAAAAATTGCTGGAATCTCAATGGATAAATTGCTTGGGTATTTAGCCACAATCGGTGAAGTAACTCAGGAAGGTATGGGTTCCGTTGGTACTGGATTAAATGCCGTTTTTGCACGTATGGGTAATATTAAATTATCAAGATTAAAAGATTACCAGAATAACGGAGAGGATCTTAGTAACGTGGAAACTGTTTTGCGTGGAGAAGGTATTAATCTGCGAGACAAAACAGATCAGTTCCGTAATTTTGGTGATGTTCTTGATGAAGTTGCTGGCAATTGGAATAATTATAGTGACGTGTCTCAACGTGCAATCGCACAGTCTTTCGCTGGCACACATCATATGAATGAGTTCATTACCCTTATGAGCAATTACGGTAAAGCTCAAGAATACGAGAAAGTATCTGAAAATTCTGCTGGATCTACAGACAAAAAGTACAAAGTTTATGAGAATAGTTTGGAAGGACGAACAGAAGATCTTAAAAACTCATTCCAATCTATCTCAACAACATTTGCTGATAAAAACCTTCTTGGTGGAGGAATTACTTTACTATCAAATGTTCTTAATGTAGTTAATAAATTAGTAAGTAGTTTTGGATTATTGCAAACTGCTGCCGCTGGCTTTGCTGGCATTAAACTTTTTAAAAACCTAGGTTGACCCTATCTCAAAATCATTAGGGTGACAGTGAGCCTACTATATATAAGGAAGAAACAGAAATGGTGTTTCGAACAAATATATAGGATACGGGGTTTTAAAATACACGTATCAGGAGTAATTGCTGGAACGAAAAAGAATATCGAAACTGAAACGGAATTGGCAACAATAGACGGAATAGTTTAAGAATTTGATATTCATATCGTATTATACGATTGTATCTAATCAGCCGCACACATTCTTACCGTATAGGAAGATATCGGTAAACTACCGCATAAGAAACGTGCTTCGGGATAAGGCACAGTAGCTAAGATATTTTAATAAGAATGGATGTTCAGAGACTACCGATCCTGACAGATAATGACGACCTTATGATCATTGTCTGGTAATGTATAGCCCAAAAGTGTAAATTAATGTCGATGTTTTACCTGCTATCATCGTTTGCGTACAGAGATATTGTATCTCTAAGCAGGGAACTTAAAATTCAAATTTTATGTAAAAAATGACCATCAAAAAGTCCTTATTTTATAAGGTTTTTTGAAGATTGGTAATTTGGCGAATTGTACTTCTATTAGTATATATGAGCCAAAGTTATTTTTAACTTGGTATAAATATTGTGGAATAGCTTAATATATTAATACAATACAAAAGGGCATCCGTGTGGGTGCCTTTTTGTATCACTTCTATTGATGTTTTGTAATTAAGCTACCACCCTTAATTACTGTTTGTTGGTACAAATGCTTTTTGTATCATTTCTTATTACACTTGTATTATAGAATATTTTCTAATAAAATGCAAGTATTTTTAATATGTAGCCCAATCATACAATGATACTTTTTACTTAAACGGTTATCTTTTGTGGTAGATAGATAATACGATATTTTTACACATTAAAATACTGTTTGCATTGTTGATTCAAGTCTTATCTAAATATTGCAAGCAATAACTGAATAATCAAACTTGCAATATTGAATGTTTTAGAAACACTCTGCCAGTCAATATTCTGTAATAAGTGAATGACACTTTGGAACATTTGTCACCTCCGTTCCGCATCTGCCGTAAGGCACTGAATGACGTGCAAATCATAAAGCATGATCATTCAGCAACAAAATTATATCATACAATGGAATAAATATCCATAACAAAAAAAACAGTCTATTGGAAATCACTTATGGTAACCAATAGACTGCAAATCCTTTGGAAATGCAATGACGAACTTGGAAGATAACTCGTTGCATTTCTTGTAAACTTAACCGTATAACTTGATGATAAATAAGTTATATGGGATATTTTTATATTAATACAGAGATATTATTTTGTCAATAATTTGTTGTAATAAGCTGATTTGTTGCATAAATAGAATTAAGAGAGATAACTCAACGGTTACCTCTCTTTTGTTATACTCTTTTTTAATTTAGAAATTTGTTGTATAATAAATTATAACTATTAATTTATATATACAAAGGAGAGTATAATTATGAGTAGACAAGTAACAGACAAAGACGGAAATGTACATATTATTGAAACAAATAGTCAACAGATAAATAGTATGACAAACCAAGAACGAATGTTGGATAAAATTATTCAACACCAACAAACTCAGAATAACAATAAGTCAAAGGAGTGATAATTTATCAAAGAACTTAGTTTAATAATTGAAGCTGTGCCAAATATATTACAATATTACATACCAGGTGCATGTTTCTTATTTATATTTCAGCTAACAATTTCTAAGAAACTTTCAGGATTTGCATTTAATGTTGGAAGCTGCATTATTAGTTATGTGTCGTTAGCAACAATCGCATTATTACGATTAAATATCTTGAAACATTTAAAAGATACATCTTGGATCAATAATGGAATTTCTATTATTTTATGTATTATAGTAGCATTATTATTATCCCTTATCCTATCAAACAAAAAAGTCAAGAACTGGATCGCTGATCAATTTCATATCACAACGAACAACAATGTTCTTGATGATGTGTTTGATTACACGAATGGTAGCTGTGTAATTGCTCGTCTAAAAGATAAAGATTATTTCTTTATGGGCAACTTACGGTTAACAGATGAAGGAAAAGACAAACAATATATTGTGTTAAATGCTTTCACAAAATTTTCGCAAAACGGTAGTGTGCTGGCTACTTATGCAAAAGCTGAAGGGAAGGAAAATGCGAATATCGTTTTGAAGATTAGTGATATTGATTATCTTGAAGTATATAATAACGGCTTTGAAGATATTGTAACCGTGTTAAAGAGAGAGGATTGATAGTCCTCTCTTTCTTACCACTTGTACTTGCAATTATTGCATATGTACATGTTTTATCAATACACTAAGGATTACATACAGAACAAGGACTTAATCCTCTCTGCTCTGCTTCTGACTTAGATATTGTAATATCACTTTTCTTTAAATATTTACATCCTGCTGCATGATACTTGCTTCCATAATCAGTAATATGTACAATCACATCGGCAGACGTTGATGAGTCGTCGTCTGATGATGAGTTGGATGAACTGCTAGATGATGAACTTGAAGATTTTGCTTTGATTGATACTGTTTTAGGTTTGGCGGTTTTCTTTTTGTACTTCTTTTCTAGTGTGTTGTATTTATCTTGAAGATCGTCGTAATCTTCTTGAAGGGTATCATACTCATCGCTTTTATCATTGTATAATGATGCATTTGCTTCATTCTCAGACGACAGATCTTTATATTTAGTCTTTAAATCTTGGTACTTAGTATCCAACTCATTATATTGTGTTGTCAGTCTATCTTTGCTATTAGATAATCCTACGTTACCACATAAACTGGCTGCGAAGCAAATTGCTAATATCCACATCAATACCTTGTTACTTCCGTTATTTTTCATACTTTATGCTCCTCTGTTGTGATATGTAAAACTATTTAGGCGCAGCACCACTCGTTAGTGCTTCTAATGCTAGTTTGCCTGCTACATTGCCAATAATTGCGAGTGATGCACTATTGAGGCGCTCTCCAACAAATTTTTTAGTCTTCTTCCAGATTGTATCATCTTTGATGTTATCTAGGAATTCGTGACCTTTAAATGATAATGAATCAACATCAAATTGTCTGAAGTTTAATGTTTCTGGTGTCATTGTAGCAATGACCATATCTTCAAAATATAATTGAGCAACTACATATCGTATTTCGTCTTCTGTGTATCGTGACGATAATTTTTCATCGTGTATTATTTCGTAGAAAACACGAGAATGAATAGATCGATTGCCTCGACTATCATCTTCGTAGATACAATTATTTTCAATGTAAATCATTACATCTCTTATACAATCATGATTTAATTTCATAAATTTATACTCCTTTCAGAAAGTAGGTGATTAAATGAAAACTATAACAATTCGTCAAAAAACTAAAGCCGAAGGTTTTGATACACATTGTAGCGCAATGCATGAACTTCCTTATATTATCGAAGTTGACGGAAAACCTTTAGAAAATGTTCGTAGATTTGAACTTATTCTTGACAATGATTCGGCTAATGGTTTTATTGACATTGATCGAATCGCAGAATATACTGTAACCCATTATGGTATGACATTTGACGACCTAGCAGATGGCGTTGAAGATCCTGGTCGAAAAAATAAATAATTTGGAATTTAGAGAGGATTGATAGTCCTCTCTTTCTTACCACTGATATTTACATTTGTTGCATTGATATGTATTTCTTGCACTACGGGTGGCAGTGCGAACAAGCTGTGTATCCACGTTGTTCTGCTTCAGATTTAGAGATTGATATCGAACTCTTTTTAAGATATCTACAACCAGCCGCATGATACTTTTGTCCATAATCTGTTATGTAAACTGTATAACTTGCGGATGAAGAATTATCGGAGTCTGAAGAAGACGAATTATTTGATGATGAACTGGTATTATTTGAGCTAGATGATTTCTTTGATGTAGATTTTTTCGGTTTTGCTACCTTTTTATATTTTGCTTTTAACTTATCGTATTTGTCAATTAGTGACGTATATTTATACCATAGATTATTATATTCTCCACTAGAACGACTCAAATCTTCTTGTATTTCATCATTCTCTTTGGAAAGATCATAATAACGTGAATAAATATCATCATAAGAACCTTTTACATCTTCGTATTTTGACCTTATTTTTTATGTTCTTCGCCAGTTTTGATATTAGTTCCAACACTAAATGATAAACAAATTGATAGAACAGCAATCAAGGCATGTCCTTTGTTTAAATTCATTTGCGTACTCCTACCATTTATATTTGCATTTATTACATTGATATGTTTTACCAATATTAGAACTTAGAATACCAAATGTTAAACCGCTTAACATACGGGAGCCAGTGGTAATTCTTTTGATATTGGTACTGTTGCAGTTTGGGCAATGAGGAAGATTTTCTCTCTGCTTGGCAATTTGTTCATTTCTACGATTGATTTTCTCTTGGTATTTTGGATTTGTAAGATTGCCATAGCTACCATCGCTCCAAGGTAAAAAATTACCCTCTTTAATTTCTTGTAGTATACAATACGCTGCACTTGCTGAAATTTCAGCAGAATTTGCTATAGCATCTATACTAATTTGATCATCTACACCAGTTTCTATATTTGATAGTATTTCAGAGATGTCATAAACCTCGTGATTAATATTAATACTTTGGTCTGCCTTATATAATTCGTTGATTATATCCCATGTTGGACAACCACAATTTGGACAATGATCAGCTTTAACAGAAAATTCTTTACCGCATTCAGTACATTTTATTAAACTCATTCTTCATACTCCTTTTATAAACTTATTTAATTTGATTATATCATTATAAATATTGAAACGCAATCAATAGACCTATAACACTTTTGTCATTTAAAGAATTAGGTAATTTCGTTAATCAAATTAAAAGTTTAAAAAAACTAAACCCATCTGATCTTAATATGCAAAATGAATTGTATAAAAACTTCGTAGATTCTTTTGCAAATTCAGGTTTAAGCGCAAGTCAAGTTTACGATAAAATCTTAAAAAACGGCGGAGACTATTCACTAGCAGAAAACATTCTGCAATCAATTGGACTCTCTGACAAAGTGGAAGATATCAATAAACAACAAGCGTATGACGAGATTCAAAAACGAAAGAAAAAAATATCTTCTTCTAATAAAGTAGACACCCCTGATCTCTCTAAAGTTTCATCAGAAGCCCAAGCTACAAAAGAAGCCTTCTCAGATCTTGGACAGGTCAATCTTGATAATGTAAATTCGAGCGCATCTAAACTTGGAGAAACATTTAGAACTGGTGTAACAAACGGTGTTGAAAAAGCCAAATCTGGCATTAAATCATTAGGATCAAACATAAAATCTGTGTTATCTGGTCTTGGTGCAACACTTAAATCCTATCTTCCTCTTCTAGCTGTGCTTGCTGCATTTGAAGGAATTAAAGCAATTCATTCTAATATACAGAGTCAGCGTAAAGATGAATTGAACGCAGGTCAGAAAAATCTTGATAAATACAATAAGAAAATTGATAAAAATAATAACAAGGTTAAGCAGGCTAAGAAATTACAGGAAGAATTCAATACTTTATCTTCTGGCGTTGACTCTAATACGAATGAAAATATCGGATTGTCAACAAGCCAATATGAAAGATATTTAGCAATCAAAAAAGAATTAGTGAATCTAAATGGCGATCTTGTTACTGGATATAATTCAGAGGGCGAAGCCTTAATCAATAACAACACTGCTATTCAAGATACGATTGACAAATATCAAAAATTAGCAGATCAAAGCAAGAAAGATATTGCCAGTAAAAAGAATTTAAGTATCCAGAATGATTCTATGGCATTAAAGGCACAGAAATCATTATACGGAAGTACATTCGCTGATGAAAGTCTTGGCACAAACTTAAAACGTTCTTTACCATATACTTTTAGATCTGCAAAAAATCTTGCTAAAGACGGATTAACCGTAAACGAAGCGTCTGTTAGACAATCTCTGTATTCTAATGCAGATTTTCAGAAACAGGCTGCTAAAATTCTTGGCAAAGATAAGATTGACGTAAGTAAATTAACGTCTAAACAAATTCAAGAGCTTGCTAATAATTCAGACACTTTTAATTCTGAAGGATTTATCGGAAAGAATGACACAAAGAATCTCAAGAAATTATTGGAAGCCTCAAAGACAAATTACGATCAATTACAGAAATACTCTGATAGCTTTAGGAAAAACACTTTATCTAATATCTCTCAGGCAGTTGATGGTTATGATAAATTGGATCAAACAACAAAAACATTTGCGTCTAATTTTATTTCAAATATGGATATTGATCCATCTAAAATGTTAGACACAAATTATCTTGATAAACAAGAAAAGACTGTTGAAAATCTTACTAAAAAGCTTACTCAGAATAAAGACGTACAAGACCAAATCAAAGACTTCCAAAAAACACAAGCCAATGGGAAAATGAATGCCAATAAATGGCAACAAAATGTAAATGATCAGTTTACTGCATTACAGAAATCTACTGGTATTGATAAAGACACATTGGCATTAACTCTCGGTATCAAACTTGATGACAAAGATAACGTCTTATCATCTACTGGTAAAGATATTGCCAAAATGCAGGAAACATTAAATGACACATTCAAGAATCAAGATATCTCCAAGTTTACAAATTCTTTGAACTTAAATGACTTGTCAAATGCATTTGATATTGTTACGGATAAGACAAATATATTTACTGGTTCTGTAGATCAGTTAAAAGAACGTCTGAAAATGTTAAATAGTTCTGCCGCTTCTGCTTCTTATACTGTAGAAGGATATAAAGCAGCACTTAATACAGATGATGATGATTCTGCTTATAATACTCTTGTTTCTGGAATGAAGCAAACTAAAGAAGAGTATGATCAAGGTAAAGTTGGTACGGATCAGTTCAAAACATTTGCAGGAATGATGTCACCAACTGGCAAAACGGATGCAAAGAACTTTAAAGAGAATTATGATAATCTGAAGAAATATTTCACAGAAGATAATTCTGGTGTATACACTTTCTTTGATGATCTGAAAACAAAAACAAATGACTCTGGTAAAGCTCTGGCTGACTTTGATAAGAAAACTCAGAAATGGAAAATCAATATTGATTCTACTGCTTCTGCTGCCAAGAAATTTGGTATGGGCGTGGAACCATTTGAAGCTTTACTTAATAATCTGAAAACATATGGATTTGATGTCAATTTCAGCTCTCTTACAAAACAGTATGAAGAAGCTCAAAACAAACTTGATGGTTGGGCTGAAACATGGCAGAAAAATGGTGGAACCGCAGGGGACAAAGAAGGACAGCGTATTGAGGCTTGGCGACAACAAATTGATCAAGCAAAAGAAGCTGGTAAGGAAATTCCTGATACGTGGACAAAGGTTATTGATTTTGAGGTCAATATTTCTTCTCTGCAATCACAAATCAAAGAAGCAAAAGACCAGTACAAGGCTGCTGATTTAAATGGAGATACCGAAGCAAAACAAAAAGCTGTTAAGACACAGTTAGAAGCTTCTGCTGAAATCCAAGCTAAACTTACTGGTGGTAAAGATATTGGTCAGCAAGGATTAACCAAAGGAATTAAAATTCCTGTTAGTATTGAAACGCAAGCAAATGGGATTCAGAATGAAATCCAAAATCTTGTAAAGCAATATAACTCTGCTTCTGGTGAAGAAAAGATCAAAATTGGTTTACAGATTGAACAAAAACGTGAAGATTTATTGGATATGCTTCAAGATTATCTTGATCCTGAGACACTTAAAATTCTTGGTGATAATTCTGACGCTAAAAAGAAAGCGAAAGAAACTAAATCTGAGGCAGATAAAGTTCCAAAAGAAAAGAAGACTACATATACAGCTGATGCTTCTGGCGCTAAAAAAGGTGCAGAGGAAGCACAAAAAGCAGTGAATAGTGTCGAAGATGAGCATGTAACGCAAATTAAGACACAATATGGTATTGGTAAAAACGGTAAAGTTTCTCAAAAATCTACAAGCAATATGGTCAAGAATAATTACCTTGGTAATGCGATTGATCAAACTGGACGAGGAGCATATACCGCCCCTAAACAAACAAGTGCTTCAAGTGGTAAAACTAGCAAACAAAGCAAGTCTGACACCACTTCAAGTAAATCAGATACTACTACTGTTAAAGTAAATGTTAAAGGTAATGCTAAAAAGACCATTGACTCTATCAAGAAATCTTTATCTAGCATGAAATCCAAAAGCATTTCTATTAAGGTTAAGGGAAATGCAAAGAAAACCATTTCTTCTATCTCTAAATCTCTCAAGAAATTAAAATCTAAGAGTATTTCTATTAAAGCAAAAGGTAATGCGTCTTCTGTTATTAAAAAGATTGCTAGTGCTTTAAAGAAACTGAAAAACAAGAAAATTACTGTCAAAGTAAAAGATAGTGCTTCATCTAAAATTAGTAGCATTAAAGGAAAACTAAATGCATTAGGTAAGATGCATCCAACTCCAAAAGTTACTATCAATACAAGTGGATTACCAGCCGTTGAAGCTGCAAAATCAGCAATCAATGGTTTACATGATAAATCTGTTAATGTATCTGTAAATTATAGCCAGAGTGGCAAACCATCTAAAGGTGGTGGTATTGCCCACGGGACTGCTGCTTTTGCTCATGGTACTATACCAAGAATCACAAATAGCAGACGTGCATTGGCGAGTGGAACATTAGGTGCTAAGTTCTCTGGATTATCTTTAACAGGGGAGGTTGCGCCAGAATTAGTCGTCCGTGGCAACAAATGGTTTACTACAGGAGATAACGGTGCGGAGTTCACTGATATACGTAGGGGAGACATAGTTTTTAATCATCAGCAGACAGCAGATTTACTTTCAAAAGGATCTACAAACAGTCGTGCTTCTATTAAAGGTGGTATGTCTGCATTTGCACATGGTACTGCCTTTGCTTCTGGACATCGTGTTACTGGTAGTGGTGCGTTCCAAGGTGGCGCTGCTTCTGGATATAAAAAACATTCATCAGGTTCTTCTTCTACCAAAAAGCATACAGAATCCACTAAAAAGAATACGGAAGCAACAAAAAAGAACACGGATTCTAAAAAGAAAGAAAGCAAAGCTACAGATAAGAGTACAAAGAAAAAGTCAAAATTTGCCACATTGCTTGACAATATGGGTAAACAATTTGACTTCATTGCAATCGCTATTGATCGAGCTGCAACTGCTACAGAAAAATTTGCTAATATGATCAATGATTATGTGAAACCAGAAGCTAAACAAAGTGCGCTTTGGAATCAATATAAATCAGCTGGCAAGGAAGTTTCTGTAAATCAGAAAGCAGCTAAGAAATATAAATCTGAAGCAAGTTCATTTGCAAGTAAGGCAATTAAGACAGTGCCTAAGACAAAGAACAGTTCTAAGAAAAAGAATCAGAAACGATTACGGACATACTTTGAACGTGTGCGTAACGGTAGTATGAATATCAATACTATCAAGAATGATAACATGCGTTCTGCTGTGGAGTCCTATCAGAATTTATATGAGAAGTACCTTCAAGCTAATTCTGCTGCTCAACAGTTAAAGAATACTCAGCGTGATTTATTCAATCAATGGTTGAATATGCCTACTGAAAAGGCACAGAAAGCAATTGAAAACCTACAAAACTCATATGATACATTATCTAATCGTTCTTCTGCTGCATCTACGGGAGAGTCTGGTGTTGCAAGATTAGTTCAAACGTCAAACGATCAGTTATCCGAAGCACAATCTAATGTTTCTTCTGCAAAATCTACTCAGAGTCGTGCCTCTTCTGCTAACAAAACAGCACAAAAGAAGGTTTCAAAAGCGACAAAGAGTCAGAAATCTAAGGCGAAATCTGCTAAAAAAGCGGTCAATAAGTCTGGATTATCTAAAAAAAAGAAAGCGTCTCTTAACAAGAACATTAAAGCAGGTAAGACGATCTCTACTAAGGGACTCAAAGGGTCTGCAAAGAAAAAAGCTACTGCTTATAATAAAGCGGTTAAGAGTACAAAGTCTGCAAAATCTTCTGCTGCTAAGACAAGTGCAAATCTATCAAATGCTAACAGTGCGTTATATGATGCACAGGTATATCTGAAAAATGTGCAAGATTCTCAAGCAATTGCAAGTAATTATGCAGGTCAACCTGCTTACACATATCAGAATGATGTGTTGGACAGTCAAGTCAAAAATAAGAAGAAACAGTATGAAAATAGTCAGACTGCTGTAAGAGAAGCTAGTAAGAACCAAGCTAAATATCAGAAAGAACGTGAAAATGCACAAGCTAATAAGAATAAAGCTGATAGTGCAGTTAAGACCAAGGGTAATAATATTCTTAAGACCAAACGGGCTAAGAAATTATCTAATTCTCAGAAAAACGCAATCAAGTCTGGAAAAGAGGTTTCTTTAAAAGGAATCAAAGATAAGACTTTATTAAAACAGCTCAAGGCATATAATGTACAAGTCAAAAAAGCAAAAGACGCTTCTAATAAATTGGCGCAAGCTAAACAAAATGAAGCAGATGCTACAAATGCTTTAGCAACTGCAAATAAAAATGCGAATGATGCTGCTGCGGATTGGGCTGCTGAACAGACAAATGCTGCTGTACAATCTCAGGCTAATATTAAAGCATATTATGATGCGAAAGCTAATATGGAAGCCACAAATAGTAGCAATGCTTCTTCTGCTGCCAAGTTGAAACAAGCAAAAGGTCAAGACCTTGATAGTGCTGATTACCAGAATCAGATCGATGCCAATGAAAGACAAGCACAGATCATCGATGAAGAAGCTGCAAAAATGCAAGAGAATCTGAACAATAAACTGAACGATGGTTCTATTAAATATGGTTCTCAAGAATGGATGCAGATGCAAAACGAAATCAACGCTTGTAAAGGTAGCGCAGATGATTTAAGAACTTCTAACGAAGAACTTAAAAATAGTATGCGTGACGATATTTATTATCGTGGCTTTGAACGTGCTATTAAAGCGGCTCAGAATTTACAAAATTCACTTACAACGATATCTTCTCTGATTGATGAAGATGCAATGTTTGATGATGACGGAAATCTGACTGATTATGGTACTGCTGCTATTGCAACAAATATTGCTAATGTCAAATCTGAAAAAGAAGAATTGAATCAATTAATGCAAGAACGTGCCAAAATGGCTGAGCATCGTGATGAATATTCTGACACAGAATGGGCTGACGCAATTCAAAAGAGTGATCAAGATATTGCGGACGCCGTTAAGAGCATTAAGTCTGCCGAAGATAGTGTGACAACTATTCTGAAGAATAACGCAAAGCAGAAATTAGATGCGATTAACAAAACTATAGATGCTTATAAAGAAGCTATAAAAACTTCTCATGACTACTATACATATGACAAGCAATTAAAATCCTCTAACAAGGATATTCAGATACTAAAATCACAGATCAATGCACTTAACGGGGTGAGCGATGCAGCCAGTAAGGCGAAGAAAGCACGTCTTGAAGCAGAACTCCAAGAAAAGCAAGATGCACTTGATGATACAGTAAAAGATCATATTTATAATCTTCAGATTGACGGACTTGATAAGTTAAGCACACAGCTGAATGACGATTATGAGAAATACTGTAAGGAGTTATCTTCTTCTGTTGATAAAATTGAAGAGACGTTTACTTCTTTATCTGGAACAATCAGTTCAGAGGGTGCAAAAATTGATAGTACGATTACTACAATCTTGGGACATTATGGTGTCAAACCAAGCGATCTTGGACTGACAGATAGCAAGGTCACAGGCTACGCACAAGGTGGATTAGTTAAATCTGTGCATAAGAACGGAGATGATGGTCTCGCTTCTCTCGCAGTAGGTGAGGAAGTTGCTACTGTCGATGTTGTTAATCTGGCAAACAAAGTAAGACAAGATAAGGTATTAAATGCCTTAGCAAATGGACATACACTGAACGGAATGACTATGGATGGAATTGGAACAACGGAAATTGCAATTAACTTTGGTGAAGCTATTGGAAATCTTAATATTCCTAACGGAGTATCTGATGAAGAATTACAAAGAATCATTAAAGAATCATATAAGTATACTTCTCAGCAAGTTGCTCGTGATGTTGCAAAAACACTTGGTCGCAAACGTCCAGTTTAAACCTTATATAATAAGGAAGAAATAGGTTGAGCAGTGCGTAGAAATACGCACTCCTGCCTGTTATTTTTTGTGCAAAAATTTATACAGAAAGGAGATACATATATGTTGTCATTTGAATATAATGGACAATCTACAAAAACAATCTTAGATACGCCACTGATGGTCGTGCAGTTTGATGTGACAAATGACATCACAGGATTTTCACGAGAGATTGTTAAAGGTGAAAAAACAATGTTACGTCAGGAGACAAATCATTATGGTGCAATGTATTCTGATGAGAGCACATATGAATTTTACCTCGTAAAAGAAAACGGACATGGGTTCACAAATTCAGAGCAGAGAAAAATCAATAAGTGGCTGACTTCTCCTACTCTTGTAAAACCATTGACAGGAATTGCAGATGATAAAGAAACTGTAATTTACAAGGGGATCTTCCAGAACATCGGATGGAAAATGATCACATGCAAACTTGGTCAGCTTGATGCGGTTCAATGCAGTTTCGTTTGTGACACCCCATTTATATGGAAACACTATGAGATTTCTGGCGAAGTTGCAACAAGTAATAAATTCTCAACAAACATTTTTGTAGATAGTGACGATACGGAGTATGAGATTTATCCAAAGGTAACGATCACTTCCCAAACAAGTCAAACGGTAACAATCGAAGTGCGTGATGAAAACTCTATGTCGGTACTGTGCAGACCTACTTTACCAGTGTGTATTGATTGTAAGCATTGCATGGTGACAGATGGTACAGTAACGGGACTAACTAATTTTGAAGATATTGGATGGGCTGATGTTGGAAATATTTCATGGCTTAAACTTCATGATGGATACAATGTTGTAAGTATTACAGGTGCGTGTACTTATAAAATTGAGTTTGATGTGCCACAGAAACGGATCGGTGATCTGTTATGATTAAACACAATGCAAAAATTTATTTATGTCGTCCTGACAGAACTGTTATTTGCGCTTTAAATGGAGTACAGATTAAAAGCGTTGAATATGAACAGCAATTAAAAGATTTTAACCATCTTACATTTAATGTAGACAGATATATAGATATTGATGGTGAATACGTTGAATCTGCTGGTTATGAGAAACTAAAAGATCATATGACGATTTATCTTGAAGGACTTGACTATTTTCAGCTTCAAGAACCTTCTCTGCAAAATGATAATGGTAGATATGAATACAAGGCATGTGAAGCGTATTCTGATGAGAAAACTTTTGAAGATAAAGATATGAAAGGTTTGTCTTTTAACAAAGGTACAACAGACTCTATGGAAATGTTGGCTACAAATAACGTAGACGATATGGGTTATGCGAAAGAATACATCACGTTTTGCAACGATAGGAACCATGAATTATCATTGATGCATTTAGTATTAGACAGAGTACCAGGATGGAGTGTCGGTTACATCGATCCTGCAATAAAGAACGAAAAATATTCGTTTGAGGCAGATAATACCAATGCCTATGCGTTCCTTAATACGACTGTTGCCAATGTTGTAAAATGCGTATTTTATTTCGATACAATCAATAGAACGGTAAGTGCCTATGCCAAAGAAAACATAGGAAAAGACACGAATATCTTCATTGGATGGCGTAATGCACTTAATATGCTCAAAATGACTCCGCAAGCAGATACAATGTATAATGCTCTGACAATTCAAGGCGACGAAGAGTTAGATATTACGAGAGTCAATTATGGTCGAAGTTATATTTATAATCTTGACTACTATTTGACTACAAACTACTTTCATCAAGAAACTATTGATAAGGTCAAAATATGGCAAAAGTGGCAAATTGATAACCATGCTAAATATATTGAGAACGGAAAGAAGTCTGCGGAATATCAGGCAAAGATAGATGAAATTTACTATCGTGTACCAAATGATGGTATTCAGATTGCTCAATATAAAACAATGGATCAAGAAACTCTTGAGAAAACTCTAAAAATGTATGAGCAGATGCTTACTACAATCCAAGTCAGTGTAGATACAAGAGATGATCATGAAAAAGATTCAAACGGAAATTATACAAAATGGGATAAACCAGATGACATTCAGAATCGTGTCTATAAACCTTGGACTACTTCTTCTGGCGAAGTTGATCACGAGAAATATCTTGCTTTGTTAAAAGAAAGCAATAAAGGATATTATACATATCAAGAATTAAGAGATTATATTATTCCGAATATTAAGGTAGCAATTCAAAACTTACATTTATCTGATGATAAGAAGATTGATTATAATGATGAATTTGAATCAAACTGGGATTTATATGGAATTAAAGAACTTGAAGGTAAACGTGACGAATACAAGAAACAGATTATGGACATTCTCGCTGCCTATCAAAAAGAATGGAATCAACTTACTGATGAAGAAATCAGTAAGGCTGGCGTAAAGGATGAAAAAACCTATAATGTATTCCATAAGAATTTTATTAAGTACAAAAATTGGCTTGGAGATGAAAATACAGAAGGTTCACTTTTACATAAATTAAAAGAGTTAAATGCACAGGTCGACGAACTTGAAACTCAGAAGAAACCATATGACGATGTAATGACAGATATGAATACTCATTCTGAACTCAATGATCCGCAATTTGGATTGACAGATAAAGAATATACTGCTGTCATGAACATTGTTCGTATGGGAGATTATACGAACAATAATATCTTTACTACTTCTCTTGATGACGCAATCACATCTTACGAGCATTGCGAAGAATTATATCAAGATGGATTAAAACGTATCTCTGAAACTTCTCAACCACAATATCAGATTGAAACTTCTCTCGATAACATTCTTTCATTAAATGAATATGCAGACGTAAACTCAGATAATAAACAAGGTTGGCATAATCAGTTTACGGTCGGTAACTTTATTCGAATTGGCGTACGTGATGACTATGCAGTTAAGTTAAGATTACTGACAATTACATATAATCCTTGCACAAAAAGTTCGGAAATTAGTGTGACATATACTAACATGATCACAAGTCTAACAGGTAGGGATGATTTTTCTTATCTATTTGACGATACTGCTGCTTCGCAGAAAAATAGTATTTCTGTCGGAACAGGCGACTCCAAAGATTCTGTTGAGTATATGACTAATATGCTTCAGAGAATGACGAACAGTTCTTTGTTTGGAAATGCAGTGAATAATAGTGTGCAAAATATATTAAGCGATCAAGGAACAATTAACAAACTGTTTGGAGATTATCTGAATTATAAAGTAATTAATGTCGGGAACATCACAGGTGATAAGGCTGAGTTTAATGAGTTATTTAGCAAATATATTAACTCAGAATATATTGCTGCTAATTCGGCTGATATTAAAAAGTTAAATACAGACGTTGCCAATATTAATTCTGCAATCATTGGCACTTCCTCTACAGAAACAGGTATCGTATTCAACCTTTCCTCAGCAAATGCAAAGTTTGACTCTGCATGGATCATTAATGGTATTGCAGGAAAAATGACAATTGGAGACTTAGCCGCAGGCGACATTACAATCTCTGATACAATGCGTATCCTATCTGAGAACGGCAACTTTATCATGAATGGCTCTGCCATGCAGTTCTTAGACACTGAAGGCAATGTTGGAATCCAAATTGGTTATGATACGAACAAGAATCCAAGCATTATCATCAAAGACAATAAAGGCGTAACAGTTATGACAAGTCAAGGAATCACTAAGGATGCGATTGCTGATGGATTGATCGTGAATAATATGCTTGGAGATAAGTCTGTTTCAAAAGATAAGCTGAACTTTCCTATCGTTGAAGCGAACGCACAAGGCGGAGTTGATATTACACAGATTTATGATGGCAAAGGAGGTTTATGGGGAGCTGAGTATACGAAAACTATGAAATCTATCAACAGTAGTTTAAACCAACTAACAGAAGACATTGCGAATCTTAACACAGCTATTGATTCTGTATCTCTTACAGGGCAACAAGTCTTTACAGAAACCGATACAGGTATTTCTCCTACATCTATTATTCTAACTGCAACGGTAAATAATGGTGCAGAAATCAGCAAATGGTATGTTGATGGAATCGAAAACACTTCTTACATTTCTTCAGATAAATCACAAATTACAATCCCAAGTTCTTATATGACAAACAGAAAAACAGTGGTTGTCAAAGTGGAATGTACTGATACATCTAAATATGATGTTATGACTTTATATAAAGTTACAGATGGAGCTTCTGCTTACACTGTTGTCGCAAATAGTAGCAACGGAACTACTTTTGAGTACAACAATAGTGTTTATACGGAAACGATTTGTACTTGTAAAGTTCTGAAAGGAAGTAAGGAAGTTACTGCAAAAAGCTACGTTTGGTACAAGCAATCAAGCGGATCAACAGAATGGAAACAAATTGGGACTGGTGCAAGGTTAACAGTTTCATTAAAAGATAAACAAAATCAGAAGATCAAATGCTCAGTAGAAATCTGAGTTAGATAGAGAAAACAAATGCATAATAACTAATTTTGAATTGGAGGTGAAAACTATAAATGGTATTAGAAAGCAATACATTAGATGTCTTATTTGTAAAAGATGGACAGCAAGGAGAAGACGGTAAGATTCTCTACACTTGGATCAAATATGCTAAAGATGCAAGTGGTACAGGAATAACTGACGATCCAAATGGGGCGATTTATATTGGTATTTCTTACAATAATGAAAGCTCTATAGAATCAAATGATCCTACACAATATGCATGGACTAAAATACAAGGTGCGGATGGTAAAAAAGGTGAAGATGCTTATACTATCTTCTTAGAGAATGAAAATATTTCTTTTGCCACAGATAAGAATAGAAACCCACTTTCTGAACAGGCATACACCTCTGGAATTACTATTATGAAAGGGGCAAAACCTGTTACAGATTTTACAATTGGAGATATAGTAAAAACACAAGGAATCGCAGTGGCTAAAACAGATACAGCTATTGCGATTTCTGTTGTTAATGGGAATCCTTTGCCAAATGATAGCGGAGAAATTGAGATTCCTATTACTGTTGGCGGTACTGTTTTTAAAAAGATTCTTACTTGGACTTGCGCAAAGAAAGGTGATCAAGGTATCCAAGGACCTCAAGGTGAACGTGGAGAGAACGGTAAAGACGGTATCTCTCCAAAAGTATCTCTCTCAAAATCAGGTAACACTACAACAATCTCTATTGTAGATGCAACGGGTACTCATACCCAGTCTGTCAAAGACGGAACAAACGGAACACCTGGAACAGATGGTAAAGATGGTAAAACAAGTTACTTCCATGTGAAATATAGTAATGATGGTGGAAAAACATTTACTGGTAATTCTGGTGAAGATACTGGAATTTACATGGGAAGTTACACTGATTATACTGAGGCTGATTCTACTGATGTTAAGAAATATAACTGGGTAAAAGTTAAAGGTGATGGGAGTATCCCAAAGTTTGTGTAA